GAAATGTTGTTCGATCCGCATAGCAATGATTAGACCAGGACCGCCAAGTTTAGAACCATCATATTCTTGGGCAATGGACATACATTCCGCCACAATCAACTCGGCGAACTTTTCTAAATCTTGCTCAATACCAAATCGTACCATTGATACCGCATCAAAACCAGCCTGTAGAGCAAGGTCTTTAATTCGTTCGTTCATTCTTCAACTCCGTTTTTCATAAAGTCGTGTGCCCAGTCTTGAGTGTAGTCGCAGAATGGACAGATCCATCCACGAACAGTGGGAACCAATACGCCACGATCACCAGCGACAACGGGATGATCACTACGGTTAGCACGACAAGTAAAAGGGTGCATTCTGTGTGGTAATGTAGAGTCAGTGTCGCCAAATTTTCGCCACGGTCCAAACTGATGCTGCCATAGTTTCTCTACTTCTTGTGGAGTAAAAGTCATTCTTCAACTCCGAAATGTCGTTTGATCTTATTTCCAACATATATCAATGCCTCGTTGAAGCCTTCATAATACTCACTTTTGGTATTGGCATATCGGCTATTCACAGATAACTCCGCACACTCTTCCACAATGAGTTCGGCAAACTTTTTTACAAACTTTTCACTATTGACTGACAATGCGATATTTGACACTGGATGCCGTGTAGTAGCATATTCATTAGCCTGTTGGGCAAGTTCAAAGATTCGTTCGTTCATTTTGATAGTCCTTCCGCCACACCTTGCTCATCTAGTTTCAAAGTTTCAAGTTTAATTGTTTCTGTGCTTTCTTTAGCGTTGATGCAGGAACATCGGTACCTACCTCATTCCAGTGTGTTGAAACATGATAAGTTCCATCGGAATTCTTTCTGTCTACTTTAACCGTTTTATTATGAAAAATATGACGAGGATTAGGATGCGTCACTACTACCCTATCACCTGGGCGATACTGGACACGAAAATCATCCATCATTCTTCTGACTCCCAAACAATTTCATCAGTCTCACCAAGCGGCTCGACACGAACAATCTTGGCACCGTAAATCAGGTTCTTGTTCCAGTAATTGGTCACAGACTTCTTGACGCCGGAAACAGAATCATGACCGTAAGTGGTCCAAGACTCTACCTTACCTTCAAAGAGTGCAGTGACATGGTATGCTTTCATTTCGCTTGCTCCTGTTTTCTAACTTGAATACAGTATAACAGATACCCGATTTATTGTCAAATTTGTGGCACCCCGGAGAGGATTCGAACCTCCATTGAGATAAATAAAATATCACGGAGAATAAATCAATGTTTCACTATGTCTATAGAATTACTAATATAAAAAACAATAAACACTATTATGGCAAAAGATCATCTAAAGTTACTCCATTTGAAGATTTAGGCAAAAAATATTTCAGTTCCTGTAAAGATAAGTTATTTATTAATGAGCAAAAAAAATTTCCCCAAAATTTCAAATATAAAGTAATAAGATGCTTCAATAGCTCAACTAGTGCTATAAATTTTGAAATAAAATTACACAATAAATTTCAAGTAGATATCTCACCTCATTTTTATAATAGGGCAAAACAAACATCTAATAAATTTCAGACATCTTACGTTTCTATCGATACTAGAAAAAAATTATCAGATGCGACCAGAAAGACTAATATAGGTGCTATAACGTCTAAAAAAAGAGCGGAATCTAATAGAAAAAATGGAGACGTTAAATGGCAAAAATATATAGAAATAGTAAACGCTTCCACTATTGATTTTACCAAATATGGGTGGGCTAAATTATTGGCCGACCTACTAGGAATATCTCATCAACAATCGTCCAAATGGCTCAAAAGGCATTGCCCTGAAATTTATTCAACGTGTTTCAAACGAAAAAATGGTCCCGCGTAGTTGAATCGAACAACTATTCCAAATTTAGAAGATTTGTATATTTTCCATTATATGAACGCGAGAAATTCTTATCACTCCAATTACACTGCTACGCTTTAGAAGAGCGTTGTGGTACCGAGGTATAGATTCAAAGTATATCTGGTGTTTGATTATTTGTCAAGTGTTTGTGTTGATTGGTGCTGAAGGTGAGACTCGAACTCACGTAGGTTTCCCGACGGCTTACAAAACCGTTGCAATTGCCGCTATGCGACTCCAGCGTTACTATCTTTATTTAGTCTCTATTATAGGCGCAATAATTTTTTTGTCAAACACTGTGTTGTCCGAAACTGCTTTAGTGTCATGATCGTCAATAAAGACGGCTCCGATATTGTTGACACAATTTGTTCCATTCATTAATTACGCGTTCGTTTATCGTACATGAGATTTCCCAATTACTCATTTTTAATCCTTTCAGTTGATAAATATATTTAAGGAGAATAGTATGTTAGAAACATTATTATATCTATTGATTGGCGCATTCATTGGTTGGAATATTCCTCAACCAGAATTTGCTAAAAATTTACAAGCAAAAGTTATAGCATTATTCAAAAAATAACACACTCAACATTAAGTGTGTATATTAAAGAGCACTAGTTAATGCTCTTTAATATAGTATGCCCGTCGCATACATGTCTATTGAACTGCGTAGTTATAAATAACCAACACGGTTCTCCAGAACCCCCCGTTTTAATTAAGCAGATTAAGGCTGCCGACGCCCGGGTACGCCACACACTTTACTACATAAACAAAAAACCCTAGAATTTTTGGTTCTAGGGTTCAAGTATTTGTGTAGTATTATCTAGTTCTATACTTGAACCCCTGTTAGACCATCATTATAGGCACGGCTAAAGCAGGGCATTGACCATAATGTCTGCTCTGCTTTATGTACAATAATGACTCTGAGTGAATTCATAGTATTTCTCTTTTGTAGTATATTTATCAGAACTTATTAAACTCGCTAGAAAATCGCAAAATTTTGATGTTTTTGTTTTTTGCTAGTGTTGTTGATTAACAGTTCACTAACTTTATTTAGTGTTAATAAAAAATTACTGCTTATTATCGCGTTTTTTTGAATAAAAAGTGTGATTGCCTACTGTCATAACTGGATCGTAATTCCATTTTGGTTTTACGGTATGATTATGAAAGAACAATACATTTGTTGGCACAATATCACTCCAGGCGTTTTCTGTTAATACTTTACGCGCTATATCTTCTGCTTGACTATATTTGACATTTTTAACGGGAGTTTCTTTTCCTTCGCATACCCAACTAAATTGACAAGTTACTCGTTCTTGTTCATCAATGATTACTGAGTTTTTAGCGTAAATTACAGCACATGGATTTTTTTCGAATCCGTGTTTAATACGATTCATTACTACACGAGCAACCAGTACTTGACCCATAAATGGTTCAGAACCAGCTTCGTGATATATATTAGTTGCCATACATCTTAGATATTCTTTATTTAACACCGTTATATTATGCTTGCCGCTGGGTGAAGTAGCATAATGCTGTTCGTGTATTAGCTTATTGTTGTATTTAATTCCAATATTGAATGCCACTAGTGCCACCATCACTAGCAAAATTAAATAAAAAAGATAAGTCACTATCTTAGAGATAGAATTTTTCATAGTAAAACTCCTTAGTTATTCCAGCAGTCGCAATTACATTGCGTAACGTTTTCTATTGCTTCTTCTACAGTGTAACTACTGTCGTCAGTGGTGACTAAGTGATCGGGAACTGGATCGTTTCCAGTCCACGGCGACCCGGCAAAACTTCCAGGAACTGTGGTGTCTCCTAATCTAGCTGATACAGGGGGTGGATCAATAATAACTGGAATACATCCATTAGCAGTACTGTAACCACCTCCACCGTTAACTACGTTAATCTTAGTTACTCTGCTCCCTTCAACCACTGCCTCTGCTATTGCCCCACTTCCAGCGCCACCAAAAACTCCACCATATGGTCCTATTCTTACTGCGGGTGGTTGTTGATCACTATACCCACTACCGGCTGAAGTTACTGTAATTGATGATATTCCACCTGATTCATTAAGTTGACAGGCCTCGGCAGTAGCATTATTTAAGTTTAGACTATCTGGTATATCATTATCTAACTCTCCGCCCACATTTAGTATGCGATTTGCGTTGCGAGTTTCTCGCATCATAGCTACTAATGACTGACCGCCAAGCGTTGAGGTATCTGCTATTGCTTCCAGTACACTGACCGCTTCTCCGTATTCTGTTTGAGTTGCGTAATCATACACTGACTTGACAAAAGTTTCAAACTCAGTACCATCTATAGTTCCAAATACTTCATCATTATTAGGTATAGCGATTGCTAGTGCTCTCTGCTCAGCAGATAGTTGTTCACCTATTTTATTCCAGTAGTAATTTAACTTATCAATTGTATCAACGTTTAACGTGCTTATTTTTAGAATTTCTAAATTGGCAGCATCTATTAAATTCTGTACACTAATTTCGTATTCTGTTTCTTCTACGTAGACTAAGGAAGAATTGTTTATTTTTTCAGTGAGTTGAGTTGTAAGTGTAACTACGGTATTCAGCCCATCAAAATTGGTATTCAATACAGTATATGCGTTGTACCCATTAAAATTGAATGAAATTTTTGTTCCGTTGGGCAAAATTTGTCTAAGATCGTGTTTCAATAGAATTGAATTTTCACCTGCTTCGTGTGTGTTTACTGTAGAAAATAGAGTGTACGTATATTTTGAGTCCCACTGAGTGGATGGATTAATTACTGTGTCCAAGTATCCGCGACCACGACTAATGAGAGCCCAACCATTATTCAATGATTTTTGATAAATTTTCTCGTATACATTCTTTAACGATTCTGTACTAACTGCTTTCAACGACTCTATTATTTTTTGATAGTAATCTTCATATGGAACTGCGCTAACAGCTCCAAAAAAATCAGTTTGCTTGTATGTTCCATTACTTCCGCTACCAAGAGCTATTTTTGACAAATTTTCATTGACGTCACTGATGTTAACAGTACTTCCGTCCGCGCTGTTTATTAATGGCAAAGCTTTGTCTACTACTTCTAGATTTGCTATTGTTTGTGCCAGCTTTTCTGTATTCATTAGCCGAATGTTTTTTATTTGATTCATAGTCATCATAAATGCTCCACAAGCTAATGACAAATCGTCGGCTACTATTCCAGATAGATATTCTCCCCAATTTTGTATTCTAGTGTTTACACTATCTTCTATGTAAATAAAATCATAAATCTTACTTGTTCCCGGATTATTGATGTCATATTTTGGTATAGTAAGAGTTTTATAGCTAGTGGGGAACATTTTTTTAGGATTCATTAAATCAACTAGCGAAGTTAAATTTTCGGTAGTACAATTTAAAATTAGCTTCACGGCGTTCAAATCGTTGCCGCGTATTAAATCCAACGCAGTCCATATTTTCTTTTCTTGATCCACAGTTGGAGTGTATGACGCTCCAAATATTTTATCAAGTTCTATTGTTGTTAGATCCGTGTATAGCAATGCCAACTTGATACTGTCTGTTATGGCTTTGTTTGATTGAAGATTTAACAAAAACTTACTTGGAAGACCAAATTTGTGAATGTTTGACATATCCAGAGATTTGCCTAGTCTTATCATGTCGTTTCCAAACAACTTGAACGACAGTGTAACTCCTGCTATATCACTGGTAGTCAAGTCATTCATATTGCTATAGTTGCCTCTTAAAAAACTCTTGCTGTTCACGAGCGAGGAAATGCTACTATTTTTAGACTGTTTCCATATATGAGTTTGCTGAAAGCTTTTTACTATTTCAGCATATTGATTAATTCTTCTAGCAGTATGATCCGACCACAGTTCGTAGTAGGCTTGTCTAGCTATCGTGGCTATAAACCCATTCTTAAAATATTCATCGTACTCTATTAAATTTTGATCACGCTGTCTTATGTCCGGGCGTGGGAAATAAGCAATGCTATAACTATCTAGCTCTTTTTGAAACGTATTTCTAGCAGGCCATCCAGTTATCCATCCATATGGATGATTCCATTGATGTTCATGTTGATATGATCCTGCCTCCGTAGAGCCCCACAAATTGTAGACGTAGCTATGTTTGCCGCTTGATGGATATCCAACTGGAGGATACGTATCATTTACAATATTTAATGTGTTGGATACTACTGTAGTATTTCCAAATTCATCCACGACTTTGTAATCCCAAGTTCCATATCCAGCATAGGTTGTCTTGAACGAGTCGGGTCTACAGTTTCCAAGAGCGGGACAATTTATTCTATCGTCGGATTGAATGTTAATTGGTCTACCAATTTTAATAAGATTTCTGTATAAATTTACACTTGTGATTTGATTGCTGGCTAACTCATAGAAATTTTTTATTGCTAGAGTTATCTTATTAAGTACAGTCTGAGTTACTATCTCGCCCTGTATATATGATGATGGAGCCCAAGTGCCCTGAAATTTTTTAGCAGACAGTGCTAGTGAAAATACACTATTTTTTTCTAATTGTGTAAGTACATTTATACCAAGAGGGGTTAGTTTTCCGCTATAACTCATGATACTATTACGTCTTCGCTACCTTCTACTATACTGTGTCCGCAACTATTACCACTGGTAACACGAAGAACTTTCGCGCCCTCGCAAATAACGTCTTCACTGGCGCTAGTAGTAACCGCTCTTTTATGTTTACTTTTTCTAGAGGGTCTATGAGCAGATATAGGACTAACGTGTAAACCCACTGGCTTTCCGTTGCAGACTACTTCGCTAGCGCCTCGCTCTATAGCGCCGCCCTCTTGATTTTTATCGCCCTTTCTGCTCAGTTTATTACCCATCTTATCCCATAATAATTTTTTTACTAGTTGTTGCTATACCAGTGGTAGCCTCAATATACTTCATACGTACTTGATCAGCAGTAACACAATACATAGTGACACTATTAGTATTTAGCACTACGTTTTTGTCTTGTTCGGCCGTAAACATACTGGGAATTAATCCCATACCTTGATGATTAGGTGCTACGCTTAGTGGCTCAGCAAGCTCAATATAATGATCATCTATTGCCACTACTTTGCCAATGACTTCTTCGCCAGAATTTAGCTTGAAGGTCACAACCTCGTTTAATTCAACGTTCTTCATTGTAATCTTTCTTTTAATTCATTAAACCCACCGATACAAGTCTCACCAAAAAATATCTGTGGCACTGATCTTGCTGTTGGTGCTGATTCTAATAATTGTTCTTTAGTCCATCCATCGCCGATCTTGCGCTCTTCAAACTCTACTCCCTTAAGTTTGAGTAAATTTTTTGCTGATTCACAATTTGGACAGTTATCTTTGCTCCATACTATTACATTCATAATTACTCCTTTACTGGAAATTTCATTAGTTTCTTCTCTACCCTAAATCCGCTGAGTGCTTGTAAGTCTTCTTCAGTTGTCTTAGTACTAATTGCTATCTGACCATATGGATCCGCTGCCCAGTCCATTTCTTCTGTTGTCATCAGTGGTTGGTCGTTCTCTTTCAACATAGCATTGATGTTGTTTATGATAGTGCGTTGTGCCTCGGTATATTTACTCAAAGGATCTGACTCAACGGTCAGAGTCTTTTTATATACTATTTTAGTACCATCTTCATTCTTCACTACTATTGATAACGTTGGCTCAAAAGTATCTGGCTTAAGTGCATGTTGTAATAGTATCTTTCTCATTCTGCTCTCCTTGTATGTACTTATGATTATAAGTCAGGTAGCAAAACTTTATCAACAGTATCGGACATTACACCTATAATATAATTTGTGGATTCTGTTTCTTGTAGTGCTGCTTGCTTCTTGTTGATGTTGATATGCTTTGTAAACCAAGGTATCGGAGTACTCTTGGGATGAGAGCCTTGATACTTGATACCAATATCCTTCAAGCGATTGAAGGCCGTCCAATCTACAAAGTCTTTAAGAATCTCAGCATTTAGACCAATAACTGGGCCCTTCTTGAACAGATAATCAGCCCACGCCTTTTCTTCTGCAATTACTTCTTCGTATAGTTGATATACTTCTTGCTCACAAACAAGTGCCACTCTAGCAAAACGTGGATCATCTTTTACTACTTGATTGATGATCCAAGCAGTCCATTCTGTGTGTAATAGTTCATCTTGTAGAATTAGACTAATGATGTTGCCATTGCCGATGTAGATTTTGTTTTCTACCATAGCAAGACTGGTGGCAAAACTTACCATGAAGCGAAATGCTTCTAGTGCGTAGCTGGCATGTAATGCCATCCATATTGCCATAATGTGCTTGTCTTCGTTCACCTCATATCCCAATTCTTTATTACAATTGAGTTGATGTAATTGCTCGTAGTATCTACCAACACTACTAGCCATGTCAATGATTTCTTGCGTGTCATGAATGGTATTGAAAACATCTTTTGGTACACCATAAATGTTACGAATGATGTGACTATAACTCTTACTGTGAATATTGGTTTCAAAAAATGACCAGTTATTAACCAGTGCCTCTAACTCTGGAATGCTAATTACTGGATTGAATACTTGCGCTGGAGCGCGACCTTGAATACTGTCTAGTGCTGTTTGACGTAGTAAGTTACTAGTAAAAATATGTTTGATAGCTTCACTAGAGTCTTTATGATCAATTTTGTCTTTAGTCAGTGATACTTCTTCTGGGACCCAAAAAAATCCCCTTGCCGTATCTTCAAATTTTTGAATTTTTGGATACTTAACCTCTTCAAATCTTTGAACGGTTACTGGCCCAGCTGGATCCAGAAACATTGTACGATTTAGATAGTTTGTTTTTGTTGATAGATTATATTGTAAGTTACTCATATGTTTCCCTCATAATTTCTTACTTGCTAACACGATCTGACAAATATGTTCCAAACGTTCCACATGTTCAAAAGCACGCCACGGACTAGTATCAACCGCAACCACTCCATGACGATCAATCCCTACAATATGATTGTCTACAAACCCATTACTCTTCAAGCCCAACGCAGGTATAGTAGCATCTGCTAATTTCTGACTGATGGGCGGAACGTCTGTAACATTTGAGCCTACCCTTGTATATCTGCCCAATTCTGGGAATTCTTTAACCAATTCATTTAACTTTATACCAGCGTACATAGCAGCCACTGTGTAGGTGGGATGTAGATGTAATACTATTCTGACCTCTGTGTCAGTGTGCTTTTGAAGCCCGTAATGTAATGGAATTTCTCCTGACGGTTTTAACGCACTACTTAGATCAGTGTAGGGTAGTGCTCTATTTTCGGATATACTCCATTTTATAAACATTTCTGGCTGTAGCGTTTGCTTTCTAATACCACTTGGCGTGATGTACATATGATCACGATCATGCCAACGAATGCTGGCATTGCCATCTCTGGCAGTAATCCAGTTTCGCTTATATGCTTCTACAAATATTTCGCTAATAGTTTCTAACATAATTCTTTCTTAAAGTTTGCATGCGATGCAATCCGCATCTTCCTCTTCAACCGGAGGAGTAAATTGTATGACATTCTCTGTCTTGTCTGCCAGAGCGGCTTTTGCGCCCATCTTGTTGATCAAGCTGTAGTACAGACTCTTACCGCCCCAATGATTGTACAACATTAAGTTCTTAGCAATCAAGGTAGCTGGTATCTTGCCGCCTTCAAAATGAGCCGGATTATAGAATGTGTTTGTACTGATACTTTGATCCACGTATGCTGCCAATACTGCTGCTGTTTTTAGATAGTCTACACAATCGGTTTGGTCCCACATTAGTTGATAGCGATTCTTTAGACGCTTATAGTCAGGCACTACTTGAACAAATGACCCCGCTTTACTTTCTTTGACACTGATCAATTCCATTGGCAACTCAATCCCGTTAGTACTGTTCAACACTACTGAACTACTTTCTACCGGAGCGATAGCCATTAATGTGGCGTTACGAATGCCACTCTTGAGTAGTCGTGCGCGTAGTGATTCCCAATCTAGCGATGGTGTGAAGTCTGTCAACTCATTGACACCCACTGCGCGGCGCTCCCATGGGAATACACCCTTACCATACCACGTATGTTCACTGCGACCACAACTGCCACGTTCCTCCGCCAGTTCAATGCTGGCCTCAGTGAGATAATATGCTTGATGCTCCATCCAACGCTTGACTTCAGCAAGTGCTTCTGGTGAACCATACTTCAGACCCCGCTTGGCATGCCAGTATGCTAGATTAGTAATTCCTATGCCTAGCGGTTCAAAATCACTGTTAGCTAGTTTACTCTGTACACTCAGGAAATCTTGATAACTCAGTAGACTGCTCAGACTACGAACCAGTGTGCGACAACTCTTACGCATGTCTTGTGGATTACGGAACGCGCCCCAGTTCTGGCTGCCCAGTGTACATAACGAGATACGCCCATTTTCATCTTCTAGTCTCTGAAATGGTTTTGTTGGAAGAAGAATCTCAGCACATAGATTTGACATATAAATTGGATCAACCTCTGTGTCAAATGATCCTTGATTGATAACATTGTCAATGTTGACCATATAGATACGACCAGTGTCTGTGCGCTCTTTTAGTATTCCGTTCTTGAAGATTTCTTCTGCTGATAACACTTTACGTTTCTTTGTAGCATCAGCCTCATACTTAACATAGAGTTCTTCAAATCGCTGTGTGTTACGATAGTATGCTTCGTACAGGTCTGGCACCTCATGCGGATCAAATAGGGTAATGTTTTCACTGTTCTTATATCTGCGCCAGAATAACTTGCTAACTACAACACCATAGTCTAACTGTCGGACACGCGTTTCTTCTGTGCCTTGGTTGTTCTTGAGTACAATAAAGTCTTCGAACTGGTAGTGCCAAATAGGTAGATACACAGTGCAGCTAGCATTCCGAATGCCGCCCTGGCTATTGTGCGTCAATACCATAGGACCATTTTCACAATCGGATGCGAAAAAAGTATGCTCATCTTCTACTGTTATATCTATATAATTAGTAGAATTTTTTTGGCCCACATCACATGCAAGCAATCTTGTAAAACCATGCTCAGTCAAAATTCTATCATTAATAGTCAACTCTTTTGGCTTCTTTTGAGAAAAACCATTTTCCCATACCATAAAAGGATGATTTGTCGAACAATTAATTACCGTACCATTTTCCAATTCAACCCTCACCTGGTCATGTTCTGGAACAATAGTATTCCATTTATCAGTTACTGTTTTAAAAACGATGTTTCTATTTTCGTCCAGTGTTTTGATTTTCATGCCTACTTGGAGGTCTTTTATTTGAATTTTTTTAGTAATCGCCATTTTGATGTTGTTCCTTTGTTATCACTTTAATGTCTGGAAATTTTTTTGACATATCATGTTGCTTTGCTTTTAATACTGTTTTGCCATTTCTGGTTTTTCTATAATAGATATCCAATAAGTTCTTTGATTTAAAGAATAAATCATCAACTATGTAGAAACACTTGGTGGATAAGTTTGCGTAACTTTCGCTATTGGCATAATACTCTTCTGATGAAATTTGCATATTTTTTCTGTGTAGTAATGAATATACCGCAATTCGCTCTTCATTGGGATGTTTGTAAATCGTTGAATCATACTCATCTTTGGATATCATCCGCTTTTCGCCTGTTCTTCTATCAATGGCTTTAAATTCACCATGTGTTACTCCCACGTACTCGCTGTCCTCTTTGTAAAATTCTGAAGCATCAACTATAGAAATTTCGCCAGTCTTTTTATTCTTGGCCGAAACTTTGCCCGTAGTAATACCAATATATCTCTCGTTTGAATAGAACTCGTCTTTTGGTATTCTTTTGGATTTCCCGGTTATGCTATCAATGCACATCACATAATCTTTGAATTCAGTGGTGTGAAGCATGGGATCATAGTCAACGACTTTAATTTTTTTAATTTCTCCTGACTCGGTTCTTATGTTCATCATACCGCTTGATATATGTTTGTGATTTCCAGTTGAATATTCTTCAACCGAAACTCTATAAATTGTACCATCATCCGATCTACATAAAGTAGAACCAGCTCCGCAGTTAGTACCGCCAGCATTTATCACATTGTAAAATAATGGGTTTTTGCCAACATTAAATTTTTCGTGATACGCCTTTTCTGCATCAAAAGCGTCTGCTCTCGTAGAGAAGTATTCTACATAAATTTTAAATAATTCTGGATTGGTTTTCATTCGATCAACAAAATCAACAACAGTTGAACTAGAAAAATATCTAGAAAGTAAATCATGGGCATTAGTGCCCTCAACGCCCCTAGATCCAGAATAATATTTACCGTGTATTGTATCATACACTGTATAACAATAATAAATCGAATTTAGCAACATGTTTGTTTTTTGTCCGCCGTATGTTTCATATAGATATTTTGTCATTTCGTACTCCCTCATAGTTATTTATGAAGGGGTACGAAAAACACTCAGATATCGTTGTTTTTTTTATCTTCTTCGACTAAAACTTCGACCCACGTATCTGGAGTAACACAACAACTACGTAGATCGCCGTACCACTTCTTTAGGAACGGAATCAATCCAGTGTGCTTTATTTCACCGTTACGAATTGGTGCGCCGACTGGACGAATTCGTCCAATTTCCAATCCGATGCCAGCACGTTTACTAGCATACTTTGCCATCATTTCACCAGCCGCGAAAATGCTGTCGAGAGTATCGTCTGCGCTAATAAGTACACAACTACTAAACTGCTTAGTAGTAGTGCCAAGACCAGCCAACACAGGTGTAGCCAGTGTAAAGTGCCCTTCACTAGCACATTCATAATATTCTTTAACATATTTCAATCTTTTTTCTTTTGGTTCCGAGTGAAATGCGGTTGCGGCGGCGATAGCGTATCGTACTTGCGGAGTTTCGTAGATTTGACCCGTGCTACGATTTTGAACAAGATATTTTTCGCATAGTTGAGCAATTGCCGCATATGTATACTTTTCATCTTTACTATGATCAATGAATAGATCAATGATATTCCATTCATCTTGAGTGTACCAATCAAGCAATTCAGGAGTGTATAGTCCCGCTTCTACATTTCGTTTAACTATATCATATAGTTTTGGAGGATCATAGTCGTTATACACTTCTTTACGCAACATGCTTACACGCTGTCTGCCGGCCACATATTGATAATTTACGTTGTTGATTTCTGGATTTTCAGTCTCGTCAATCAAATCCACCATTGCGTTTAATAGCAATTGATCAATTGTTGATGTTTTGATCCCGTCGTGAAATTGAATCTGCGCACGTATTTCAATCATACTGGCACTTACACCATCTACCCCGCGACAGGCATGCGCTACTTGTCGTTGAATTTTGGAAATGTCCAACGGAACTCTAGCTCCGTCTCGCTTGATAACGTGTATAGTCATATTATTTTATCCTAATAATTATGTAACATTTTATACTTATAAAAGTGCTATGTCAATTTATTTGAGTAAACATTGTGCTCCGAAACTGAACGTACAATTTCGTATTACAGTGCGAATGTTATAGCTTATTTATGTAACTCTAATGCTCAGACTAGTTTTAGTTTTAACGCTAGCAAAACACGTATTGGTATTGTTATAGGGAGTAACCCCTACAGCGTAAAATCCAGTTTTAGTGGGGGTTCCAGTAATAGTTACTCTTATAGATGGTGGTAAATTTGAAGAAGTCGGAATAGCAGTTACTGTAGCAGTGAGTCCACTAGAGATTAAACGTGTTGTGTCTAAATCAGCCGTGGTTGCGTTTCTTATATTTACTATTGTATTAAGCGGTACATTGACTCGCGCTTGTATAAGCGTGGCGGACGTATATTGGGGGGCGGGGCAATCGGGTGGAGCTACAACTCCGCTTCCGGCACTTACATTTGTAACGTTGGCTACTGCTCCTCCGTTTCCTAGATTATTAGTAGCATTGACTAGCACATTCCAAGCCTGATTCGTAGTAGTTGGAGTTCCAGTTATTGTTAGCACATAATCAGTTGCTTTAATCTTGCTTTTTGCGCCACTAAACGTCATAGTAGAGGGCAGACCAGACGCTATAGTAGCGCTAGTGGCATTTTGTATAGTGATAGTTCCGGTATAGGGATAGTTTCTTTGAAACACCGAGTTTGTATCACTTTGAGTTTTGCTGTTCTTTGATATTTGTCCTACCACTGGGTTTGGAGCCGGAGCGGGCAATACAGTGCCAGCACCCGCTGATTTAGTAGTACTAACAGAGGTACAAGTGGTTAGCGCATTAGTGGCTACAATGTTAACATTGTAGCTATTAGAACTTGACAGTCGTGGCATTCCACTAATCGTAAGCAAATAATTAAACCCACTTTTTACTCCAGAATGCGTTATTCCTGATGGCCAAGTTGTAGTTCCGGATGAACTTAATACTGGAGTGGCGTTAGTGGCATTTTCAATAATTAAAGTTTCCGAGTACGGAACTCCAACAGTAAAACTGTTGGTCTGTAAGTTTGGAATAACAGGGGCGATACAACTAACGGGAGTAACCTTACCAGTGTTGATAGATACGTCATCTGTGGCAAAGCCCCCTAGATACTGCTCCAAACAGCCTGTTCCAGTATTAGTGGCCCTTACTTTGATATTGTAGGATTGATTTCCAGTAGTTGGAACTCCAGCTATTAAAAACGTATAATTTCCAGAGATGGCAGATTGTGACTGAACCTCAATGCCAGTTGGAAGTCCACTTATAGCTGCGCTAGTAGCATTATTAATTGTAATGCTACTACTAAATTGAGTTCCAACTGTAAAGACCAGAGTTTTTGTAATAGTTCCAATAGTTGGTCTAGTACATGATGGATAATTAACTGATATACTTCCTGTCCTAGTTGAGCTACATAAACTAACACTACTTATCGTACAGCCTCGTGGGAAATTACAAGCACTTCCCGTCCAAGTGAAACTACTAGGATTTGCCGGGGCAACTCCAGTGAGCATGTACCCCGTTTGCGCGGTCCATTCGAATTTAGCACCAGGAAGAGTAGTATTAAACTGAATTTGAGTTGAAGGGTTAGCTACTACAGGTATACTATATGGCTGACCCGGAGTTAGCGGGCCGACTAGTCTAAGACTAACTTGGCCGGCACGAATACAAGGATTATTATTAGAGATAATCATTAGTTTCCTATAAATGTTATTTATGCGCCACCAACTTTACCACTTCCGGCTGGAGCTTCTTCCACAATTGCTGTAGTACAAGTGCTACTAAAGTTACTTGCTTTTACTATTAACGAATATGACTGTCCGCTGACGGTGGGAGTTCCAGTTAAGGTGATAACATAATTATTGCCTGATTTTGCGCCTGTAGCTTTTATTCCACTAGGGAGTCTATTCTTTAAAAATACAAATGACGCTAAGGTGGCATTTGTTACCGTTATACTTCCGTTATATGGAACTCCTTTTACAAACACGTTCGGCGCGACAGTTCCTACTACGGGCGTAGTACACGCAGGCTGTTTTGCTACAACTCCTGCTCCTACACTGAATTCTGTTATTTGTGCTGCGGCTTTTCCTCCGCCACAAGCATTGGTAGCATTCACAGTTGCGCCCCACGGTTGATCCTCTGTTGTAGGAGTTCCGCTGAGAGTTAGAACATAATTAGCTCCACTTGGAGCCCCAGTTACTGTTATTCCAGTTGGCAGTCCGCTTATGGTAGCCACTGTTGCTTTGCTTACGGTTATAGTTACGGGACCGTAAGCCACATTTCGCTGAAAAGCTGACTGCGTTGTAGTCATTTTTGACACAGACGGAGTATCACATACTGGGGCAGAGGCAACGATACCGTTTCCTATCTTAACGTCTTTTATTTCTGTGGTGGTTTTTCCACTGCCACAGGCGTTAGTAGCACTAACTGTAGCACTCCATACTTCAGCAGCATCGGTAGGTGTGCCGCTGATTGTAATTACATAATTACCAGCATTAACAGCTCCAGTCTGCGTGATTCCTTTAGGAAGACCAGTGATTGTAGCTGCGGTCGCTTTGCTTACTGTTAGCGTTGCGGGGCCGTATGCTACATTCTTTTGAAACTGAGTGGATGTTAACTGGGCAGCAATCGGAGTATCACATTCTGGTGCCGCCGCAACTGTTCCACTTCCAATTTGTATGTCTGATACTTCAGCATCGTCATTTCCGCCTTCACAAACATTGGCGGCGCTAGCTTTAATTGTCCAAGAACCAGCAGTAGTTGGAGTGCCACTGATTGTGAGTACATAATTAGAACCGCTAATTGCCCCAGTGGCAGTAATTCCAGCCGGCATTCCACTTAGTGTGGCAATGGTTGCGTTAGCTATAGTTAGCGTTGTTGTTGTATATGCTACGTTTCTTTGAAATACTGTGTTAGACAGTAACGGAATATCTGGAGCAGCGCAGCGCGGTGCCCCGAGTACAGTTCCACTAGCGATTTGTTTATTCAAAAGTTGACCAACAATTCCTCCGCACTCATTCTTGGCGCTGATTATAATTGAGTATGTACCCACTGTTGTAGGAGTACCACTCAACGTGTAAGTAACACTTGAAGAAGTAGACGTGACGGTTCCATTAATCCCCGGCAATCCATTTATTGTTATTGAAGCGTCCCCGTCCGTTACCGGAGAAATTAATATAGTTACTGGACCGTATGGCACGTTCTTTTGAAATTGTGTTTGAGCCAGAGTGGTTGTTACTGTTGGAGTGTCACATTGTGGCGCTGCTGCCACTGTTCCATTTCCAATTGATATGTCTTTTACTTCAGCGGTTGTTTTTCCTTCGCCGCAAGCGTTGGCCGCACTAACCTTTGCCGCCCAAGTACCAGCAGTAGTTGGAGTGCCACTGATTGTGAATACATAATTAGCTCCACTGATTGCTCCCTCGGCAGTAATGCCAGCTGGTAATCCGGTAACTGTAGCAGTGGTGGCGTTAGTGATGGTTAGAGTTGTTGGTCCATAAGCAGTGCTAACTTGTAGTGCGGTAGACTGTAGTGTTGGCACCGTTGGAGCAACGCAGAGAGGGGCATCCAAAACTACTCCACTGGAAACCTCAAAATTGTTGATAACCGTTTTTAATTTACCAGAGCCGCAATCATTTGTAGCAGTGACTAATATCTTCCAACTTTGCGCTGCGTCAGTTGGCGTGCCGCTGACAGTGAATACATAATTGAGTCCACTAACAGCACCCACAGCAGTAACTCCACTGGGTAGCCCACTTAAAGTAGCAGTGGTGGCGTTGTTTATAGTTAGAGTTGTCGGACCATACGCTACATTCTTTTGAAAAATTGGAGTAGCAAACGCGCTTATTGTTGGGGTAGTACATAGTGGGGCTGGATCTACTTTTCCGCTGCCGGCATTCAAATTACTGACGACGGAAGTAGTTTTTCCTCCACCACAAGCATTTTCTGCTGCTATCACCATAGCGTATACTTGTCCACTAGTAGTGGGAGTTCCACTTAAGTTAATAACATAGTCAGCTCCATCAACCGCTCCAGTTTGATTTATACCAGTCGGAATAGTTCCTGTTAATGTTGCTTTTGTGGCATTTTTAACTGTGATTTTTCCCGTATACGCTATTTGTTCCACGAACGTATTTGGATCTACTAATATAACTAGTGGGCTAGTACAAATTGGAGCTGCGGTTACAGTTCCAGTTCCCACACTTGACCCTATTATTGAAGACTTGGTTTTTCCACCGCCGCAATCATTATCGGCACTTACTAATACTTCCCATTTTTGATCGGCAGTTGTAGGGGTACCGCTAACGGTAAATTTGTAATTGACTCCATCTTGTTGTCCAGTGGCTGCTACTCCAGTTGGAAGTCCACTAATAGTGGCGCCCGTGGCATTAGTGATCGTAATTGTGCCACTATACGCTACATTTCTTTGAAATGCGGTTGCTCCAAAAGTTAGTGATACACTTGGAACAACACAAAGTGGAGCCGCAGATACCGTACCAGTAAGAACAGTTCTTCTTGAGGTATTAGTACTACAAGTAGAACCACTATTGGTGGCATCCACTAGTATAGTATATGACTCTATGCTAATAGTAGGTGTACCCGATAACGTTAGTATGTAATTAGCTCCGTTAGCAGCACCCGTACTGGTAATACCAGTTGGGAGCCCAGTTATAGTAGCGCTAGTAGCATTAGTTATCGTAACAGACCCACTATAAGCAACGCTTTTTTGAAATTGAGTTGAACTCAGTGTTCCTATAGATGGAGCGGCACATGGTGGGGCTGCTGCCACTGTTCCTTTACCAATGGGAATATTAGTTATCTCACTAGTAGTTTTTCCTCCACCACACGCATTAGTACCGCTTATTGTAGCAGCCCAGGTCTGTGATGCGACCGTAGGAGTTCCACTTAGTGTAAGAACGTAACCATTGTCACTGGCCGCACCGGTTACGGTAATGCCAGTTGGAAGTCCGCTGATGGTGGCGATAGTTGCGTTAGGTATCGTTAACGTCGCAGAGTATGCTACCGCTGCTTGAAAATTTGTAGAAGAAAGTTGTGAAACAGTTGGTTTAGTACATAGCGGAGCTGGTCGTACTGTTCCGGAACCAGCCGCTAATGTAGCCGTGGAAGTAGTTTTCCCACCACCACAAGCATTAGTAGCACTTACAGATGCTGTCCACGCCTCTTCTGTTGTAGGAGTTCCGCTGAGTGTTAGTACATAATTAGCTCCGCTGACTGCGCCTGTACTAGTAACTCCAGTTGGAAGTCCAGTTATAGTAGCGCTAGTTGCGTTTGATACAGTGATTGTCTCACCAGTCGCTACATTTTTTTGAAACACTGCTGTCCCTAAACTTGTAGTAGTAGGGGTTGTACAAGCTGGTGGAGGAGCTACTGTCCCAGATCCCAAATAATTATTAGGGAAAGACAGACTGCTTGACGAATCAACGCAGTTTTTCCCCGAATTTATTGCTTGAATTTTTATGTCGTATGCTTGACCGCTTACCGTAGGAGTTCCACTAATAGTGAATACATAGCTGGTTCCACTAGCTGCGCCAGTAGCTGTTATTCCAGTTGGTAGTCCAGTTATAGTAGCTGTAGTTGTGTTTTGTAAACCAATGTAACTTGTAAACGCAACGTTGGCTTGAAACTTAAAGACGGTGTAAGTAGATAATGCTGAACTGGAGCAACCAAATCCTGGGGCGGTTCTAGAAACACCTGTTGATATCGCTTGATCGTTCAGGAAAATAGCATTATCTGGAAAACTGTAGACTTCTACACCGGTGTAGGTCTCCGCAGCGCGACATATCCCAAATTTAGCTGGAGCGTTGATAGTCATCAATATAGGACCAAATTTTTGATAGGGTAACGTTGGGGTTCCTTGAATACTGAATGCTATATGTTCAGGATAACTAGAATTAGCTGGCGCCGGACTGATGGTTATTCCCGTTGGTAGCATAGGTATTCCGGCTGCGACACTTGCGGAGCTAGTACTAAATATAGCAGACTCGCCATTAATGTAAAAAGTATGATTGTACTCAAATTTTTCTCTAAACATTGGCAGCGGGGTGGGCTGAGATTTAATGGGGACACAGGGCGATAAATTAGTCACAGTTCCGCTACCAGCACTGATATTGGCAACCGATGATGAAAATTCTTTATCAGCGAGATTATTTTCAGCACTCACCGCTATATTATAGGGTTGACTAGTGGAGGTAGGAGTTCCACTAAGTGTAAAAATATAATCGCTGCCACTTGCCGCACCTACAGCAGTTATTCCAGCAGGAAGCCCGCTTATAGTAGCACTAGTAGCATTGGTGACTTTAACAGTTCCTGTATATTTGGTCTCAATTTTAAAAGAATTAGAAGAAATGAAGCCGACCGATGGTTTGGGACTAGTTCGTTCCGCTAACGATTTAGTAACAGTACCAGTTCCCGCACTTACGTTAACCAGATTTCTAGGCGGTTCCTGAGTACAAAACTGAGAGGAAGCATTAACTTTAATATCGTATACTTGACCCCCTTTATTCGGTGTACCAGATAACGTTAGAAGATAATCACGCCCAAATGCCTGACCAGTTACAGTAATTCCACTAGGTAAATTGGCTAAATTTTCTTTTGCTATGCCTGCCGTTTGAGCCTGTTTAACAGTAATGCTTCCAGTATACGCAACACCAGAGGCAAAAGCATTTGGACTTACTGTTTGTACATCTGGATCTATACATTTAATATATCCAGTGGCAATTTGAATGGCAGTCGCAGTATTAGTAAAACAAGTGCTACCAGTATTAGTTGCGTCAAATCTAATGTTATACGTGGCTCCAGGGGGTCCAGAAGCAGTTCCACTAATTGTTATGCGATATCCAGTTCCGAACGGTGTTGAACTTGTTGCTGTAATTCCAATTGGAAGACCATATATTTTTGGAGCAGAGGTACAGTTGAATACGTCTATCGTGCCTGTATAAGCATCAAATATTCTAAAGTTATTTTCACTTGTAAGAGTCGCAGTTGGTAGTACGCACGAATCGTACTGAACTGTACCGCTACCCGCTGAGCCACTAATAGTATTAGTTTCAACCCCAGAAACTTCGTTAGTAGCAGTGACTGTAGCTGCCCACGACTCTCCACCGACTGTGGGTTTTCCAGTAATAGTGAATATGTAACTTGTGCCGCTTCTAACTCCGGTAGCAGTTATTCCAGCTGGGAGTCCAGTTATAGTAGCGCTAGTAGCATTAGATATCGTCAATGTACTATTGTAGTTAAAATTTGCCTGAAATATAGAGTTGATTTTATCTGGTTGTGATAGTGAGTTAGTCGCTATTTTTCTTATAGTGGGCGCGGTTGCTTTTTCTTTATTCACAGTCCCAGTTGCCACAGATGTTAATCCGGTACTTGCTTGACCGCATCCACCAGGATTATTAATGGCGTTTATTTTAAAATCAAATATTTGTCCACTAGTAGTTGGAGTTCCAAGAAATCTAGCTGTAAAAGTAGTGCCAACTTTTGAGTTGGAACTGTATACAACACCAGTTGGTAGTCCAGTAACTGTAATGCCAGTGGCATTTTCTATAGTAACATTTCCAGTGTAATACACACCTTTTTGAAATGTAGTATTATCAAGTGTTCCAATTGTTGGAGTGGTACATGGAGTTAGTCCTACCTTGCCCGACACCACTAACGTTGGAGACATACCAGAGGCAGCACATCCGCCTGGGCTATTCCCGCCAGTTACTGAAATATTGTATGACTGATTAACAGTTGGAGTTCCAGATAGAGTCCAAACATAATTACTTCCGCTTGTCGCTCCAGTTCTATTAATACCAGTAGGCAGCCCTGAAATTCCACTACTAGTGGCGTTATTTATGGTGATTGTTCCATTAAATGCTTGTCCTAGTATAAAATTTAGCGGAGGACTAACTGTTCCAATTGATGGAGTCGCGCATGCTGGCGCTCCTACCGTGCCCGAAACTGTTGTTCCTATTTTTCTGTTACACCCAACAGCATCAGCGTTGGTGGCTTCAAAATACATTTTGTATTTTTCACCAGAGGTAGTGGGAGTTCCAGCTAATGATATACTTGATCCACTAGTTTGTCTAGTGACTCCAGATACACTTATTCCCGATGGCAGCCCTGTCACTGTTATACTAGTCGCGTTACTGAAATAATATGAGCCGGACATATATACGCCCTGTCGCATATTGGTAAATACTCCAGGAACAGTAGTAGCTGGTGCTGGGTTAACGCATGGAAATGGCATAATTATTTAATGTTGTTCTTTAAAGTATCTAAGTTCATTTGTCTTAGTATGGTAAAATCGTTTATACTAGTATTTAGCACAGATTTTGGATAATAGTTCAACACATACTTAGCGTGACCCACAATTACTAAATAATGTTCTTCGGCCTGAGTATCGTTTGCTGCTACTAAATTTACTTCAGTAATATCACTGAGCATAAGCGTATAGCAAATGCCCATAGCTCTAGTTAGAGTACAATAAGTATTGTCCGATAACATAGTCCAGGGATCAGGCCACGATTCACTATCAGCCCAGTGTAAATGATGATTTATTAATGGGGCTCTTTGCCACCAATCATCAACCGCTACACAAACTTTATCCAAAGACATACCACGAATTTCAATACGAAGACTTTTCCACTCTCTTATTCTATAGTTATAGTCTGCCTGAAAAACGTTCATATTAGCTGAGTATTGTTTTCTTTAAGGATACAGTGCTATCGTTAACATCAGAAGATGATACTGCTGATGGACGAATACTCCACGTATCAGTAGTAGGATCAAACTGATAGGTAAAACTTCTATCAACTATAAATCTATCAACGGCAAAATGTATATCGTGTAATTTATATTGCCACATTGTGTTTATATTATTTTTAATAGTTTCGCTGCGCCCTGGGTTTGTATAGCAAATAACAAATGCCGAAACAAATCCCAAAGTATTACCATCAGGCTGTACACTTCTCATCCATAATGGTAAAATTTCGTTTTTATTAATGCTTCCAAGCTGAGCAACTATCTGTTTTCTCATATTCACCAGACTAGCGGGATATACCACTGTAACAGTGTTATTTATTTTTTCTGGCCACAATAATTCTTTGCTTACAGATGTATTATTGTCGTTTATTAAGTCATCAATTACTTTACTATATACCACTTCATAAATTACTTTACCAGTAGAATCTTTTGCTACTGCGGTTTTTAATTCGCCCAAAACAACATTGCGCTTGTAGTGATTTCTATTGGCGGCTGTTACATAGTCATTGGTAACAGAAGACGGTACTCCAAATAAATGATGAAATAGTATTTTTGACGCTTTTCCGTAGTACGGATCCGAAAGTCTGTAAATGTACTCATCAGGAAATATTTGATCGTTAGTAATCAAATCATCATACAATTCTCTTTGTTTTTCAGTGACGAATGCCTGTATGTACAAATTATCATAGGGAGTACTATATGTATAGTTTACTGTTAAGTTAAAAGTTTTAGTTGAGGAAATAAAAGAGTAATCAGCATTCTGCGCTCTAACAGTAAACGTATAAACAGTTTTATTATTAATATTCTGTGTAGTTGATAGAGTTTCAAAGGCAACTCGCCCAGAAATTTCTCCAGTTGAAAGCAAAGATAATCCGGGCGGTAAAGTTCCCGAGATTAAAGTATAAGTTAATGGTTCATTTGCTGTTGATTTTGCCAACACACTTGCCCTGCTTATCTCGGTGTTGCTAATTATTTCAAGATTTGATTCAGTGCTCCATATTACTTCTGGATTTATATTGCCCTGAATTTTAAAATTCAATGACAGCGGAGCGCTTATTAAAGAACCTTTACTAACAGATACACTAATAACTACAGTAGTTAAGTTATCTCCAATAGTTGGAAGTAATAGAGTAATCCATCCTGAATCAGCATCGCATAGTATAGTGGCTACACCACTCATAATAGTAGCACTATATATTAGCGGAGTTGTTGACACCGTATCAAAGTCGTGTCCTAAAATTTTAAACTTAAACTGTGTTCCTTGAGCAAATGTTCCCATTGAGTCACTGCTTAAGTAATAAGAATAATATTCGTCTGTTTTTGAGATAGTAGCAGTAGGATGATTTACATTAAATATTGCCGGTGTTCTACCAACAAATCCAGCAATTGTTTCCTGATTAATTATTGTGATGGAAAACGCGGCAGTTGAAAACTGTTCACCATTTGAAATTTTCAAAACAAACTCATATGTCTTAGACGTAGGACTTCCATTCGCGGTGTATTGAGCGCTTGGATAACCCTTTAACGCAGAATCTATTAATTCAAGTCCGTCTGGAAGTTCACCGTCTATAAATTCAATAGTTACTGTAGTATTTTCTAGTGGGTTTATATATGGCAAGTCAATTACGGTCCATACACTATCATTGTAACTACCTAAATTTGAATTAGTTGATGTAAATCTAGGAACTGATTCACTACTAATAGTGAGGGAAAATGTTCTGTCTTTAATGGCAATTACAGTAGCAGATGATAACTCAGTTACTCTAACAGTAAATGATGTGGTATATGTAGTGTTTGTCGTGATTGGAGTTCCTGATAATACTCCAGATTGACTTAATGTTAATCCAGCAGGTAATACTCCATTTAGTAATACATATTTTAGTGTATTTGATGAGTTACCTTTAGTAGCACTAAAAGAAAACGACATAGCTTTATTTTCTATGTACGCTCCTATATTTCCAGCCGAAGTATTCCAAGTTAATTGTGACATTTTATAATAATTTCATTGCCAATTCATAATGATGTATACGATCTTCCAGTCCGTTTGTGCCACCATTAATTCGTTTTGTTAATCCAACAAAGTCTTTTCTATCACAGTAGCCGTTCAAATCATTATTGTCCCAGAACCAACCACTACTACTTACAGCACCCTCTGGAGTTTCCATATATGTCACGCACTCATCCACTGATATACCTAAACCATCGGCAAACTTAGTATAATTATCTCTGCCCGTAAGTTGTATTAAACCACGACCGCGAAACTTCCAACCATCACCGCTATTTTCTGATCCATTTTTCATTCTATTAGCATATACACGATTAGCTATCTTTTCTGGCTTACGCTCATATTGTTTTGCCAACTCTTCTGTTGGGAAGTATTTTTTGAATACAGTCATTAAACCCTGAGCACTGTAATTTAAATTTTCTTTTACAAAATTAAATCCACCGCTTTCGTGAATGATTTGAGCAAGATAACAAGCCAATCTTTCATTTGTATTTGATATCTCATAGTAATCAACTACATCATTTAACGCATCTACGTATGATTCTAATATTGCTGGTTTTGTTTTTGGGCATAATTTTTTAAGTAGCGCTGCGGTAATCATATTACATCCTCGTTGTATGTATTTATGACTAGTAAATAAAAAATCCCAGTCAAAAAATTGACTGGGATGTTAAGAGCATCTTGTAAGCAGATTACTTGATGCCGGCTAATTTTTTCATCGTTTTGGAAATATTTTCAGAAAGATTTTCCTTAACAATTTCTGCTTTCACCTTTGTGTGTGGTAGTGTTGTCTGGTCACGATTCTGACGATTCAAACCACCACTTATTAAATGAGTCATGTAATTTAATTCAGTTTGGAACTGTTCATCTTTACTGAGTTCGCCGCGACTGTTAGCCCACTCGTTCAACTGCTCATCGCAACCGCACTTACCTTCGTAAACGCCTTGTCCGCATTCGTTACATGATTCTGTTGATTCGTCAGTCTTTTCTTTGTCTTCGGACTCATCAGAATCTTCGTCTTCGTCTTCGTCTTCCTCTTCGTCGTCATCAGAAGAATCTTCTTTGCCTGACTTGACTGGGTATTCTTTTCCATCTACTTTCATTGTTTCGCCCGGCTGAACTCCATCAGCGCGATGTTTTTCTAATTCACCGGTGAATTTATTTCCCTCTTTAACATCGTCATCCTCTTCTTCATGATCCGCGTGATCAGGCTCTTCAGAAGCTTCGGGTTCTTCACGAGAGCCAAGCATGCGCTTTAAGAAATCAAATTCTTGATCACCGTTATCACCATCTTGTGGTTCTAATGTTCCCATTATCTCATCATGCGCTAGTGGCTCTACTTCAATAGCAGTGCCGCTGGTGTCGTCTGCGTGACTCATTCCTGCTCCACCGCCCATGCCAGCACCCATGCCGATTCCAGCTTGTGATAGTATCTTCATCAGTGCTTGTGCGTCTTCGTCAGTGGCACTAACACTTACGCTGTCGCCCATGCCGTTTTGTCCAGTAGAAGTAGTTACAGTCATACCCTCATTTAGTAATGCGTGTAATTGACGATCCCATGCTTCCATTTGTGCGTCTTTAACTTTTTTCATTTCTAATTTTTCCTTTTTATTCTTGCCTTCCGCCACATCTTTCTTTTTATGATCTTTGTCCGGATATCTTTCTCCGGGGAACGGACCCTCCCTATCAGGGTGTCTCTCACCAGGCCACTTACTCTTACGATTCGGATACTTGTCACCTTCCGCCACACCTTGCTTAGCGTTGATTGACTTTTCCAATTCTTCCGGACTCGGAACTCCTTTAAGTTGCCTCACGGTTTGATTTAGTCTAGCAAGTGACACCTTGCCGTCTTTTCTTACTGGCAATATGCGCGGCAGTCCAATTCTACCACTAAAACTAAATCCTATTATGTATGGATTCGCCTCTGATCGAAAGACTTTCTCAGCACCTGCTTTTTTCAGTGCCTCAATTGCTCTCTCTACACTAACACCAGCATCAGATAATATGTTGCCTTCCGCCACACCTTGCTCGCTTTCGTACATAGCTTCGTTGGGAAATGGAAACTCAGCGTCATCTGACATTTCATCTTCAGTAGCGAACATGTCATCTACTCGTGATCCCAAATTTCTATCAATACTTCCCTCGGCAGCGTCTTCTATGTCGGCTCCTAATCCTTCGTCTGTCATGCTAGAAGTAGGACCAGCACCCAGTGCGCCGCCGATAAAGGTTTCGTCTAAATCTTCTTCTCCTAGCAGTGGCTTGGAATCTTTCATATAGCAGTCAAGTACATGTTCGCGACATTCTTCTTTGTCTCCGTACATAATTTTGTTTGGAATGAATCCGTTTTCAAAATAGTAATGTCTTAGTGCTTCGTATAGACCTTCATCTAACACCCAACCTTCTTCGCACATTTTGATTTCGTGAGGGAATCGTTGCTTAATTTCTTCTAGAGAATATCCCTCTGAAATTGACTTCTTAGATTCACCCATAGCTTGCTTGCGTATAGTTGAGAAATAAACATCTTCGCCCTTTTCTGGACCGTACTGATCTATCATAGATGCTTTCATCTCGGATTTATCGTACTTGCTCTTTAGACGCGCTTCTTTTGCCTTGTGAGCGGCGGACATAGATACTTCGTCAACTTCTTCTTCTGACATTGGTTGACTCTGCTGTTGTTGTCCTTGAGTCATTGCCTGAACTGCGCCCTGTGCTGGCTTTGTTTGTTGTCCAGATTGTGCTGTGCTAGTCTGTGCTGGAAGAGTTGCTCCAGGCACTGCTGTTATTTTTCCACTCTCTATGCCCTGTTGTATTGTTTTCTGTAGAGTAGCGTCAGTGGTACTCAGCGCAGAAATTGGCTGGCCAGGACGAGGTTGTGGCTGTCCTGCTTTTGGAGGCACAACCATAGTTCCCGGAGGTAATTGCGTTGCCTCAGCTAACATAGTCGCTTCAACATGCTCCATCCAGTCTTTTAGTTTGTGTTTTACACTTGCTTTGCCTGGTAGTGTCTTTGGTTTGCTTCCCACGATCCAGCGTGATAGTTCATCAGTGTCCCATTTTTTAACTTCGCCGGTATCGCTATCACTATCCTTCTTTGGACGACCGCGTCCTTTTTTCACTGCTGGCTTGACCTTCTTTCCATCCTCGTCATCGTCATTTTTACGACCATAACCACCGGGTTCTGCTTTATGAATTTTACCAGTTTTGGTTTCTTTTGTGCCTTCCGCCACACCTTGCGGTGCAGGTATTATAGACCAACCGCGCATATTTGCTGACTTACTGATTTCACCTTTGCTCTTGAATACCGTTGCTTTTGCTTTGTCTGTTACCCAAGTCATTTGGCCGCCACCTGCAGGATGTCCTCTTAGATACTTTGATCCATTTTTAACGATATAACCCTCATTCAAGGAGCCTTCCGCCACACCTTGATTTTTTGTAGAACTTTCGTCTTTTAGTTTATGCTTAACACTTGCTTTACCAGGTAGAGTCTTTGGCTTGCTTCCAACAATCCAACGAGCCAACTCATCTGTGTCCCACTTCTTTACTTCACCAGTATCGCTATCACTGTCTTTCTTAGGGCGTCCGCGACCCTTTTTTACAGCAGGCTTTACTTTCTTGCCGTCTTCGTCGTCATCGTTCTTGCGACCGTATCCGCCTGGTTCTGCTTTATGAATTTTACCAGTCTTGGTTTCTTTAGTGCCTTCATTTACACTCAATCTAGCATCTTCGTTTAAAGTTTTGCGGCCGTCGGCATACTGACTAGCAACTTTTTTAGCAGCATCATCTACTTTATTAGATGTTACTTCGCTAAGACTATCCATTTTAGAAATTAATGATTTGAAATCCATTTTATTAACCCTTAGATTTTGATGCGCCAGTTTCTGGACGAGGCATACGAGTCACTTTCGTCATTGGACTATTGTTGTTGCCCTCTAATTTACGCATATCTTCTGCCGCTTTTGTTTTTGGAGCAGCAAATGACATATCCATTTTGTCTTTTTCGTGAGCAGCACGAATTCTACTCATATACTGCTCTCCGTATTCTTTGTTAGCCTTCTCAGCATTTTTTTCGCTTTCTAACTCTGCTGTAAGAATTGGACTAGCTTGATTGGCATATTGTTCTTCTTCTTGCTCAACGCCATCAACATAATCTGCTTGATACATACGAACAAGATTCTCGTCATAGTTTAATAAACGAGCAATTTGCTTTACCATTGGTTCTGTACAAGGATACTTAAACTCAACGTCAATTATTATTAATGGTTGATTTTCGGCGCCAGACACATTCTTAAAACCCATATGTTGTTTTTGAATAGGCTTAGTAACTGGAGTTCCTATTTTTACTGGATCAAATTTTTGAAGATTCATAGCAAACATATCCATCCAATTTTTTGGAGGCTCGCCACAAATATAAATTTTGTGCTTGTACGATCTAACCGATTCCATTAAAAAATGCTTAAACGTCTTCATTATAGTATTCCTATACTTTATATATTATTTATCTTTTTGAGTCTTTTTGGCAGCTTCGGCAAGAAATGATTTTATCAATTCATTTCTATCAACTACTTTACCAGTGCCCTCGGTTGAAGCCGGCAATTCATCCTTTTTAGCGTTGTCCAGTTTTCTTTCAAGCTCTGCCTTCTTAAGTTGTAGATCAATCATCTTTAACTTTTTGTTTATCTTGGCAGTTTTCGCTGTGATGGCGTGGCCTAACATGCTACTGGCACTATTGAATATTTCAGCACTGAATCTGGAATCCACCTGCATGCCAAGATCCATCAGATTATTAAAAGCATCTTTAGCTAATGATGCCATCTCATCCATCTCGGAATCGCTAGCCTCTAAGTCTTTTACCGCTGGTAGCGCTGATTCTATTTTATCTATAGTGTTCAGAGTTTCAGTTGAGACAAATGTCTGCGGAAGAGTAGCAATCGCAGTATCTACAACATCAGCGTCAATCTCATCTGATTCTATGTTAAAAAGTGATTCCAATTTTTTGGTCATAATATATGTATTTATTACTTGCGACCGTTATGAAAAATTTGGTCTTCATTTATGACCCGAAAGCCGATACCATTTTGCTTACACCAAGCAGAGGCTGCCGCCCACTTTGCGTGATTAAGAACTACTGCTGCTCTATCTCGTGCGTTGGTTACTTTTTCTTCTATGATAGATTGTTTTTTTGGTTTTATCTCTATCATCTCTGCTAGCTTACGTCCGTTTTTGTCTTGATACACTATAAAAAAATCAGGGACATAGATTGTTTGTTTTCCAGTTAATGGATTACGATATGGTACGTGTATTGATTCGCTGGCCCACTGTAGTATTTTGTCGTTGTTATCGCAAAAATTCATAAACGTCAATTCCCATCCAGAACGATATCGTATCTTTCCCTTTCCTATATATTTCTGAGGGTTTTTAGGTGTATAAAATCCTTGAGCCCAACGTGCCATAATTTATCATCCCGCAACTGGATTATCTTGTATAATATTGCGTTGAACTTTTTCGTTAGGCACGATTACATTGTTTACTCCATACAGAACGGTTTTGTTTTCGCTCAAGGTGTTCAAGTAATATGCTAATGTAAGTGCTATTTTCATACTGTCGGTCCCACGAAACTGATCTAAAAGTTGAAGAACATTGGTATCGGTTTCGGAACTTACTCTAAACAGTATTTCTGTAAATGTTTTCGCAATATTTGTATTTTTAGTGTATTCAGCGAAGAATGAATACACCAGGTCATACTCGTTTGCTGAAACTACTAAATTTACATTGTAGAAATTATTAAATATAGCTACGGTGTTATCTAAATTCATATCAAGGCTTAGGTTCTGATCGTCCAGTTATTGGATTGATATCTTTATTTATTACCGGAACTGATTCAATAGTTCTTGCGTTTTTAGCAAGTGAGTCCTGAGAACCAGTCCTTGTAGTGGCACCAGCGGCAGGAAAGTTGAAGAGACCACGCGCTGCGCCAGACGCCACAGAATTGATCACTCCGCCTACTACCTCAGACTTTGCCGCTTGAAGAATTTGAGAAGAATTCTTCCAAGTTTTACCTAGACGACCAGCAGTTTGAACTGCTCTCAGCGCTCGTATTGGGTCTCCACTGGACAAATCTTCTAGTATACCTAGTCCGCCATCTACAAGTCCACCCTTACCAAGTATACTTCTATTAGTTCCCTGTAGATTTAGTGGACTCAATTCAGTGTCGTATGTTTCCTTTTCTCCAAATCTATCCACTACACTATTGGGAGTCTCTCCATTAAGAGCTCCTTCTAAGTACTTTACAGTTTCATAGCGAATGGTCATAGTGTTTTCCATTATGCCCTTTGTATCATAGTAGTTATAGGTGTCATGATTGAAGTTTTCAATCATTGGATTAATTAATTCATACAGAGCAAAACTATGCTGATTGAAACCATAAATTTTTATTGATCTAAAAAACTTAGCTTTATTGCGTATTGATATCTCATCACTGGAAGTAATATTTCCTTTAAGTCCCCAATCTTGATTCTTAGAAATATCAGGATCGTATGTATTGATTCTGTTTAATTCCGGCGCTGCTACCCCAGACTTGCTGTTGGCAGTACTAACATAGTTAGGCTGACTTGGATCACTATAATAGTAATTAAAGTAAGCATGCCACATATGTCGCACTTGATTGGCGTTATCATCGTGAAATGTTACTCTTAGTGGGTCATAAGAAATCTTAGATTGAACCAGCTTTTTACGATTATATTGATTCATTTCACTAAGTTGAATGCTGAATTTTGGTAACTCAATACTCTTTACTAATAACCCTAGATTAGTATCTTTTGGAAATATCTTTTCATACAGGTCTCCAGCAACGGCAGTTTTATTGATTTCAAAATAAACGTGAAACAGCCATTTAAGTTTTGGAGAATTAGAGTATTGCGCCTGTACAAATGTTTTGCTGGCGTGTTTATAATCTCTTAAGTAAGGAGAGCCGAAGAATCCATCCCCGGCCCCTTTTAAGAACTGCTGGAAAAAACCAGCCATAAATTAACTACCTATTCCGCTTACGTTTGTGCCAATGGTTCGTCCAACCGCGGCACCAATGCCATAAGCAGGACCATCGCCATCCAATGGAGTTTGTGTCGCGTTATCAAAACGAATACTTAGTGTAATAGTTACAGGCTCGTTTGTACCGTAATTTAAGCTATTGTAATTAGCACTGGAAATATAGCATCCATAAAGTTCCCAACTCTCTAGAATATTAGGGGTTGCTACACCGCGAGCACCATCAAGTACTTGGCACACCAATTTGAATTTATAATCGCTGCCACTTGCCGCACTAGCTTGTTCCTGGAAGTCAAATTGCTTTTGAATTTGTTCTCCAACTCGTTTTGCCACTTCACCAGTAGCGTCATCACGTAGATTAACAGTAACTGCTTGCCAGGTTGGTTTACCAGCTAGATAAACTCTGCTGTTGTAGAGTTCAATTGGAATTTCTCCAAATTCTACGTTAGGACGAGTAAAGTCAATTACTTGCTTAGTTAATTCAGTCGTGGGCTTGCTAACTCCAAAATTTTCAAACAATATACGAAATCTATATTGTAATTTTGGCATCAATAAACCTTGAGCATCTCCAGTTCCATCACTGCTTACTGGTACCGTCATTCTTGCTATTGAGCTAAAAGCCATAGTTTGTATCTCCTTAATGTTATTTATCTTGGTCAGGAATTGCTTCCTGACCAATTAATTATGCTCCGCCTATCTCTCCAGTGTTGAGCAGACGAACCGGAACGTAGATGAATTCAACTGCCTTAGCTGGCTCAATTGCTATATCAATCCACAATTCATTTCTATCTATGCGTGCGGGAGTATTATTACTCTCATCACATACCACTACGTAGTCATAGATTCCTCGTTTAGACAATATGTCGGCCATTAATGTCTGTACTACGCCGCGTGCTTCGTTACGAGTGATAGTATCATTCGGCTCAAATATAAACGGACGTAATGCTCGCTGTAACTGATAACGAATATAGCACACTAATCTAGCCACGTTTGTTCTATCAAGTGAACTTTGACTATCAAAGCTGTTTTTATTACCGTAGTTTAATATTCCTAGATTGGTGAAATAAGAAATTGGGTTGATAAAGTTTGTATATTCAATATCACGTAGAGCAACACGATTCTTTGTTACCGTAAACTCACCTGTAGCGGCATCAATATAACCGATGTTACTTGCGTTATCAACTATACCACGACGCTGACCAGCGGGCGCAAACCAAGGATAAGCAACATTATCGCTGTAAATCATAGTACGTAGTATCATATGACTAGCAGGAACAGTTACTTCAGCCCCAGTTAAGTCGGTTGTGATTCCACTTGGGTAGTATAGACCCATATAAGTGTTACGAGTTACTAGACCGTCTTCGCCTGTGCCACTAGCGTTAGAGGCGTTTGTAGCCCAGTTGACTATTGCGTTGGCATCAGCGGGTAATCTTAATGGAGTGTCGCCTATTACATAAGCAGTTTGTCCACGATCATTATTTAATGTTACCATATCTGGCTGTAGCTCAGGGTATCCGCAAGCAGCTATTAGATTAATAAATGTGTCTTCTTCACGTATTTGTGTGTTAACATTTATTGCGTTCTTTAGCGCTTGTACTACCATATGTCTTTGCGCCTTACGACCCATATATGGAGATCCATTATTTTTCAATCCACTTACCGACACCCAAGTATTTCGTTGAGCTGGAATTGTTCCAGAAAAATCAGCACTATTAAAGTAGTTAGTGCGATATTCCTTTACATTGTATCCACTACGACGAGTGTTAAACAGTAGTGTTCCACGTGGGTATAGTGTTGGATCTGGAGCGTCCAAGTCTACGTAGTCACTTAATAATAGACCAGCGATTGACGGGAAGGCACTAGTAACTGGATCTGTGCTTCCGTTAGAAGCCCAACGTGCGTCCGCGAATACTACACCGTTTTCGCTTGTTTGATCGGTGTTATCAATACGAACCCATTGATTTACTTGACCAACTGCTTGCCAGCGATTTATTACAGGATAATTTTCCAAATCACTAGTATCAATCCATAAATCTCCAAATTGTAATGGCAGACCAGCGGAATTTGTGGTCGGAGCAATCGGAGAAATAAGCGGACCGCTAGTATCAGTTTGTGGAGTGCCAGTTGATTTTGGAAGTCCGTTAGCTGCGTAAGCAACGTTACGATATCCGCGCCACTGTCCGCCAACGTTAGTCATGATATCAACTTGATTTACGCTACTGTAATACCACTGAGTTCCATTTAGTGGGTATTGAGTAGGAACTATTTCGTTAGGGATATAAGCTACTATTCTCCAATCACTTAGTTGTACCGTATACTGTGGAGTTGCGAATCCGCTTAGCCATCTTACTTGTTCAATACCACCGTCATCATCAACCGCAGTAACTTCTATTTGATATGAACCGTTTAGTGGGGAGGCTTCAGTAATAGTAAGAGCGGCACCGACTACGTATCCGTCTCCAGGGGCTGTTACTGTAAAAGAGGGTATATATCCAGTAGTTTGTACTTGAAATAGTGCCTCGCCTGAATTTACCTCTATGTCGGAGTATGTAACAGTCTTATAAGGACCCCATTTTGCGCCCGGAGTAACTTCGCTTACAAAACCAAGCTGAGTTAGTAAAGAGCTTTGCCCGTCAAGTATAATAACTCCACCCTCGGTATGCTCTAGCACAATTGCTCCAGCAGTAGATACAGATGCCTTTGTGTAATCAATATTGGCAGCAGTCCAAGCGGCCACAAAAGCACTAGCATCTTGTGTTGCTGGACTACTTGGCATAACTATTTCGTATTCATCACTTAGTGCGTTGCTACTTGGAAAGCTAACTCTAACCTTAAGAGTTGCACCCGCTGATATTGCGGGACTAGCTACTGTGCCGACAAACAGTGATGAGCCGCTTGAGAATCTGCGATACACTTGAAGTGGTCCTACAAAGTTGGTAGGATTAGTGTTGTACTGAGCGTAAAGTGAACCCTCTGTAATATTTCTTCCACCAGAACTGTCTAATGTACTGTTAATAGTCCAATCGTTAGTACTCATCGGAGCGGATACTGATACGAATGACCCTAATGCCGCACTGTATTGATTGAATACTAGATTTGTTCCGGCATTGGCTGAGTTGGTTTTAATCCAAACACTGCCTGTTGGGCGAGGCTGACTGTCCGAACTTCTCCATAGTGGTTGTTGAGCGTTAGTTCCAAATAGCACCTGTGGTGAATTGTAAGTGCCGCTTCCAATTCCTATTTCTGTAAGAACAGTATTTGAACCAACAGGAGCAATTATTATGGCTTGATCCACTTCACTGTAAATCTCCAATCTTCCACCAACAGCAGCAGCAGAAACAAATGGAACGTTTGCCTCTTCAATCAAGTCAACAAGTTCACCTAGTGTGTTAGCTGGAGCAGCTGGAATAGTAATGGTGGTACCATTTATAGAGAACGCAGCTCCAGCTGTTAATGAAGTCACTACCTGTGATCCTTGAATGGTAGGCCAATTATTTCTCCACTCGGAACCACCTACGGAAACCCACTGATTATTTTTTGCTTTATACCAGTATGTGTGATATGTGTCTGGATTATCAGCTAGTGTAAGATTAGCTGTATTGGTCTTCATAGAAATAGCGTAGTCACCAATATTTCCAATAGCAGAAGATGGGCGACCAGATGGGGCATCAGCCATATCACTAGTTTCCATTACAATTAGTGGAGTCTTGTTAATGAAGTTTCCAGTTACCTGATCAAATTCAAAAATTCCCCAAGTAGTATTTGTTGTATCTAGCCAGTATGTTCCGTCGCTTACGTCAGCCGCGGGTCTGGTAGTTCTACCCACTAATGATGCCAAATCAATATCGGCACGTAGCACATAGCATAAATTGGTAAGACCCAATACGCTATAGGCGGCCATTAAACCGTATTCATTTAACTCATAACCTTGAATGGGTGTACCATTTGTGGTCTTGTAAAAGAATGGATTTCCAAATAGAGTAGTCAAGTCTCGCTGACTAGTTACTCTGTATAACTTGTTGGCATTAGCAGCAATAGTGCCAGTCGCTACTCCCGTTCCCGCCGCATTTGATTTATTTTGAGCAGTTGCTAAAACAATAAGAGGAACTGATGCCGGTGCTGCCGGTAAATATTGACTCTCGTCAACTATGCTTACTTGTACGCCTGGACTGTTTAGTGCCATATTATTTTCCTTTATCTAAATAATTACTGTGATTATAGAATTTCTTTTATCACTAAATTTATTTATGATAAATTTCAAAAAAACGCTACTTAAAAACTCTTCGCAAAGAGTTGATATCTAAATATAGATATGAGTAGACCAATATGCCCGGCATGTGGCAAGCACTATGTAGCCCCAAACTACTACAAGAACGAAGTAAGACACTATCGCAGTCGCTGTAGTACTTGTATTAAAGGTAACAAAAGAATAAAAGAACCAGAGCCGCGATGGAAAATAAGCGGGTACAAGAAAAAAGCCACATGTGACTTATGTGGCTTCAAAGCAAGTTATAGTAGTCAAATTACTGTGTTTCACATAGATGGAAATCTCAATAATTCTGCGTTATCAAATCTACGTAGCGTGTGTTTATGCTGCGTAGAAGTTGTAAAACGTAAAAACGTTAACTGGATTCGTGGAGATTTAGAAGTAGATTTTTAACCGACTCATAAGTGAGCGCTAATGGTCCATTATTATCTATTACACAATCATAATCCCATTCAATGCTGCTGTATTCACTAGCGTGTATGTTTTTGTACTTCTTAGCAAACTGAAGTGTACGACCAGTACGTTTGTACTCATCTAGCCACTCGGGATCATCACCGCGAACTACACGTGCGGTAATTCCACCAAGTCTCTTGACGCACTGTAGCTCATTGATAAACCGACAATCAGTGATTACAATATTTTCGCTGGCAGATAGCAACTTACGTTCTAGACTGGCAATCCATATTTCACTGTGAAAGTTGTCTCGCATAATCTCAGTAGCATACTCCTGTAATACAAGACGAGGAGTTAAATTTGATATACTCAATCTCTCTGCCCACCAGATATCTACAGTTTCTCGCCAGGCACGAGATTTTAGTGTGCGACCTTCCAGTAGCTCGCGATCCCAACCAAAAATAACAGACACAGAATCTTTTACAGAATCGGCCCAACTAGCGCGAACAAAATTATGCTCGTTTACCAAATAGTCAGCAACTGAGTCCTTGCCCGAATTTATAAAACCACTAATACTAATTATCATCGTAGCAGTATAACTGCTAACTCACGAATAGTCAAACGTGAGTTATCCAATCACCCATGTAAGAGGGGCGCTGCCGTCAATGTATCGCTTCAAGTCTTCTAGCAAGTCTTCCTGCATCTTGGTGCCCTCGGCCTTCATAGCAGAACCGTTTAGACTAGTTCCACCACCAGGACCAACGATAGTACCAAATTTCTCACGTGCTTCGCCCATTATGATTTTACACTGCGCTACTGTCCAACTAGTAATCCAGTTGCCAGTTTGATAGTTTTGTAATAGAGTAATCTCGGGTTTAAGATTATCAGTCCATAGCAATAATTGCTCGCCGCTGCCCTTGAAAGTTCTAACAAAGTGTATTACTTTAGTAACTGGATTGAATGTGAAAATTACGTAGCCACCAAACATACGCGCTGCCAATTCAATGTACCCAGCATAGAAATCATAAGTAGCCAATCCACCAGCATAGTTGTAGTTCAACAAGTATGTGTTTAATATGGCACTGCTGAATGGGTCAAAACTGCTAGAACTGGGACCAGTTTCTAAACCCACTGTTCTACGAAATACTTGTCTCACATTGATAACTTCATGTGGCAACGTGTAAGTATTTTGATCCTTCTCTATAGTTAACAGACTATAGGACTCTTCATAAGCATTTTGCGCTCGTTGTCTGTACGTAGCTATGGCATACTGATAAGCAGCCTCATAGTGTTCTGGGTCTAATTCCAAATCAATAATGTTTTTTCCTAAACGAAAGCCAACATTATCAAATATCTTTTGTTTCATTTCTGCTAGATCGGCCATATATTCACCTCTGTGAATATATTTATGTTTTTGGCTCTATCGTAATAGAAATGGACGGAGATTTGCCACTGTAAGTAGTAGGCTCTCCTACAATGTATTTGTTTTCATTACCACGTATCAATCTGTTTATTATTCTTTGATAGACGGGCAACATGCCGCTCTTATCAGTGACAATCAATCTGATTTTTTCACCGCGATCTAATTTGTCTTTATACAACTGAATAGCAGTAGTAAGATACTTGGTTGCTTTTGATGTGCTTGGTTGTGTGCCTACATCTTTTACTCTTGAACCGCTATAGTGTTTTCCTTTAACTACAGTAGTGTGATGTACTTCCCAATACCCATCTGGTTGTTTTAGTTCTACGAATATCTGTGATGAATCAGTACTACTTACATAAACATGTAGTTCTTCATCTATATTTTTATCAGCTAGCCATTTTTCTAGTCTTCGTGTGTACTCATTAGATATTAATTCGTGTTGAGTATCAAATATTTCCAATATACGCATGCGTATATTTATCAGTAATCAATAATTGTTTTGATTGAAACTTATTGTATGCAGCAGAATATGCGAGTAGATACATGCTACCCGCAAAATCGTATGCTCGTCACACGCGACGATGAATTATACAATTACGGTGGGGGATTGTCTATGTCTCACCAATCTACTAGAGTAGAAAGTATCTATATTCGCTGTTATCGCCGGAACATTATTCATCGAGTAGTCCCAACCAGCCCACGCCCTCTATCGCTATTACTATGACGCGGCACACTTTAAGGCGCATTACTGCGCTCACAACCATTACGACACAGAAAACGCTGCTGCCAGAGGGCAGCCGTTTGTGGCATCCTATTAGGGTAGTTCTGTGAAGCTGTCTGACCGGACAACTACCGTCCAATAAAAATTAACGGATTTTCGGCATACTTCCGGGTGATGCTAACCCATGCGGTCAATAATTATTGATTGCTTGTTACGCTAATCATTAGTTAGCTACAATACGATTTACTCTTACGTAAGTAGCATCAAAAATATCGGTCTTAACCACGCCGTAATCGTTCGCTTCATGACGAACGATATAATCGTTAGCGGTGGTGTAGTAGAGATTCTGTGGACCACTGCCCCAGTTAACTACTACATGCCCGTCGTGATCGGCTAGTTTAGCTAGCTTGACGATCTTTACTGGACGACATTCTCCATTACCCAAGTCTTCTTTTGTATTCTTAAAAGTTTCTGGGCTCACGATCCAACGTTCGTTCTTAACTCCAGTAAGAATATAATCACCTACACCATACGGCACTGGATTTGGATTTTCAAGCGATACTAATGTTCCAGCTTCAGTTGCGATTTCATATCGCTCAACACGATCTTGCCTTTTATAACACTCAAAAGAATTTGAGTCAAACCACGATTCATCAATCATTTTACTTTACTCCTTAACAAATAATTTAAGATTGGGTGGAGTCCAACCTTCGGGCTTTAATACTTTGCCGTCATCACGCTTACGAACTTTTCCGGTGACGCTATCAATCTTGGCAAAGTTTGTACGCATTACTTCATTCCACGCACCATCTCCGTCTGCTCCAAGACTGTGAATAGCACCAGCAGTTACCACCATGATATCAATCAGTGCGTCTAAACACTCAACGCGATCACCGGCAGAATTTGCTTCCCACAATTCATCTACTTCTTCAGCAATCAACTTTGTATAAAGATTGAATTGACTCTCATTAAACGTGCCCACTGATTGGTCACACGCCGACATAAATTTTTCTTGGTCTTTAAATACACTCATTTGGGTTCTTTCTTTGACTTAGTGTAGTACACTATTAATTCGCTCGCAAGATGATTAGGTCATCATTGGTCCGACCCTTAACTTGTGCCTGCACTGCGTTGATTTCCTTGAACAGCTTACGAGCAGCCGGCTTACCTACACCAAGCAACTTCTTAAGTTGGTCCCCAGGCTTCCGAAGTGTCTTCATTCCACTTTGAGTAGAATCAAAGCCCACAATCGTAGTGCCCTTAACAGACAGAGTTCCAACATGCGAGTCGGCAATGTAGTAGTGAAGCTTACGCTTGGCACTATCGTATGCCCACACTTCAGTGGCACCAACAATCTTGCTAGGATGAATGCTAACCAAATCAATCTTGGCAGCGTCATCCTTAAATTGGCGCATGTACTTGATTTTGGAAACTTGCTTCTCAACGGGGACAGGCTTACGCTTGCGAACCGTTTTGGTTTGCTTCTTTACGCTTACATAGGATCCAACTGCGGCCAACACCGAATCGCAAAACTTAATCATATTGCGAATGGCAATTTTTCCGTACTGAGCATGGCCTTCCTTAAGATCGGCGTCACTGCCCTGTTGTACTTCTTCCAGTTCAGCGCGACGACGCTTCCACACTTCAACAATAATGCTGGTGTGTTGAGGAAGAATGTTGCGCTCGGAAAGAATACCAACCACGTTTACATCGGCGGGTTGAGGTTCGCCATTCAACAGATATGAGTCAAAAAGACCCTCAATGTCGCCAGCAGCTTCACGTGCCTTGTCGCGCATAATCTCCTGAACGTTTGGGCGAGTAGAAATCTTTTCTACTTCAGGCTCAACTTCTTCTTGCTTAGCGGTTTTAGTCAACAGAGCCTTGAGATGATCGCCGATGCGAGCCAATTCTTGTTCGGTTAGAACAAGACCGCGCATTCCCATACGAGCAATCCATCCAAGAGAAATGTTATATTCACGCTCGTGTACACCGCGCAGACGCTTGATATCAGCAGCAGTGACTCCGCGATGAGCAGCAAATTCCAGAATCAATTCTTTGCTCATCTTACGATCAAAAAAGCGAGAGTACCAGTTCAGTGATTGAACCAGAATTCCCTTGCGAGACTCAGTGTCAGGCTGCTCAAAAAATACTGGTTCGGAACCAGCAAACTTTGTATCAGCGTCACGAGGATTCAATTCGGGTGCGATAACAACGTCACCGACCACTGTATTGCGAGATTTGCGAGCCATGTGTATTTCCTACTGAACAGACTATAGTATAGCACTGTATTGATTTATTGTCAAATTTTTGGTTAATCAAAAATATCGTTTATTGGTGCTAACACAGACTCTATTTATTGTCAAGTTTTTTGATAAATACAATATGCCACGTTTATCGCTATATCGCTCGGAAAAATCCAAAGACTATAAATTCTTTGACAGAATAATCAGTCAAATGTTTACTGCTGGGGCAACTGATTTGTATATTCACAAGTATATTGGAGTTAACAATAGCTCGACAAGTAAGGACTTAACTCAACCTCATTATGATAAGACAGACGTAACTAATATACAAGATTTGGTGTTTATGGAAAATCGGGATCGTAAGTATGATAAGAATATTTACAGATTACGTGGACACTACAACGTTCAAAATCTTGATTTTGATTTAAGTCAATTTGGTTTATTTTTGACAAACGACATTATATTCATTACTGTTCATTACAATGACATGATAGATGTAATTGGTCGTAAATTAATGGTCGGTGATGTATTTGAATTGCCACATCTTACTGATTATCATCCACTAGATGAAACTATTCCTATCGGTCTACGTAGATATTATCAAATAACCGATGCTAATTTTGCTAGTGAAGGATTTAGTCAGACTTGGTGGCCGCATTTGTGGAGAATTAAATGTGAGCCACTTGTTGACAGTCAGGAATTTTCAGACATACTTAGTCAACCAATTAACAAAGACAATTATATGGGCGACTATGATCCAGCAAAATCCTATCAGCCTGGATACACAGTTACGTATGATGGTAAGATTTATACTCCAAAACAAAATGCTCCCGCCGGAACTGATCCTTCAAATGAAGCATACTGGGAGCTTGTAAATAATTCCAGTTTAGCGGATGTAATTAGCTCTTACAAGAAAAATATTGAGATAAACGACGCATTGATAGAAGAGGCCAGTAGGTTAGTTCCAAAAACAGGATATGATCGTAGTCAATTATATGTTGTGCCTACATTCACTAACGGTGAGCCTGGGCCTCCAGTGAATGTGACTATAGACGTAACACAAGCCATTTCGGTTGGAAACATAGAAGTGCTTAGTACTGCTAATTACCCAGTTCCTAGTCCAGTACTGCGAATAAACAGACGATACTTAAACACGACTGGAATAACGCCTGGATATAGTATAGTGTTGGGTACTGCCATGACCGTTCCAGAATTAACTGATACTAATAGTGGACCTATGGAAGGAACCGCAGTAGTCACTGGATGTAATATAGGATATAGAGTTGGTCCATATGGAACCACCGACTCTTCTGATAGTAGAGCAGATCAGTATGTATCTTCGCTGATAACAACCAATACTACAAAGATGAATGTATTGACCATAAACTGTGTTGATATCCCACCGGATGTAATACCCGGATTAAAAATAAGCGCCAGTATAATTAATCAAACTCAGCAACAGATACAGGTGTTTTCAAGTGACACAGTAATTACTTCTGTAAATTACAATACAAAACAAATAGTAGTTAGTAATAAAACACTAATCTCTATGCCGGCTGGAACTAAGATATTAACCGCTAGCGATTTTGACGCAGTAGTGACTGAGCAAATGAATTTTCGCGCTGACTGTGATCCTAGATTTAGATTTATTAGAAGAGTGACTCCGCAATCATTTGGTTATATTACCGGCTATAATAGCGGAGACGGTACCGCTCCCAACGGAGAACCGGTGCGCTCTGGAATAGCGTTTCCTTCTAATTCGGCGGTCGGAGATTATTATCTACGAATAGACTATTTGCCGCAAAAACTATACAGATACAGCGGAAATAGTTGGGTGGAAATTTCTCGTAATGTTAGAACTGCGGTTGGATTCACGGTTGATGATGAGAGTCAATTAAGTAGCTTTATTAATAACAGCGCCGTTATCACTACCGCCAGTGGATTGACTATACCAAGTCGTCAAAGTCTAAGTCAGGCACTAAAGATAAAACCCGATTGATATCGTAATCAATAAATAATCTAAGATAATGATTTGGAGTAACAATGGCTGAATATTTTTCGGACAATCAAATAAAACGCTTTCTAATTCAATTTGCCCGCATCTTCAGCAATTGGAATGTCTCTGCTGGAACTGATTCCAACGGGAATCCTATTTTACACCGAGTTCCAATTATGTACGGCGATAGTAGCAGACAAGCTGCCACCATTATTGCCAATAATAGCTCTAATAATTTGCCCAGCTCTCCGTTGTTGACTTATTATATAAGTGGACTTGAGTACGATCAACGACGAACACAGGATCCATATTTTATAGATAAAGTACACGTTAGACAGCGAACCTTCAACGAAGATTCTAATGAATGGGAGACTACTCAAGGTAATGCTTTTACAGTAGAAAGAGTTATGCCGGTTCCATACACACTTAGAATAACGCTTGACTTTTGGTCTACTAATTACAATCAAAAGCTAGAAATAATTGAACAGTTGGGCGTGTTGTTTAATCCTAGTATGGAACTACAAAGCACCGATAATTTTATTGATTGGACTAGCTTAAGCGTAGTGTATCAGGACGGTATAAATTTCACTAGTAGGTCCATACCAATGGGAACTGGAAATCCAGTAGACGTACTTTCCTGGAAATTCTATATGCCAATTTGGATTAGCGGTCCGATTAAGGTTAAGAAGTTAAATGTAATACACAAGATTATTGCTAGTATTTTTACTCGTAATTATAGAGACGATATCAAAGAAGATGATTTGCTGTTAGGCACTAGGCAAAAAATAACTCCGTATGGATATAAAGTATTGTTACTAGAAGACAAACTACAAATTGTAGGATCAAATCAACCGTTTAACCCTTCAAATTCTTCTATAGAGTCAGTTGTTAGTCCACATTCTTGTTTATCGTGGCGAGCAGTGTTAAATGCTTACGGAGTGATTCGTCCTGGTATAAGTATGATAGCTCTTGAAAACCCATATTTAGAAACTGAAATTTTAGGAACTATATCATACTTGGATGATGACGATAATGTGTTAGTGTACAACATTGATTTAGACACACTTCCACAAAATACTCTGGAACCAGTTAACAGTGTTATTGATCCCACTAAAAAGAGTCCTGATAATGGATTATCCTCTCCGGAAACAGGGCAAAGATATTTAATAGTAGAAGACATACCATCACAAATACAATACACCACTCCCACAGTGGTTATTCCTGCTTGGCCTGGATTAACCAATGGAGCAGCAGCAAACGACATAATTGAATTTGACGGAGTAAATTGGTTTATTAGCTTTGATAGCACTGTTGCTCAAGACACACAGTTTGTAACCAATATCACTAGTGGAGTTCAGTATAGATTTTTTGAAAATTCTTGGGTAAAATCGTGGGAAGGATGGTACGGACAGGGAGACTGGAGAATCATTATATAATGTCCAGAATGTGTAATTCAGTGGGAGTAATTTTCTACTCTCAGTCAACAGCTAGACACTTGTTTTTATTAAGAAACTCTAAGAGATATCCAGTGTGGGGTCTGCCGGGAGGTAAAATAGAACGTGGAGAAACACTGCTACAAGCACTAAAAAGAGAATGTGTAGAAGAGTTGGGATTTTTTCCAGAAGATTCAAAGCTATTTCCAATAGAAAAATTTACATCGGATGACGGTAAATTTATCTATCACACGTTTTATTGTTTTGTGAATCAAGAATTCACTCCAATATTAAATAACGAGCATATTGGATATACGTGGTGCGCTGAATATTACTATCCTCAGCCACTACACAGTGGACTATTTAACACTCTTAATTACGACATAATCAAGCAAAAGATAAGCATAATACAGCAGTCACTAAAGTAAAAAGGCCCATAAGGGCCTTTTGTATTAGCGTAACTATTGCTTATAGCTTAGCAACTGATACTACTGTCATTGATGATCCAGCTGGCGCGGCGCCGGCGGATCCGAATGTAAGTATGTATGAGTTTCCAGCAAAGTCTACACCAAACTTATTAGACAGATGAGCTAATCTAACAGTGGTGGTGTCTGCTTTTGTTACTGTGATGGTCATTGTATCGTCAGCTAATGCGGTATCTGCGCTATCTGCCAATACACAAACTCCAGTGTTTGTACCGTCAGAAACTAGAAACTTTCTTGCTCCTTTTTGACGAACTATGTATCCAGCAGCTTCTGCGTTTGCTCCGATTTTAACTCTACAAAGAATTTGATCGCCAGAAATGCCAGTGTCTCCACCAACTACTCCGTATCCAGCTGGATTATCAAATCCTAAATCAACTCCAGTGTGTGATATTTTTAATGGACGTCCCATTTTTTTCTCCTTTGATTACGTTGACGTTCTAGGTCTACGCTGCGGGATTACAGCGTAAGTCGTTGAGAACGAACTAAGTATTTATCGTTAGGAGTAAATTTCTACGTGCTGCTTACCGTACTCTCGCAGTAATCTACCAGCCATAGCATTAGCAACATCTTCAATATTTTGTCGAGTTTCCTCGTCCATATCATTACTGGCCAAGTCTGTTTCAAATTGACGATGATGAACTAGTTCATGACAAAGTGTTCGCATAATGTCGGCTAGATTTCTTTCTCCAACATATACCCATATGTATCCATCACTGTATGTGCTGCCGAACGTTCTTTTTTCTTCAACCTCGTCTAAGTCATATCCGTAGCGAATTTCTGGCACTTTATTAATGCCCATTTTTTTACAAGACCACTTAACAAATTGTTGTAGTTGATTCTTTTTTTCTACCGATTCAAATATTTCTTTTGAGAACATACAGTATTTATGCTACTTACACGATTGTAAGGCAGTCAATAGCTGTTCTTCGTATCCAAGATGTAGATTTCTGTCTGATAGCAGAGATTTGACTTTTTCAAATAAATCACTATCTTCTTGTAGCTTAGGAAAAGAAAAATCTGGCTTATCTGGAGTGGGAGTCTGGCACTTTACTGGTATAGGAACTTTAACTTCCTGTGTGACATATCGTATAGTTTCTTGCGGTTGAGTAGTGGCACACCCACCTATAAACATAGTAAGAATTAAAAATTTACTTCCGCGCATTTTTTAACTCCTCATTAATTAAACGATTGGCATTATCACACGAGCTAACATTAGGCTGTGGTTTCCGATTTAACAAATCTTGCGCTTGAATTTTGTACTTATTAGCCACAGCAGCAGAACGTGATAATTCTGTTTTATGTTTTTCTAAGTTTTCTTGTGCCGTCAATTCTAGTTTAGTTATTGCTTCATTCTGTATATCAAAAGAAATTTTCATTTCCTTTAAGCTAATCTGTGATACTTCTAAATGCTTGTTGGCTAGTTCTAAATCGCCAGTTAATTTTATAATCTTGGTATTTAACACAACTATTCTACCGTACAAACCAAGAATAACAAGCACTAGCAGCGCTGTCGCTATTGCTTTCCAGTAACGCAGAATCATAAACATACTATGCCCATTTTAAGTTAAAGTAAATTAAATCACTTTCTTTTATTTTGGCAGTGATTATAAAGTGTCTAAGACACAACTCATAGTCTATATGTGAATGACATTCTGGAACTTCGCAACAGTGACTAATTATCCACCTACCCTTTTCACTGTCTTTCCATTCTAAAAACGGTTTCCAATCAAATATATTTGCTGGAATATTGTCGTACTCCATAGCGTCAATATTAAATGAATGTACGATTAGATTATGAATGACAATCGGAATGCCATCAATCATTTTTACAAAATGCTGACTCATACTGCCATTTTCTTTATGTGATGTTGATAAAATATACTTCTCTTAGCGGGCATTGATTGTCTAGACATTCTTTCGATTGTCAATGACACATTCGCTATAGATGTCTTAAACTCATCCGCAATAGCTTTTAGACCATACACCGTTTTTGTGGAGGCATCTGGATAGATAATCTTATATTGTTTTGTATATGATTGGTCTTCTGGTTTTGCTCCTTTATTCCAAGGTGTTCTACCTCTGAGTTTGACGAGTGTTTCTTCAGAATGTGTTTTGCCGTAGAAGTAGTTTTTAGCCCCACTTCGATCATAAGTTTGACAACTCATACATGTTTTTGCGCCTGCTGCAATTTTCACCGACTGACATAATGGACACATTTTTCTGGATATACCACCAAGCCATCTACCATTTGATGATCCCTTAGAGTGCTCAAATCTTTTACATCTCTCTTCTTTCGTCAACATTGCCAATTTCTTCAACATGGTCTCAGTTCTTCTCTTTATAATGAATTCTTTATATGGGTGATTAGATAAGTTATCTCCGCCACCCACAGAACCAATGTTGTATCCATCAATGTTGTTATCTATATACGTTTGTTCCAACGCATACAATTCTTTTTTTGTTTGAAAGTTAGTTTCCTCGACAATGTAGAACTTGAATTTATCCAATCCATACTTGTTCACCGCTCGTTGTAGATAGATACAATGATGACGATTATGTTTCAGTCCACGTTTATGAGTGGTGAATCTCTTCACGATGTTCATGGAACTACCGTAGTATTTTTTACCACTTTCTATGTGTTCAATACAATAGATTCCTTGTTTTTTCATACAGACATCTTCATTTTTATTGGTGGATGAAATTGATAGTCGATCAACTTGATGTCATTCATCGTGAACTTGTCGATGTCTTTGACCTTCGGGTTCAACCATAACTTTGGAAGTGGGTATGGTTCACGTGTAAGTTGCTCTTTCAACGAGTCTATGTGATCGTTATATATGTGAGTGTCACCCATAGAAATGATTAACTCACCAACATCAAGATCACATACTTGTGCTATCATGTGAGTCAGCAGAGAGTATGATGCTATATTGAAGGAAATTCCGAGTCCTACATCTACCGAACGTTGATACATATGACAACTTAATTCACGATTTTTACTAACGTAGAATTGACTCATCACATGACATGGTGGTAGTGCCATATCATCTAATTCTGATACATTCCAAGCACTGATAATATGTCTGCGATCCCAGGGCTTATTTTTAATTCCTTCAATCAAATTTTTTACTTGATCTATCTCTGTGCGATTACTAGCGATGCGAACACCCTCTGGATGCCCTGGACCAAAGTCAATCAACTCAGAGTGCTTACGCCAGTTGCGCCACTGTACACCATACACGCGTCCAAGATCACCTTCAAACTTAGCCTTGGGTTTCCAATAGGGAGCAGTAGCGTTAGGAGACCAAATAGTAACTACACCATCACGTGTGCCGTGAGTAATTTCTGCTAATCGTCTTTCATCAGATGATCCTTCCAAAAACCAAAGTAGTTCACCAGTTACTGCCTTCCATGCTAATTTTTTGGTAGTAATCGCTGGAAATCCTTGTCTAAGATCAAACCTTAATTGTCGTCCAAATACGCTAATGGTTCCTATACCAGTACGATCATCTCGTACCTCGCCATTCTCTAAAATGTCTTTTAATAAATTGTGATATTGTTCCATAGGAATATATTACACTAATCTTTCCCAGATTTCAAATCTGTGTTTAGCCGAAAGTTCTCCGCTAATTAACTCAAAATCTTTCAAGTACTGTTTTACATCTAATGTAACATCGCATTGTTCTACGCTATTAAATTTGGTCAAATACACTCTATTGATGTAGGGTAGCATAGTACATAACAGTTTTGCTCCGCCAATAACAAAAACTGATTCCTTTTCCGAAACATTCATCATCATATCTTCAACACTAGCATATACATCGCATCTTGAATCAATCAATGATTTACTTATGACTATGTTACGACGATTGGGCAATGGTTTTGGCATATCACTAAGCCACGTACCACTGCCCATAACAACAGTGTGTCCAGTAGTAATAGTTTTGAATCGTTTAAGATCAACCGGTGATTTTGGCCACGGCAAAGAATTATTATGACCAAACCCACCAATGCTGTTTACGGCAAAAATAGCATTCATAGATTTTTTAATAAATTATCAGTTTCTGGCTGTACCGTTTCGGCTATGCCTTCAATGTCCAGAATAAATTCTATGCCGATCATTTCGGAATCATACTCTTCTAATTTTCTAGAAATTGCTTCCTCTATTTCTTCGCTATCAAATCCTTGATTCAACATAGACCTGATATTGATTGTTCTTTGTTTTCGCTTTTCTAGTTTTAGAATAAGTTTTTTTATAAACTCAACGGGAATCTTAGTCTTGTCTACATCTTCAATGATGTTTTCCCAGCGTTGAAAAATTTCTGGAGACACTGTATTATCCTGCTACTGCTGCCTTTTTAGGGCGGCCGGCCCTCTTTGTTACCGTGCCTGCTTCAGCAACTACAGATTCAACTACTGCTACTTTTTTTGTTCTAGTTTTCTTTTCAAGAACTTCAACCACTGCTGGTTTCTCTAGAGATTGTGCTTCGTTTAATAGACGCTCAGATTCAGCCAACAATCCACGTGCTTCTGCTGCCATTTTTTCTGCTTGTGCTCTTAGATTGTTTGCTATTAAAGAGTCATCTAGTGCTCCAGCTGCTGCCGCGGGCTGCGACTTTTCTCTCATTCTACGAGCTACGTCCTTTGGATCTTGTAATCCACGGCTTGAGTCTATCTCTTGTAGCTTCTTTACTGCTTCTTCTCCGCGACTCATCTCGTCTAGAATTTTATTTAATTCGTCCAATTTAATTTGTTGCGATGGAGCAGGAGTCATTGTGACTAATGACGTTTGTACTTTCTTTAACATTCCCTCGCGGTGTAATACCTGAAGAATGATTTGTCCATCTTTTGTATAGTTACGATTAAGAGCATCAGCCAAATTATCACTGCTTTGCCCAACATCACTTTCTATACACTTAATAAGCGGGTCGTGTACGTTTTGATTAAGAATTTCAGTGTATACCACCAAGCACATATGTTCTTCACTTGGAATTTGCCTGAATATCACTGCTACTTTACGATCACCATGTTTGCCCACGTGTTTAATAAATTTTGCCATTATGTTCTCCTTTAATGCTTCAAGTATTTAGATACTATTTGATAGATAGAAAAATTTATGTGATCAGTGGAGTTTTAGTTTGCCTGTCGCTGTAAATTTTATTACCAATTTCACGAATAGTATTGGCTGCTACTTGTGGGCTACTACTGAATATTTCCACAATTTCTTTATAAGTCATGCTACTAGTGAACGAATAAATTTCATAACATCGTTGACTGTTAAACCTAGCACGAAGAATCATATACTGTAGAGGATTTCTCCAATTCACTGGTTCTCCTTTCAGCGTTTGAATAATAGCCTCTCGTTCTCCTTCTGATACGTTGATCAGTGATTCAAGTCCATGCATATCCCACATGACAATATAGGTATCAATTGTTGTGTTTTCTGATGAGTTCATATATTACTTCCACTTGTTGTATAGCAGTTTCTAATGATTCATTGTTTTCTGCCGTGGATAAAATGTCTTTCCACTTCATCCATCGTTTCAAACTGGTTTGATTATTTGCTTCAATAAAGTCATTGTTATTTGCTCTCAAATATACAGACTTAGATCCGCTGTCAGTGGTATAGATTATTAATTCTTCAATCTGTTGAATCATAATAGAAAAAGACCCGCCAATGCGGGTCTATATTTCATCGAAACACTTACTCTTTGAAGTAAGCCCAAGTGCCAAACGGGGGCTTAATAGTATCGTTACCGTGAATGATCCAAGTAACATCGGTGAAATTCTCATCGCCCCATGAACCGAACGGATATCCGTCAGTAAACACGATCAGCCGCTTGGTGTCCTTGTCGCGAGTCTTTAGATGATCAAAGATAGCGTCAAAGTCAGTGCCGCCACCCCCAGTTGGCTCGTATGAATCAATGGAATCCAGATTGTCACTGTTGAAGTCTTGAGCGTTGTAAACCGCAGTATCAAAGCAAAATACATGTACACGATAGCTATCAAAAGACTCCATGATTCCACGAACCTCACCAAGAAATTGTGCTGCCTGCTTATTGCTAATTGACCCACTCATGTCAATAGCGACGGCAATATCAATTTCTTCACCAGGAGTCATTCCAGGCATAATAGCGTCCATATGCCAACCACGACGACTCGGGCGAATAAAAGAATAATCGCTGCGAATAGCACTGGTCAGATTAGTTTGAATCAGTTCTCGCCAAGGCATTTTTGGCTCAGTAATTTCCTGAATCATTCGCTGAACTCCAGCTGGAACGTTTCCTGCCCCGTCACAAGAACGAGCGGCAGCAATAATGTTTTGCTTGATTTCCTGACGCAATTGCTCACGCTCAGACTCAGACATAGGAGTGGGACGCTTTCCGCGCTTGCCGTCCTTGTCACCATTGCCATCACCTTCACCGTCTTCGTCTCCGTCAATGTGATCGTCAAGCATTTGATCAATTAGATCGTCAATATTGATCTTCTTGGCGTTCTTCATCAAATCGTCATAAATTTCTTCGGCTGGCTTGCCGTCATACTTTGCTTCATACAAGCAAGGAACAGTCTTGATAAATTCGCCAACCTTATGACGCTTCAAGTCTGCGTTAACAGCATAGTCATCGGCAATGTTCCAAATTTGAGGATCACGAGATTCGCGACGGCCCATGTGATCGTAGCAAACGTGAAGTACTTCGTGACCGAACAAGAATTCTACTTCGCCGCGAGTCAGCATCATAATGAAGCGACTATTGTAGTAAAAATTACGACCGTCGGTGGCAGCAGTGGACAGCCACTCATCAGCGTTAACCAACTTCAATCGTGTAGCCAGATTGCCAAAGAATGAATTCTTAAACAACAGTGACACTCGCGCGCCAATAAGACGCTCACGTGCCTGATTGTCAATACTAGACTCTGTTGGGCCAATGAGCTTATCCAGCTTAGTGTTGCGAGACTTCTTGCTCTTCGTGGGATTCAGTACTTCTGACATATATATCTCCTATTGATGTTATATTCTAGCAGTATATGTATTTTCTGTCAAATAAAAAATGGCGTCCGTAGACGCCATTTTTAATGGCTTTTATCAGCTACGAGCAGCATCAAGAATGTACCTGCCGTACTTCTTGTGAAACTCATCAAAGCAGGCCAGCTTTGACGGCTCCAGAGGAACACCGTATTGCTTGATGGCGATACGAGAACCAAGAATAACCAACTCAGTCTCAAAATTGTTCATCATGAACATGATAAAGTTGTTAGTCATCTCGGCCAACTTTTCACGCTTGAGTTCCTTCTTGTCCATCAATGCCTTGAGTTCGTAGCAAAGAGAAACAGTCAGAGAGTACATAGCCGATACTTCCTTGACCTTGAGTTCCTTGACCTTACCAGTCAGAACGTCAATCGCCTCGGGCAGTTGAGAACTGAACTTGCGGTGAGCTTGAAACTTAGCAGCAAGACCCTCGCCGACAGCACCAGCCACCAGAGTGAACAGTGTTTCACCGTCCATGTCCTCGTCCTTCAGCAGTTCGCTAACGAATGTCCAAGACCGCGGAGTAGCGAAAGCACGACTGGCAGACTTTGAATCAAAATCATACATATCTTGCTTGGCGAAACTCAGATAGCCAACCACATCACTGTGAATACCCTTGGCAGTGGCCCACTGCTGCCAGCTAGGGAAGTCAGGGCGCATTTCCACGTGAATGAAACGATTGGCAAGCGGCATAGGCATGCGGAAAGTCACACCCTTGTCAGTCTCGCGATTACCCGCAGCCACAATCACCACGTTCTTAGGCAACACATACTTGCCAACACGACGATTCAGAATCAGTTGATAACCAGCAGCCTGAACAGCAGGAGCGGCAGAATTCATCTCGTCCAGAAACAGAACCACGATGGGATACTGGCTGGCAAATTCTTCGTCAGGAAGATCCACTGGAGGTGCCCAGTCCATCTTGCCGATTTCCTTGTTGAAGAATGGGATGCCACGAATATCAGTGGGCTCCATCTGCGCCATACGCAGGTCAATCATGAACCCACCCAGTTCCTGAGTAATTTCACTGACGACATCGGACTTGCCAATTCCAGGAGGGCCCCACAAAAACACGGGACGTTGAACTTGAAACGCCTTCAGCAGAGCCTTGCGGGCCTGAATAGAGGTTACGGTATAAGAATCAGAGACTTGAACTGCCATTTTTGGCTCCTTTTTTGATGATGAAAGAATTATAAAAGAAAGACGATTTATTGTCAAACAAATTAAACTGCGCCGGTCCAAGTGACGCGAGAGAAATCCCCAGTCAGAACATTTCCACGAGAAAAATTCTTGGCGGGGGCGGCCCAAGATGCGGCCTTCAAAATGTCGCCCACTTTGAACTTGGCATCAGCCTTGGCAACAATGAACGAATGTACTCCGCCATTGCTGACAATCTTGAGATACTTGCTACCACGCTCGGTGCTCAGATTGGCGTTGAATCGCTCAACCATTTCCTTGCGAACTTGAGCCTTGATGGGATCGGACATATCAGTCTTGCCCCACGCGAGATAATCAGCACGAATGTGATTCAGATATTCAGCGATCTTTGCGTCAAATTCAGCGGTCATTTTTTGCTCCGTTGTCTAACTCAGTGAATACAGTATATCAAGAAACCGATTTATTGTCAAATTTTGCGTTCAGTCATAGCGACATATTCATCGTAAGACAGATACATATCGGTGAGAGGATTCCAGTACTGACCAGCACGCGGGTCATAGTACAGTGCAATATTGCCATCGTAGAAAAACGGACCTTCCAAGCCATCACGCTCAGTGAATGAGGCACGAAATTCAGGGTCAATGTTCAGAACACGATATCCCATTACCGACTCCTGTTGCTTTCTAACTCAGTGAATACAGTATATCAGGGAATGGATTTATTGTCAAGAAATGAGAGAGCCATAGATTATCCATTTTTCAAGATGATCAATAGCTTCGTTGACTGTTTTTAATTCATTTAAATTTTGAGAATCTTTCCCACGAGAGCGATTTTTGACTTCGGCACCACTTAAAATAGTCACCATTCCGTCGATATTTGACAACATTTTATGTAAGTCGCGGTTGTAGGGCAAACTACGAATTTTTGATTGTAGCTCGTCTCTTCGAGTTGACCATTCTAAGCTTGAATTAATCATATGCGTAGTGTAAATGCTACACTATTTATTGTCAATCAATAGTTCTGTCCTGCTACGAATCCTGACCAACTTGTCCCGCCATCATATGTCATTATGGTAATGATATCGTATTTGTTAGCAGTTGCGGTTATTACTGGGGCCACTCCACTTGGCCATTTGATAGACGATGGCCACGCTAGTGATCTTTCGCCAATAGCATCTTGTCTAATAATTAGTGCCAAGTAGAAAAGTCTACCACTGACTGGTACATTACTGAAAGTTAGACTGGTAATGTTTGAACTCATTGTAATGACAAAATTATTTGACAGTGAACAATCAATATTGGTTGTTGCTGACGCTGTTACATTACTAGTAGACTCAGTATAAGCAGTTCCAAATGCTAATGACGATGACAGGGTTACAGCGCTTGAAAATATTGTAGCGTTCGGTACTGTGCCGCCGGCAAAACCACCGCCTGCTACAACATCATCAACATATTTTTTTGTTGCTGCGTCTGTTTCTTGTGTAGGTGTAGCAAGACTTGTAATACGCTTACTAGAAACATCAACTGTTCCGGTTCCAATTGGCACTAAATTAACATTAGCATTAGATCCACCAGCAGTAAATGTTAGAGCTTCTGTTCCAGTAATACTACCGGTAGTAGTTCCAGTTCCACCATTTGCTACTACAAGAGTGCCCTCTAGTGTTATAGTTCCACTACTAGTTATTGGACTGTCTTTTACTGTTAATCCTGTAGTACCACCACTTAGTGCTACACTAGTAACGGTTCCAGTGGCAGCCGATATAGTTGTCCAAGTTGGTGCTCCACCGTTTCCGTTGCTGGTTAATACTTGACCCGTTGTGCCATAATTAGCGCCACTTAGACCCCACGCACCAGAGCTAACTATACGCAGTCTCTCTGTTTGTGAACTGCCAGTCGTTACGATTACTGAACCAACTCCATCTGGTCCAACACCGCTCTGTAAATATACATTGCCACCAGTTCCGCTACCACCTGCTGCCCCCGGTCCCCCTCGTAGATATACATGACCTGGAAGACCTCCAATAATTGGAACTCCGCACGCTCCACCAATAATTAGTATACTAGCTCCAGTAGCGGAGCCAGTCGCGGCGGCCGCAGCAGCAATAGTAAAAGTACTATCGGATGCTCCGACGCTAATAGTATTACTGCCATTATAGCTAATTTGTGAGGTGGCAGAATACGCATTAGAACTCTTAAATATTAATTGTCCGTTACTTCCAGGAACTGCGGTTAATCCAGTACCACCATTAGCTATAGCTAATGTCCCACCCAGAGTCAATGTTCCGGATGATGTTATTGGTCCTCCAGTAAGAGTTAATCCAGTAGTGCCTCCGCTACTGCTAATACTTGTTACTGTTCCAACTGCTCCCGGAGCCCACGTTAATCCACTAGTGGAAGCTGAATCTGCCATCAACACTTGTCCATCAATGCCAACAGCTAATCTTATGTTGCTGGTACCATTGTTGGCAATAATGTCTCCTTTAGTTGTGGCGGGAGATAACTCATTGAACGCAGCGGTTTTATTATTTTGACTGGTTCCCCCTTGAGCTACTGATAGTGGAGTTGTTAATCCGCTCAAGCTAGTAATGTCGCTATTAGCTCCGCTTTTCGCCGCTTCTAAATTACTACGAGAAATGCCAATGTCACTGTTCCCAGTGCCACCTTGAGCAGTGGAAAGTATTCCTGTTATTTGTGCTGCTTGTATAGATTGTATTTGTGTTGACTGTATTTTATTTTGTGGCATGTTCTTCCTTATACAAAGCTATATATTGTAATTTCGTCACTCGCTTGTAGTTCTTGATTAAAGGTTATTTCTTTTGTTCCAGTAACCATATAGGACTTAGTAGCTCCCTCTCGTTGTAATACACCATTTATGAAAACTTGAATATACACAGTGTCGTCGGTTTTTGCTACTGTTTTTACCGTAGTTGTTATCACTATTTGTCCAGCAGTAGCAGTTATTTCTTGATATTTAGGCCCTGCTGATTTCCACTGTGGTGCTGCTCCTGTACCACTTGAAGTTAATACTTGACCAGCAGTACCTGATTGACCCTGAATATCCCACTGTCCACTGGAGTGTATTTTTAATTGACTATCAAAACCAGGAATATTGTCGTTAGTAAACGTTACTTCCTCGTCTTTTTGATAGTTTACTGTTTGCAAGTCTATTGATTTGCTTTTTATTACTAGATCAGTAGCATTATTACTTTCTATTGAATTTTCAATATCATCAAAAACTTTTTGATAACGAATACTTGAAATGATAGTAGCTTCTTTAGTGGGCTGAATTTGTACGGAATACTCGTTATTCATTAGAATTTCGTTACCGTTATCATCGGGCTCTAGTCTGGTGTGTATTACTTCTAAAGACGCTCTTGGATTTGAGTTATTACCAATCCAACCCTGATTTCCGGCTATTCTAAGTCCACCGTGAGGAAGAAAGTTATATTGATTTAAAAATCGCAGTTCTTCTACATTTAATCTTTCAAGTTTACCAACCTGTTGAAGAGAACTGTGAGTTATCGTGCTTGGCAATGTAGATCCTACAAGCCCTCCAAGATTTACACTTGGGAATTTCCAAAGAGCCGGCGTGTCAGCGCCACCGCTAGTAAGAACCATTCCTTCGGTCCCATATTCGCCGTTTATTCCTATTTTTCCGGAATTATCTATTTCAACTATTTCTATTAGAGGGCTTGCTGGATCCTTTGCTGTTCTAAATATAATATTTCCGCCAGATCCAAGAGCTGAAGTGCCACCGTCAATATAAACATTCCCACCAGTAGATTCTTCTCCCGACGCAGAACCTGCTTTTAAGAATATATCTGCTCCAAATCTATTTGAAAGATTACTCGCGCCTGATTGTAGTACTAAACTTACTGGCCCCGGTACATTGACTGATGTTTGCGTGATGGAAGTTCCATCAACGTTTGATGCTCCAAAAATAGTAAAGAAGTTGTTGTCGTCTTCATCACTCCAGGCACTACCTAATCTTAGAGCAGACTGAGCTACGTAGTTAATATCAGTGATTCCATCTATTACCCCATCTTTATTAAATAATAGATTTTTATTTACACCCCGTGATATAACGGTAGTTGGATATATCCATTCTGCTGTTGAGCCGTCACTGACTAGGGATTTACCAGCAGTGCTACTGTCTTGAGTTGGTAGAAGTTTCTTAATTCCCGCTTCTGCCGTCGTCGCTCCTGTGCCACCGTGTTCTATTTTTAGAGTTCCCCCAAGCGTAAACGTTCCTCTATCAGTTATTGGTCCACCGAGCGTTGTAAGTCCTGTTGTCCCTCCACTCATCTCAACTGAGTTTACTGTTCCAACTACTCCGCCGGTAATTACACTAATAACCCCGTTATCGTCAGTTCTAGTAGTTATTCCGTCTGGCTTTACAAGTCCCAATCTACCTTCAGTAGCAGTTGGAACTAAACTATCACCTGATAGACTGGCCCAAAAAGCATTTGTTCCGTTACTTGCTAAAACATAGTTTTCTGCTAGCTCTTGATCTGGTAATAGATTAGTTAAAGCATCTACTTTGTTGGTTGCCGCTGTACCACCGTACTCTATAGATAGAGTACCCCAATATGGAGTTGTATCCCCTCCGGCAGATAATAGAGGCTGTCCTGGCAATCCTATTTTTGGATCGCCTCCACCCTCTGAGTCCTGACCCATTTCTCCCAACTGCCACGCGCCAGTATTCCAGATGGTAAAGACTCTCTTAGCGTCTTCATATTTAGCGGTTTTAAATATTATCTGTCCGCCCTCTTGTTTATATGGGTTATTATTAGGGTCAAGTTCAGAACTTATATATCCCTCCCCGGCCTCAATATAAATATCTGCGCCTGGGCTCGATGGAGAAAAACCACCAGGAGATGGGGCGCCTGCGACCCCATCTCCCGCTTTTATAAATATGCTTCCAATCCCGATATCTTCAGGCTCCCACGTAGGTCTTTCACGCCCACTGGCGTGACCTCCAACAATTGATATTGTTCCGGTGTGGTATCCATATCCCGGTCGTGAGCCTGAGTTAGATGTGTATATTCTAAGATTAGTCCATGACTCGCTCGTAATTCCGAACTCATGCGTTACAGAATCGGTATTTCTAAAACGATCACCGAGTACTAAAGCACTATTGGGCACATATATGCGCGGGTCCAGTGATGGTTCATAACCGTTGTGTATATATTTAACTGTTCTAGCGTACTGTGTTTTTCGTGCGCCCCCGTCGGCATATATAAAAGAATTATAATCCTCTTGCTCTAGAGTATCAAGACTCAATGCTCTGGCACTAATTTGATCAGTGGCCGGGTCAATATACATAGAGTTAGAGTTCAAAGCAACTATACCCGGCTGAATATAGTTAGCTATCGGTACAGGAGCACTTTCCCAAAAAAGATCGTATCCATTCCACAGCTCAGGTGTCGTCTCTTCATATGGTACATATCGATACTGTAGATAATATGAATTACCGTCATTCGGGTGAGGTGGGAGCAAATTCCTTATATCAGTGCTTAATGTGCCATCATGTGCTACTTGTATTGTTGTTCCATCTGGTTTTACTACCCCAAGTCTATTAGTAGTGGCTATTTCTAACCCAGATGCCTGCACTGGCGCCCAACCAAGTTGTATTTTGCCGGAGTTATAATTGTATGTTAGATATTCACCGTGGCCTGACGTGGTGTTGCCCACCGGAAAAATTCCACCAATATCTACTTTTATTATTCCTTCTGTTTCAGTAATAATGGTTTCGCCGTCTAATCTAACTCCACCCAATTTACCTTCGGATCCAACTCCCGCTCTTGGAATGAATGCTTCCATCTCTGCCCAAAAAAGACTACCACCAGTGGTGCTTAAGACTTTACCTTGATTTCCTTCTTGATTTGGAAAAAATTCATTGTAAAATAAATCACCGAAAAATTCATTGTTAAAGCCTAATTGCCCGTGAATATCCAGTAGTAGATGCTCTTGATTTATTTTAATGACACCAGGTCGTGAGGCCGCTCCGTATGTAGCTAGTGGAAGTTCTTCCCATCTAAGTGTTCCGGATTTTGTACCTTCTTCGGTAGAAACGCCGAATCCGTCAGTAGTTAAAAAGTGAAAATTTTTTCCTGATTGATCGGGAATTATTTGATTTCCAACATTTATAGTGTTTACCTTAATCATTCCACGACCCTCAGGGTCACGAAGAGTGTCATGATCAATCTCTGCTACTTTTGCCCTTAATGAAATACCCAATCCTGCCGGATGCCCGACCAGTTGTAGACCTCCGTATTGAACATCTCCTACCGGTGGGTGAATCAAAACCATTCCGCGTTTGCTATAACTAGCTATCATAGAATCCCACTTTGGAGATTGACTTGTTCCTCTAGATATTAGTATATGATTTTGTTCACCAGTGTCAGTTTCTATCTTGTTAAAAGCCCAAGACCCCGACGAGTTTATTCTAAAAACTTCTTCCGACGGTTCCCCAGTACTAAAACTTATAAAGCCAGAATCTGCTAGTCCAAATCCACGACCTCCAGTTAAGTACAGATTCCCTGCCGGGGGAATAGTTAAACCCTCAATAGCGAATGAATCGCCGCCTTTTATTTCTACTGATGATCCTCCGTTAGTAATAGATTTTGCTTCTTGTCCTACTATTAAAAATAATTCGGATAAGCCACTTCCGACTGTTAATTCTCCTCGACCGTCATATGATATGCGACTGGTACCACCTAAAAATCCTTCGTTATTGTACTGAAGCTGTCCGTTTAATCCAACGGCGCCGGGCTTTGCTGTATCCCATCGTATGTTAGTGCCGTTTGTAGTAAGAACGAAATCTTTTTTGCCAGCTTGAGGAGGTAGAAATGAGTTTATGGCAGCAGATGGGTCCGATGTTCCAGTTCCACCCTGTTCTATGCTTAATGGAGTTGTTAAACCACTAAGACTTGTGATATCACTATTTGCTCCGCTCTTTGCCGCCACCAAATTTATTCTGGCACTATCTGCTGTTGTCCCACCGGTGCCCCCAGCAAGAACAGGCAACACATCAGCCATTAATGTAAGCGCACTAGTACTAAACAGTGCTCTATTTGGACCAATCAGAGTTGATAATCCAGTGCCGCCTTGATTTACACTAAGCGGTGTCGTCAGTCCACTCAAGCTAGTGATGTCGCTGTTATCACCACTTTTTGCTACTTCTAAATTAGCGCGAGCGCCCTCTGGTGTTTTACTACCAGTACCACCCTGATTTACACTAAGCGGAGTTGTTAGACCACTTAAGCTAGTGATGTCACTGTTATCTCCGCTTTTTGCTGCGCCTAAGTTTGCCCTTGCGCCTGTCGGCGTTTTACTACCAGTGCCGCCTTGATCAACGCTAAGCGGTGTCGTCAGTCCACTCAAGCTAGTGATGTCACTGTTATCTCCGCTTTTTGCTGCTCCTAAGTTTGTTCTTGCGACAGAGGGCGTAGAAGCGTTGGTTCCTCCCTGCGCGATAGTAAGAGGAGTAGTCAGTGCTGATAATCTTGTAATATCATTGTTTACTCCACTCTTAGCCACTTCTAATTCTATTCTAGCTAGTGCTGGAGTTGACGCATTAGTTCCGCCCTGCGCCACACTAAGTGGAGTTGTTAATCCACTTAAGCTAGTAATGTCACTGTTATCACCACTTTTTGCTGCTTTCAAGGACTCTCTGGCTTCAGCCGCGTTTGTTGATCCAGTGCCGCCATTATTAACAGATAATACTCCGCCAAGAGTTATGATCCCGATTCCACCATTTGCTCCCGTTACTGGTCCGCCAGTGGTAGTTAACCCAGTTGTGCCACCGTTAACATTTACGCTTTTTACAGAGGTCGCTAGTGGCTCTACCCAAGATAATATTCCCCCGCCATCGGTAGTAAGAACTTTATTTTCGTTGCCAGTTTGATCGGGCAACATAGCAGTAATAGTTGAACTTAGATTATCGTAACCAGTGCCGCCAAATTGCGGTGATAGCACTTGAGTCAATCCAGAACTTTTTCCAGAAATGTCACCCGTTATACTTGCTCCACTTATAGCTGCTATAGTTGATAGTGCGTTCCCGTCGGATACAACAAATCCAGAGTCAAAACTGGTTCTTCCAGTTCCGCCCTTTGATATCGGCACAGTATTTAAACTAAGAGTAATAGTTCCTGATCTTGTTATTGGGTTAGTGCCTCCTACAGTTAAATCAGTAGAGGTTATGGTGACTGAATTTACTGAACCATACTGTGGAATATTAAGAACGTTATTATCAAACGTAGCAGCACCACTGGTGCCAACAGTCTGTAGCGTGACTACACCCTGATACACGGGAATATTTAATACATTGTTCGTGAATGTAGCTGATCCTGTTACATCATTCGTGGTTAAACTTACAGGCAGTTGATAATCAATATTGGGTTCCGCAGTTTGTAGACCGCCATTAACTCCCTTAGTTATTCCATTGATGTATGTGCCAATTGTTATGCTAGGGTAAGTACTTGCGGAAGACACTTCTCCAGTAAATCCATTGGATGAGTTAACCGAAACTGATTTAACTGTGCCTACTATACCGTCGGTAGTAACACTTATTCGTCCGGTTTGATTGACTACTATAGTACTATTGTCAACAGTGACTGAACCCAGTACCGACATAGTTGCTACTCTAGAGCTTACTGTTACTGCTCCAGTAGATGATGATAAACTAATGCCGGGACCAGCACTTAGCGACATTACCCAATTATTTTTAGTACTCAGTATTCCACTATCGTCTATATTTAACCCGTCTCCAATGATGACTCCACCCAAGCGACTGGTTGTTGAAGTTGGAAGTGTATAGGATATTACACCATCAACGCTTATTGCTATAGTAGTACCATCAACTTTAACTCCACCCAGTGTATTTGATCCAGCTATTGGTAACACATAAGGTATAGCAGATAGTTTCCCTTCAGAATCAATAACAAGTCCTGCGCCTGTTTTGACTCCTCCCAACTCATTATTGTTTGCTATTGGCAATGTATATTGCTGAGCACTAATTATGCCGTCTTCAGTTATTGTTATTGTGCTGTTATCAATCTTTACTCCACCAACGCTGCCACCACTAGCAATTGGTAGAGAATATGATCCAGCGCTTAGCACTCCATCACTGTCTATTGTTAGATTGTCTCCGATCTTGACTCCACCTAGTGTATTGGCAGAGGCTGGACGAAGTATATAAGCGTCTCCAGTAGTGCTTGAAATTTCTCCAGTTATCGGATCTACTACTATAGTAGTGCCATCAACTTTAACTCCGCCCAACGTGCTAGCACTTGCTACAGGCAACTGATAGGGAGTGCCAGTGCCGACAAATATGCCGCCGACTGTTTTTCCATCGCCGACTCTAATAGAGTTAGTTATCGGGTCGTACCATAAGCGACCCTCTTGCCCTATTTTTTCTTCTGCCGACTGTGAATTTCTACTGGTAAAAAAATCCTGAGTGTAAGACACTTGATATCCTTAATGTTTAGTAGTATTTATTCTTACTGTGTCAGTAAAGATATCAATTGCTGCTTTGTATTGATGGGCCGCTCGCGTCAGGGAAAGAACGTCCAGATCCAGAAATAACTCTAACTGCTCCCCAAGCACCTCCGCCCCCAGCATTATAATTTTTAATTCCGTTTCCAACTACTATTGGTATTATTTGCCCGGGTGTAACCACAATGTTATTTTTCCACCCCAGACCACCACCGCCACCGCCTGCTGCTGGAGTACTGGCAAAATACCCTCCTGCGCCACCGCCAAACAGTCCGCCAAAACTATTTGTCCAGTACTGAGTTCCAAAGCTTCCTCCCCAGCTTCCGTACCCATTTTGAGTAAATGGTGAGCTACCGCCACCACCTCCACCGCCCCCATCAGCGACAGCATTTCCGCTAGTAGAACCTATTCCGTATATGCCAACTCCCAATCCACCTAAAGGCGTCGTGATAATCGGATTTAAGCCTACACCTCCGTTCCCGCGATATCCGGCCGCACCACCACCGCTGCCGCCTCTCAAAACCGTTAAAACAGTATAAGTATCTCCTCCGTTTCCTCCATTGGCGCCGCCAGTTCCAACATAAGAACCTCCAACTGTTCCGTTTGCTCCGTATCCAATCACCTCAGTAGTTCCAAAAGTGCTATCGCCTGCTTTAACAGCCAGCCCTCTGCCTGATCCTGCGCCAACGCAAACAACACTAACATTGTATACACCATCTGGTACTACATAGTAATACGTACCTGGTTTATCAAATACTGTATCTGTAATCTTACTCTTGTATCTGATAATTACTGTGCCCGATCCACCTAGTCCCCCGCCTCCTCCACCACCGCCTCCAGTGTTAGCTTGCCCATTGGTGGCCGCAACTGCTGGAACAGTATTTCTGTGTCCATTACCACCGCCTCCTATTCCGCCGAGTCCATTAAGTCCCACGGTGGCACTATAGCCATTGTCTGACGACACTCCACCTCCTCCGCCACCTCCATAGTACTTATTGGTAAATGAAACTAACCGTCCTAATCCACCGTCTCCAGCAGAACAGCTTAGTGTGTTGCCACCCACAGCTCCAGCTCCACCGCCGCCGGCTCCTCTATGAACATAGCACGCGCTCCAGGGAGTAGCTGTGCCTCCACTATTTCCCTGCGTGGAGAACCCCGCTCCAGGACTAGTAGCACCATATCCTATACCAGTTGGCATATAGTATCCAACTGCTCCTCCTCCAGACGCGCCGCTCAGACCCGAGGTAGCACTGTTATAAGCTAGCCAATTTCCACCACTTCCTCCGCCATAAGCTTCAAATGTTGGGCTAGTCAGCACTTTTGATACTGGTCCCACTGTAGTTATAGTAGCGTTTGTGATACTTCCATCTAAGAATGGATCCGGAGTGGCTGAACCAAATGGTCCTACTGTGACCACTGTTGGGTTGCTTACTTTAGTGATAGTTAAGTTATTATTGCTACCGTCAACTATCTGTTCTGCGTTGGCAGTTAGTAGCGTTGTATTTGCTATAGCAGTCAATGAACTAGTAGGGGCTATACTATCAATGTATAGTGCTCTTCCCTTGACTACTCTAAAATTACTTATATAACCTTTTAGTAAGTATGAAGTGCTATAGTACCCACCGATGGCAACACCTGTACAGCTATAATTTGTAGTATCAATTCTACTTGCGGCCGGAACGCCATTTATATAAACTGTGGTTCTACCACTTCTGCGAATCAGAGCAAAATGTGTCCAAACGTTAATCACTGCTGTTGCTCCAGTGTTGGCGGCCGTACCCGCCCAGTACACGCTATACGGAGCCCCAGCCACGTTGTCTACGTACAATCCAATAGTATTACTAGCAGAAGCATTTAATCCAATTGAATTTCCACTTAGTTGAAATATTCCGCGATTCTCAGTAGTAGTTAAGTATACCCATCCTTCAACAGTAAAATCTCCGGTGCCAAAGTTGAACGCAGTTGAATTACTAGTGCTCAGATAATCTCCGGTGCCATCAAAGAACACACTACGAGATTGAGTAGTAACAGCAGTTGATGTAAATGGACTAGAAAGAATTGGTCTAACATCAGCACGAGCGGTAAAACTGAGATTATTTGTACTGTTATCAACAAACAAAGCGCCCTGACAAGTTAATAGCGTAGTATTAACTGTAGCAGACAGTGGAGTGGTGCTTGGCGTAAAGTTAGCGGTATAAACAGCGGTACTCTTTACTACGCGAAGATTAGAAAGATATCCACGAAATAAGTACGAGGTACTATAATACCCGCCAATAGCTATATTTGTAGCAGTAATATCTTCGGCGGCCACTCTACTATCAACTGATGTCCCGTTTATATAAAGAGTAGCAGTACCGGAAACACGAGCAATCGCTACGTGATTCCAAGTATTAGCGGTCATGACCGCGATGGTGGGGCCCACCCAAGTGCCAGCAACATTAACTATTAACGACCCAGTAAGATTACTTAACGTTCTGCTCAAGCCCTGTATTACAGTAATTCCAGTTCCATAGGAGGTCATTAATCCGCCGTTCGTAGTAGAAGTTTGTAGTATGCCTCGTTGCGTGGCTGAGCTAACATCAGCGCTATTTACCCAAAATTCTACAGTAAAATCTCCTGTACCGAAATTAAAAGCAGTATTACTTCCAGTACTCATATAGTCGCCGGCACCGTCAAAGTAAGTGCTCCAACGTTGAGTTTCGGTTCCATATGGAGTATTAACATCAACCGTGGCACTTCCATTTACTGTTAATGCTAGATTATTTGTGCTACTATCAATTATAGATGTACCAGAACACGTTAACAGCGTAGTGTTTTCTATTGTGGTCAGTGCGCTTATGGGTGGAATGAAATTGGCGGAGTTAGCGCTATATAGTGCGGTTCCTTTTACTATTCTTATATTAGACATATATCCGTTGAATAGCCACACAAGAGTATCGGGATTAAGTCCTATAACTAGATGGCCCTGTGAAGTTATCGTTGATAGTTGATTACAAGTAACTTCCCCTAATATTCCATTTAAGAACATTCTAATTGTTGATCCGTCGCCCACTACAGCAAAGTGATTCCACGTATTAGGTAATATAGTAGTGTTTGAGTATGCTTGTCCTCCTCCAGTTTGATAGTAAGATATATATCCTGAGCTTAGTACTACACGCCAACCTCCTCCGGCAACAGATTGAAAATTTCCTAAAATTCCCTGAACCGTACTTACATTAGGAGCATTTATCCAGCCCTCTACTGTGAATGGAGTGCTTCCGAATTCGTGCGCTGGACCCTTTGGTATACTTAAATAACTTGAACCGTTAAAAAGAATACTGTAGTTTACTGGCTGCGGTATCGCAGTTAATTCCTGTGCGGTTAACAACACCGTGTTGTTTATTGTTGATAATCTCCCACCCGACGGTACAAAGTTTGCTGTATATAGAGCAGTTCCTTTTATTATTCTTAGACTTGAAATTAGTCCACTAAATGAAGTAGTACTTCCATTTATACCCTGTCCTATTAATACCGGCTTAGTAGTTCCCAGATCGCTAGCACTAGTGTGTGTGCCAGTTGCTTCAATTCCATTTAGAAATATTCTCCATACTCCTGATTGGCGAGTTAATGCCACGTGATTCCATACATTTGTCGTAAAGGCAGTTGAGCCATACACTAAATTAGCTGGACCGTTATAGTACTGTAGTGCTCCTCCGGTTGATAAAAATATAGCAGTTGATTCTGCCCCTACTGCTGCTCTTAAGTCTATGAACGTTCCGCCATTCACAGCAGAAGTCGGCAATTTACCGTCCCATTTCGCCCAAAATTCAATAGTAAAGTCACCAGTTCCGAATCCAAAAGCACTATTAGTCGGAACACTTAAGTAACTATTGGATCCAACAAAAGATGCCCCGTAATATGGAGATAAATGTATGATTGAAGCTTTACCGTTTTCTCCAACTAGACCTCCGGCGCCTACATTAATTATTTTTGTACCCGGAGTAACAGTTGTGGATCCAGTTATCACGCCTCCACCTCCACCTCCACCGCCAGCAACTCCAGATCCACCTCCACCTCCTCCTCCAACTATTACATAGTCAACATCTACCGTGGATGTAGTCTCAACATTAAAAGGAGAGAATTGAACTGGCAGTGGATTAGAATTAATTGTTATAGAAAACTTATTAGAGCTAACATCTACTGGATACCCATTTTGACAAGTCAATAATGCTGTATTTGTTATAGCAGTTAATGGTGAGCTTGATGGTGTGAAATTACTTGTATATACAGCAGTACCTTTTACTATTCTGAGATTACTTATATATCCATTTAAGAAAAAAGAAACGCCTCCGTTGGCAATAAATCTTCCAACATGTAGCGATGTAGAATTTACAGCAGTATAATTTGTATTATTTGATTGTGTTGTGCCTATCTGTGTACCATTAACAAATGCTCTTAAACTTGTTCCGCCGCGTGTCAAGCAAACATGATACCACTGATTGAGAGATGGATTCCATGAAAATGTTAGTCCAGCATAAGTCGGCGTGTATCTAGCAAAAACCAGTTGATTAGCACCGCCGTCAAAATAAAGAGACCATGCACAAAGTCGTTGAGTTGGTGTAGCATCCACGCCATCACCTAACATTGCAAACACAGGATAGCCAGTTTTTGTATTTAAATATACCCAACACTCAATAGTAAAATCACCTGTATCAAAACTAAACGCAGCATTAGTTGGTATGGTTAAATAATCTCCATTACCATTAAAGTAAGTACTCCAATTTCTATAAAACGCAGCACTTGAAGTGGGAGAAAATACATCTGAACGAACAGTGTTATATGCCTGAACTATTGCGTTAGTAACGCTATTATCTACGGGTCTCCAAGGAGTTTGAAGAGTAAGTAATATCGTATTATTAATGGGTTGTAATCTAGTAGTGGGCGGAGTAAAGTTACTCACATATAAAGCAGTTCCCTTTAGTATACGAACATCACTTATATACCCTACAAAATTACCAACTCCACTACTAGCCCATAATTTTTGTCCTATTCTTAATATTGAACCGGGTACTGTAAAAGTAGTGGTACCTGTAATGCCAGTGGTGTTATTAGAGCTAACTCCATTTACGTAAATTCTAATTTCATTGCCCGATCTAACTGCCGCTATGTGATTCCAGCAACTTAGATTAATTCGTTCGCTACTGGTTAATATAGTAGCGCCCCAACGATTTAAAGTAATTGTTCTATTAGAATTAGTATTTAATACATATCCGTTTGAGTTACCAGTACGAGTATCAATTAAAATCATGCCCGACGATGGACTAGCATCAGTGTACATCCACAATTCAATAGTAAAATCGTTGGCTTCTAAATTAAACGTATAATTTGAAACTGAGCCGGAAACTACGTCAACATACCCACTACTAAAAAAATAACTACTGCCATTATTAGTAGTGGTATTAATAAATGGACTAAGAACTGTAGCAGTTACTCCGCTGCTAGATTTATTAATAGTTAAATTATTTCCACTATTATCAATAAATGTTTGCTCTCCAGCAGAACCCTGACAAGTTAATATAGAAGTAATCGGATTCTCGGAACGTTCTCCAGTATGTGGGTATATAATATAGGGAGCATAAGTCAGTGACTGTCCCATAGGCGTAAAAGACGATGCCGTCGGTAACACATTACCGTTTTTTACTACTCTTAAATTTGATATATGTCCGTCAAAAAATCCAGTAGCAGTAGAGTTTCCTCCAATAACAAATTTTGTACTATTAGTAGTACTAATAGCAGTATTACTAGACGCTATTAATTGTCCGCCCATATATAATCTAGTCGTGGGAGCGGTATATGTTAATGCCACGTGAACCCAAATATCAGCCGATAATTTTACTGTTGAGGTAATAGTAGTGTAATTACCATTTCCGGTATGTAATTTAGCGGTTAATAATCCGTTTAATAAGTATAGTGAGTATTGAGTTCTTCCGTCGCTACCGCCTAGATATGAGCATATTATTTTTTCATTTACACTGGAAATTCCCGTGCTACTGGGTCTTATCCAGCATTCAATTGTATAACTTACTCCGCTAAGATTTAAATTAGTATCAGCAGTGTTTACCCATAATTCGCCGCCGGCGTCAAATTTCACGCTATTAAAATTTTGCGGTATTACTAATTCTGTAGTGCCAACAGTGTTAATTACATCGCCGACGAAAAACTCAGTTTCGGATACGTAATTTCCACTGGATGCCATTAATATTCCACTCATAATTTATTCCTATATTTCTTTATTTCCAGAAGTAATTCGTACAAATCCACTCTTATTATTTGACGCTCCGACTACTATATTTAATTGTTGTCCTGGTTTAACCGTCATATTATGCTTAGTAATTATTTCATCAGTTCTTGCGTAAACATAATCCTCAACACTAGTTGCTCCATTGGATAATACAAATCTATCTGGAGCACCCCTACATTCAATATCTATAAAAAATACTCCATCGGGTACAACATACTTAAAATTTCCAGATTGATTGTAAATAGACTCGGTGATATTACTAATATATTTAACTGCTATCACGTGATTATCATCTGATGATGCTAAGCACTTTATTGAATTTTTTGTTGCGTCGGCAATAGCGTCAGAGCCTACTGCTATATTATATGTGCCAGCTAAAAGCTTTAAATTTTTAGCTAATAACGAATTTTGATAGGTAGTGCTGTTTTGTAAAGCTACACTGTAATTATAATTACTAGTATTTTCTAATCTTAATATGTCAACAGCGGTAGTTATTGAAAATGGAGATTTGTCGCTGTTCTGAGCGTTAACAATTTGTAAATTAGCGTTTTTAGAACTATTATTTTCAGTCACTGAATATTGAGCTATTAATAAACTAGTATTTAAAATTGGAGTCAAATGAGTGATTGGGCATTTAAAAACTGTGATGTTCCTTGCTACTCCGCGAGTAATTCTAACATCCTGTAAATACCCATTCCAATTTTTACCTATAATCAGTGATTCGCAATTACTGTAATTGGTATTATCTACACAGTATCTTGCCCATTTATTATTTCCAAATTGTCTTATTGATTGTTGTACTCCATTAATATAGCAAGTGAGTATTTTATTGCGTCTTTGAATGCTTATAAAATTCCAAGATTTGAACCAAGATTCAGAACGAACTAAATCAGTTAAATACACACTGGTATTTGAACCGTCGTTAATTACTATTCCGAATTGATTCCCGAATTCAGAATTATTAAGTCTTATCTCCAACGTTTTATTGTTTTGATAATGTGCGGTAAAAACACTGCGAGTTTTCAAGTCATTAATCGCTAAATATGCCCAGCACTCAATAGTATAATCTTCTGTACCAAAATCAAATATAGATGAATTGAATGGATAAGTTATTGACGCAGATGTAATATTTCTAGTTATCTTGTTTTTTAAATCACTATTATCAACAAACAAATTAGGATGCTGAGCGGTTAATAATACAGTGTTAATAGTTTTTGGTAAAGGTTTGTCTAATGGAGTAAAATTTGAAGTGTATATAGCACTGTCTTTTATAACTCTTACATTTGATACTTTTCCATTGAGTGCGTATAATATATTGCCCGCGGAATCTGAACCCAATTTACCAATGTGTTTTATGTAATTAATATCGTTATTAACAATTGACCCATTAATTACGCCGTCAACAAATATGCGAATTGTGCCCGATGATCTAGTAACCGCTAAATGATACCATCTATCACTAACTATAACAGTGTTGCTAGATAAACTAAGTCCATTACTGTAGTAGTGTAGCTCTCCTCCGACTATTGATATTAGTTGTTGATTAATGTTGTTGTGTAAATACCCTATAACACAGCAATTTGAATTTACATTTGATATATTTACCCAACACTCTACAGTGTAATCATTACTTAATTCAATTAAATCAAAGTCAATAGACGTATTTCCAAAGAAATTAGCACTAGTGTTCTTTTTATTGTCAATTATTTTTAATTCAGAATTGTCGTTAAAGCTGGCACTACTATCGAAGAATTTATATTCAGCGCTGTATGAGCCGGTATTAGTATTCAGTACAGTATTAGCATATGGACTGATATCTACAAAATTAGCATCGTGCTCAGTTAAACTTAAATGTAACACAGTGTTATCATAATATGAATCTGATTCATTTGAAAACAAATTCTGTGGTATATCGTAATTGGGCGTGTAATATACGGCTGAATCAGTGATCAATCTTAAGTTACTTATATACCCACTAAAACTGACGGGTTTATTACCGCTCACACGAATATTACACTGTGCTAGCTTAATAGTTTCTAAATAAACTAAATTCCCGACATCTACACCATCTACATATAGAGTTAATATATTATCGCAACGCTCTACTACAATGTGATGCCAGCTATTATTAGTAAATGACTCGTTCTGCTGAATTATCTCTTTAGTATTACTATCTTGTAATCTTACTGCTAGTTTATTAAAATCTTTTACTTTATAAATTGTGAATTCGTTATTCGCAGAACTGATTATTTCATAACTGTCGACAGTTGATACGGTTGAATATACCCAGAATTCAAAAGTAAAATCGTTAGTTAGATTTTTTTCTAGTTCAGAAACTTCAATATATGAGTACTCATTCAAATATACACTATTTGTTCGTGAGGGTACAGTAAACTTATATAAAGTTGGAGTAGAGTATACTATACCGTCAAATTGATTATCAGTGATATTTGATTCCATATAATAGTATTTATGAAAAATGGCGACTCAAGTCGCCATTTTAATAAGTGTATTAAACTATCAAGTAATACTACCAGTTAATATAGCCTCTGTTGCGCTATTAAACCACAAGAATGCGGTGCCACGTGCGGCCAATGTAAAGTTTCCAGTGTTAGCGGTGCCGTCTTTTCTTAAAGTCATACCAGAACCCTGCGTAAATGTAATCGCGACCGCGCTGTCGTTGTAGAAACTGAATGCGTCACCGGCAGCATATGTGTTGGATGGTATAGTTACGCCCGCTGTAACTGCTATGCGTTTTCCTTTAGCGTTGGCGTCAAACGTGGTGACTCTAGGAAGACCTAGATAGCCAATTTCTAAAGCCGATGCTCCGGACCCAATTCTTGGAATTTTACCAAAAGAAACTACGCCCGCTGTTGATCCAGTACTTAAATCAATAGTTAAATCATTGCTTCCGGTAAAGGTACTCGCGTTGGATCTAACTTGTACTACGCCAACGTTGGTAACCAGAGTTGGGCCGCCAGGTGTTGTAGTTGACGCTGGTCCCCATGCGGGAGCTCCGGAGATCACTGTTAATACTTGATCAGTTGATCCTATTCCAAGTTTTGTTAGCGTGTTGCTTGCGCCACCTATTAACAAATCACCCGTGGCATAAGTTCCGTGCCCAGTTCCGCCTTTGGTAGCAGTAATTGTACCAGATATATTACTGGCAGCAACTGATAGAGCAGACCACACAGCATCTGTGCCATTAGACGTTAAATAATTATTTTCTTTTCCAGATTGAGATGGTAATATATTACGAGCGGCTGCTGCTTGAGTGGTGGCGTTTGTGCCGCCCTTCTCAATAGATACAGTGCCGACTAATCCGCTAGCGCTAAGCGCCGGTGTCCCCCAACTAGCATTTGTACCGTCAGAAGTTAAAAATAGACCGTTCGCCGCAGACTGCGGAGGTAATATATTACGAGCTGCGGCTGCTTGAGTGGTAGCATCGGTTCCCCCTCTAGTTATCGGTAATGTGCCAGTAGTGTCAGTTAGTGGAATTGACGCAACCGCCGTCATGGCATTTGACCCATTACCTTTTATATACCCAGATAGTGAGTTAGCTCCTGTTCCTCCATGTGGTACGTTTAATACACCCGCAATAGTTACATCGGAGTTATTTACTAAATCGACACTTGAAGCATTGCCTACTGTTAGACCAGTTGTTCCTGTTTTAAGAGTAATCTTAGAAACTGCTGTGCCCCAGCTAGCATTTGTACCGTCGGTTGTAAGAAATCTATTCTCCTTGTTTGCCTGTGGAGGTAATATAGCTCTAGCTGCGCCTGCCTGATCATTAGCACCGGTTCCGCCATTAGCAAGCGATAATATATTTGAAACATCAGTATTTAATTGTATCTTAGACAGAGTTACGTTGCTTCCATTTGAACGAAGAACTGTATTTGCCAACGTTGAAGAGTTTTGAGTCAACGCGTTTATGGCTGCTTGCTCGGTAGCTTGTCCTGTACCGCCTTTGGATATCTCAATTGTACCATCTATAAAACTAGAGTTAATTGCGGGCGTTCCCCAACTTACAGTCGTGCCATTTGTAGTTAAAAACTTTCCATCATTATCAGTTTGAGTTGGAAGAACATCGCTGGACGTAATGGTCTTCCATAATGGAGCGCTGCTTCCTCCAGCGCTGGTTAGAACTTGCCCACTAGTACCATAATTAGTTCCGCTTAGTCCCCAAGCACCGCTTTTGTTAATTCTAAATCTTTCTGTATTGGCATTATGTCTTACTATAAAATTACTGCCTGTTGATGGAGCCGATGATGATACTTGAAGTATGATATTTTGACCAGTTCCGTTGGTTCCAGAACCGTCAAGTCCTGATTGTAATGTAATACTTCCGCCCGCATAGCCACTATAACTAGCGGATCCGTCGCCTGCTTTAATAAGTATACTTTGTCCGTCATTAGTACTATTAGGCAAAGAAATTTGAGTTAAGGCAGTCATACTGGTTATATCACCGTTTGTCCCACTTTTTGCCGCACCTAAATTAGTTCTAGCATTTTGTGCGTCCGTGGCGCCAGTTCCGCCATGTTCTACTTTTAATACTCCCCCTAACGTTACAACGTCGTTAATAACGCTAGTAGATAACCCAGTATTTCCTCCGGAAATAGAAGCAGTAGGCACATTCTGCCAAATCGGAGGCAAATTAGGGCCTTTAGAAGTAAGTACTTGTCCTGATGTCCCGCTTGATGGATTAACGTCGCCTAATTGCCACGCCCCGTTGTTACTGATAGTTAAGCGATTAGTTATTGTATTATCGCTTGCTGTTTTAAATGATACAGATGACCCTACTAAAGTTATTGACGAGAAACTGCCATCATTTCCATTAATAGCAGCAATACTTGATGAGTCACTTTCCGGAATAAATTGAAGTTCATTACCACTAATTACATCGGCAACTACTAATGGAGCCTGAGGAGTAGTTGTTCCTATACCAACGTATCCATCTACATTTAAAGACGTTAAAGTTCCAACGGTAGTTAATGATGAGGTTGTTAGCGTTTCTGGCAAAGTGGTGCCTATAATATTTTCAGCACTAGCCGGCATTGCGCTCCAAATTGGAGAAGAATTATTGCCTTGTGATACTAGTACCTGTCCACTTACTCCTGTTTGACCGTCCACACTCCACGCTCCGCGATCAAGTATGGCCAATCTGTTTACTAATGCCGTGCCAGCGCCCCCGGTGGTTCTTATTATTACTGACCCGCCAATAGATTCACTAGCACTGCCGCCATCTATATACACTGCTCCTCCAGGCACTCCGGCCCCGGTGGCGGCGCCGCCTCGCAATAATATGTTTCCTGGCTGTCCGTTATTAATAGGCTGAACTCCGGGTCTAAGCATAATACTCAATGGGGCTTTAGAACTGCCCCCGTTAGCTACTCCTTGCGGAGTAGATAATTCAAATATATCAGAGCTTAATCCGGCTGATATATCACCTATGTTTATTTTACTAATACCATTAAATGTTAATCTAGGTGATCCAGCAATTACTCCGTTGTTATTAAACAGTATTTCTCCGGGCTGTCCTGGTATAGGAATATCATCTAAGTCACTCCAAGAGGCGACTGCTCCGTCTGTGTGTAGAAATTTCCCATTCTTTCCTACTTGAGAAGGAAGCAACGCGTTGAGGGCACTAGCGGGATCGGAAGCTCCAGTTCCACCCTTGTTTATGGCTAATACCCCATCAAAATTAATAGTTACCGCTCCAGTGGCTGATGTTACATTGATATTATTACCACCAATTAAAGAAGTTACTCCACTGTTAGTAATTGTGTTAGAAGTAATCGTAATTCCAGTTCCGCCAATTAAGGAACCTGGTCCGCCAAATTGAGTGAATACTATTGAACTAGTGCCAACATTAAGCGTTCCTGGAGTATTCATAATCCACTGAGTACCAGTCAATGTTCCTTCTCCAACAAAGAAGGCATCTCCAGCCTGAATACTAGCGCTGGTATTAAAATCAAAGGTTCTTGTTAAGATATAGGGATTAGCAGTAGCGGTCACCTCATACATTCCATTATGAGCAGTATTTGACTGATTTTTAACTAATACACGATCCCCAATAGCTAAAGTCACTCCGCCTATAATAGGAAGAGAGGTGGTTCCTACTAGGGTGGCGCCCTCTCCCTGAGTTCCATTTTGATAATTTGCTACTAGCGCTGTAGTAGTGGCGGTTCTGGCGGCAGTTTTAATAGTTAGCCCAGATGCTAAATTATCAACGTACTGCTTTGTGGCAGCGTGTAAAGACAGTGTAGGATCGGCATTAAGAAACAGCGCTCCAGTCATAGTGTCTCCGCTCTTAGACACTCCACCTAAAGCAGTTAGTGCTTCACTCGGCTCTGTACTACCAGTTCCCCCATTAGCTATCGCTAGTGTGCCACCCAGAACAAATTCGCCAGCTCCAGTTATAGTTTTTGATGTAGCTTGAGGCAAACCTACTGTTAATCCAGTTGAGCCAGTATTAAATCCAACACTGGTAACTGTTCCTTGTAAACTGGCGGCAACCCTAATTACTCCATTACCGTCTATTGTTATTGTATTGCCGTCTACTATAACTCCACCCAATCCTAGAGTTGACGCTGTTGGCAGAGAATAGGCGGGTGCGTTTACTACTCCATAATCATCAATGATAAGACTCTCGCCGATTCGCACACCGCCAAGAGTATTAATAGTCGCAATTGGAAGTTCATAATTATACTGAGGAATATTTAGAGTTCCATCTACGATGCTAGCTGACCCATAAGACCCTTCTGTGGTTAGCGTTAACTTTCTCTGATACTGCGGAATATTTAGAGTGGTGCCGTTTAAGACGGCGGCACCAGAGTCTCCTGCTGTAGTAAGCGAAATAGGAGATAGATAACTTATTACTGATTTTAATTGTCCATTTTCGTTAAGAGCTATGGTAGTACCGTCAAATTTAACTAATCCAAGTTCAGTGTCTGACGCAACTTTTACGCTGATTTCTCCGTTAGAAACATCTATATTTTCTCCTACACTTACTACGCCAAGAATAGTGTTGGTGGCTTTATTAACACTAATGACTCCAGTATTGCTATCTAATGTTACATTATCCCCGACTCTGACGCCACCTAGCGTGCCACTGCTCGTGCCGGCAACCGGCAAATTATAAGGTGGCGGAATCTCGGCCCACACTAATGTTTGCCCATTTGTTTTTAGATATAGGTCTTCATTTCCGTCTTGATTCGGAAGCAACTCGTTTACATCAGCTCTAATAGTACCATCGTTAGATATTTTTATTGTGGAATCATCTACTTTAATTAATCCTAGAACTTCGTCAGTTGCTGGAGGAATAGTAGATTCTACCCAACTAACGGAGACTCCGTTAGTCATTAGAAATTTATTTTCGTTGTTAGTCTGATCCGGAAACGGAGTATCCCATCTTGTATAGAACCCGTTAGTAGTTAAAAACTTGTTAGTATTCCCGGCTTGCGGTGGTAAAATCTGTTCTGGTGTAGGATATGTCCAACTAAAATTGCCGGCGGTATCAACGTATAAAAACTTAGTTTTGTCTTCGTATTCAATCGGTAATAAATCGTATATACTAGTACTTAGTGTTCTATTATTTAGTTTAATAGATGTGCCATCAACTCCAGTGATGATAGAAAATAATTCTCCACTTTGTGAATTAATCTCTAGACCTGAATTATTTTGTATTTTTACCGCACCCAGTACAGTGTCCGAAGCGATAGGAAGTGCGCTCCATTGTGGAGATAACTGTGCTCCACGAGACATTAAAAAGTTTCCGCTAGCACCAGAACTCAACCCATCATTTCCAATACTCCAAGATCCGGTACCAGTAATTCTAAAAACTTCGTCCTGTATTTTACCTATCTTAAATATTATGTTTCCCGGAGCTCCTTCTCCAAATCCTCCACCGCCCATAATAACTACATTTCCAGCTTGAGGGACAAAACTTGAATCAGTATTAGGAAAAGAATCTCCTCCTTTAATTACTACGGTGCTTCCAGAATACGTCATATCAAACGCTTGTTCTCCGGAAATTTTAAATGTATCGGACTTGCCGTCTCCAACTGTTAATACGTCCAGTGTGTTATAAGATATCTTATTAGTGGCAGCTAGAATATTTTCGTAATTAAATTGTAGTTGCCCGGTTATTCCTGCTGGCTGTATTTTACTATAATCTAGTAAGTCCCATAATAAATTGGTTCCGTCCGTAGATAAAAAATATCCTGCTCCAGTTAAAGGAAATTCAGGTAAACTTGTTCCGCCTCCGGTATTGGTAGTCCAAGATACGTTCGTTCCATCAGTGACTAGTATTTTGTTTTCATTTCCAGATTGATCTGGCAGCAAAGCATTAATAGCAGTTTCTCTGGTTGTCTTTCCAGTACCACCTTGTGCTATAGGTACAACACCATTGGTTTCTATTGATCCGTTACCAGAAAATATTATAGACATTCAAAAACTCCAAAGTAATACTAGTATTTATGCTAGATACATAAACAATTAAGTATCTAGCAATACTATGTTGGAGTAAAGTTAGCTGTGTACTTTGCGTAGCTATTAATTTGTAAATTGTCTAAATATCCACTGTACAAGTATGCCGAGCTATAGTAACCACCTATTGCTATGTTGGTAGCAGTTATACTTCCACTAGCGACTCTACTATCAACTGATGTTCCATTGATGTACAGCGTGGCAGTACCGGAAACACGAGCAATCGCTACGTGAGTCCAAGTATTGGTTGTTACTACTGCTGAATTGGACCCAACGTTCACTCCCGCTACAATTACAATTAATCCCCCGGTTAGTGCCCCGAAAGCACGATTAGAACCTTGAAGTATTGTTACTCCAGTTGTGTATCCAGTAGACAGTCCACCAGCGGTTGTAGAAGTTTGTAGCTGCCCGCGCTGCGACGCTCCGCTTACATCAGCGCTGTAAATCCAGAACTCAACAGTAAAGTCACCAGTACCCCAAGCAAGATTTGGATTCACTGCTGTTAAGTAGTCTCCAGTGCCATCAAAGTACATAGAAGAGTTACCATTCTTTTTCTGTACGGTACTTAATGCTGAGTCACCGATAGTTTCAAAAATATTATCACCGATACCATCATATATACCAGCATTTCTAAAGTTCAGCGTTAATGCTGAGCTTGCCAGTGTAGTAGTTGGCGTGGTTGGAGGAGCGAAGCTGTTACTGTACAATCCAGCGCCGCGAAGAATGCGAAGATTTGAGATATATCCATTAAGTGGATTAACTCCTCCGGGTCCTGCTCCGACAAGCATCGGATACAGCACACTTCTGTACATTCCAGCAGTGCTACTTGCGATAGTGGTGGTAAGAACTCCGTTAGAGAACAATCTCAAACTACCAGCTCTTCTGGATATAGCAATATGATACCAAACGTTTGGTTTTACGTTGGAAGCTATGATAGCGGCATTGGCAATATCCCACGCAGCATTGGCAGAAGATGCGTAAAGTACTAATCTGCTGTTAGTATTATCAAAATATACAACAAAAGCACCATATGTTATAGTTCCCCATCCAGAAGAAAGAACTGCCATGACAGAAGCAATAGAGGTTGGTCTCCACCAGAAATCAATAGTAAAGTCTTCGTTTGCTACTGGTATAAAAGCATCGTTAGCCGGAACACTCAAGAAGTCACCAGTTCCATCAAAATAAGCAGTTCCACCCAACAATGCTCCAGCAGTTGTTGTATTGGTAACACTTACTGTATTACTGAATGGAGTAAATGGATCAACTCTAGTGTCGCCGAATCTAGTAATATTCAGAGAATTACCACTAATATCATCCATAGTATTACTTTGGGCTACTAATAATCCAGTATTAGGTGTAGTTATTAATGGAGCGGTGCTGGGAGTAAAAGCGCTGTTATATAGTGACACACCCTTTAGTATTCTAGCATTTGATATCCATCCTTTGTACAACACAGTTGATGTAGCGGGAACTGCTCCCGCGCTTGTGAAATATGTGCCAAATGTAGTGTTTATTGACAAATAAGCCTTGGTAGTTGAAGAGGTTGCTGTAGCCACAGATACACCGTTTAACCACATTGTTAGCGCACTACCATTTCTAGTTACAGCAACATGATTCCAAGTGCCCATGTTCACGGCACTTGATGATGTTAATGTCGCAGTAAGACCGGGCGTTGCTCCTGCATGGAAAAATGTTACTGTATTGTTAGATTCTAATCTTAGAATCCAACCTTCGCTGCCACTGGCCTGATTCCATTGAGCCATTAATGGTCTTATGCCAGAGGCAACTTCACTGTTAAACCAGCATTCTACAGTAAAGTTTCCACTCAATATATTAATAGCACTACTATGATTAACTGCTACATAGTCTCCGGTGCCATCAAAGTACCAAGAATATAACCCATCAAATGGATCAAAGGAGTTGTTTATTGCTGGAGAACCAGATGTAGTTATAGCATATGCGTTACTACTATTGTCAATAAATCTGTTTGATTGACATGTCAACAATGTTGTTCCTGAGATGGCAGTCAATGGTGATGTTGGCGGTGTAAAACTTGATCTATATACAGCGGTTCCTGTTACTATTCGTAAATTTGAAATATAACCATTAAAGTAACTTTGAAATCCGGTATACTGGGAAGAACCTATATTTGTTGTTCTTGCTGTTACGGTCTTAGTTATTGAAGTGACTGCTCCAGGAATACCATTGGTGTATATTATTACATTACCCGAATTACGAACCACCGCAACGTGAGTCCATGAATTTAGATTAACTGTACTTAACGTATTTGCGAATGCCTGACTTGCGGTGTCACGTATTTGTACTTCTATTGTTCTATCAGTTTGTAAAGACACTGCCCAGTAATTATTGTCAGTATTGCCGGTGGCAGTAGATGCTATCATTTGAGTCGCCGCTACTGTTGTAGGATAAATCCAGCATTCAATAGTAAAATCACCAGTTCCAAATGTTGAGGCACCTGAAGGAGCAACCAAGTAAGCATTACTACTTAAAAACACACTATAATTACTAGCGTATGGACTTAATGGTAGTCCATTGTTGTTAGTGTGTATTGACGCATTGCTATTAGTCACAACTAAATTATTGCTACTGCTATCATTGAAATTATTTTCTCCTAAAATTAATAAACCAGTGTTAGAAATGTTAGTTAAATCAGTAGTTGGTGGTGTAAAATTGCTTGTGTATACAGCAGTACCTTTTACCACACGCACATTTAAAATATGCCCAATGAAAGGATAAAGTGAACCAGAATCTCTACCAACTCTGAAAATACTTGATGGGTAATTTGCAGATGATGTTAATGTACTTCCAACTTGAGTTCCATTTACGAAAAATCTAATACTAGTTCCTGAACGAGTGACCGCCAAATGGTACCATTGATTGATGGTAATAGTGTTTGAATTTATAAAATTGCCAGCAGTGCCCGTATACCAAAATTGAAAATTAGTTCCATATTGATACAATCTAAACGGTTGTTCAGCAGCATAATTATCTATACCAAATATCATTCTGTAAGATACAGTAGCACTTGTTGGATATGCCCAGCACTCGTATGTAAAATCACCTGTTAATGGGGCTAGAGAATCAGATGCTGGTACAGATAAAAACGAATTAGTGCCATTAAAACTCATGCTACCAGTCGTTAAGAACGGGCCAAACATGGTTGTCTTGGCATCTGCGGATACAGTTATTGAAGCATTATTAATACTATTGTCAATAAATCTAGAACTCTGACATGTCAATAAAGATGTTCCTGATATTGCGGTTAACGCGGATGTTGGAGGTGTGAAATTACTGGTGTACACTGCTGTACCTTTTACCACGCGAAGATTAGAAATATAACCATTAGTATAGGCACTAGTTGAGAAGTTTTGCCCGCCAATATACACGGTTGCTGATGGATTTAAAGCTACAGTAAGTACGGCACTGTAACCTTGAACACCATTTACAAATATTTTCAGCGTACCAGAGATTCTAACAACTGCAATATGATTCCACTGATTATTCGTAATTGCAATTGACGATGCGTAAATTGTTCCATCGTAAAAATAAGGAAAGTTGCTCGCGTCAACATAAAATGCATAAGGGGATGCTGAAGCAGCCCCTCTTGCATCTATTATAGGATTATTTCCGGCTGCTGGTTTATTTATCCAGCATTCAATAGTGAAATCTCCAGTACCAAACTGAAATGCAGCATTTGTCGGCGTTGTTAAATAATCCCCATTACCGTCAAAGTATCCGCTCCAACTTTGTGTTACTGGTGTGATAGTTGTGGTTGTAGAAGTTAAACTGAAGGGACTATTTGCGGTGACTCTAGCATCACCAACTGTAGTTATTGTAAATGCGTTTGTACTGCTATCTGTCATCGCTGCGCCCTGACAGGTCAACAAACTAGTGTTTGAAATAGCAGTTAATTCAGATGTTGATGGCGTAAATGCTGAAGTATAAACGGCAGTTCCTTTTACTAAACGGAGATTACTGATATATCCAGTATATGTCGCACCCCCATCATCAGCACCTATTCTAACCGCCGCTTGAGCAAAACTATAACTATTAGTTGCGGTGGCTACTTGTACTCCATTATAAAATAATCTCAGTGAATTTCCACTTCTTACTGCTGCTATATGAGTCCAAACATTTAACGTAGGCAACACATTGTATGCGATTTGATTATCAACTCCATAAGCACGAATAACAAAGTCCGAATTTACTTTACCAACAAATAATCCTCCAGTGGCAGTGGTGGCATATACCGCGTGTACATTGTTACTCCAACTTGTTGGATATATCCAAGCCTCCCATGTGAAGTCGCCGGTTCCCATAGAAAATGCCGCATTACTTGACAAAGATAGATAATCTCCGTTGCCGTCAAAGAACACACTACGTGCTGGTAATTTAGTTATTTCAGTTGTTGTCGGAACGTCAAATGGTCCATAATGTCTAGATTGAGCGTCACCGTTAATTGTTAGCGCGAAACTATTAGGACTGTTATCTACGAGATATGTATTCTGACAAGTCAATAATGACGTTCCTGATATTGCGGTTAGTACGGATGTAGATGGAGTGAAGTTACTGGTGTATAATGCGGTACCTTTTACCATTCTTAGATTAGAAAGATACGCATTTAATTTAGAATATGTGGCCGTTTGATTGGCTCCAGACGAAAAGTTACCAATACATGTTTGAATATTAGCACCTGCCCAGGGAGCATTTGCTGAAGAGGCTACCGCATTTCCGTTTAAGTATAAAGTAACAGTAGTAGTTGCTGAATTATAAACTACTGCCAAATGAGACCACGTGTTTAACTGTAAAAGCGCAGAGCTTGTAAGTACTATCGCATTTGCTCTGTTTGAAGTAGTAAAGTAAACAAAATTTGGAGCCCCAGTTGAAGAAATTCTAAGCGCAAAGTTCTGGGAATTACTTCCACCATCGTCTTGAACTAAAATATAGTTATAACTGTTGACATCAAATGATACTGGATTTATCCAAGTTTCTATGGTAAAACTTCCACCAAATACATTTAATACTGTATTGGCAGGGATTGTTAAATAATCACCAGTACCGTCAAAAAACCAACTACAATTAGTTGAATAGGGATTCAATGTTCCTTGTGTGACGTTTCCATTAGCAGTTATAGGGCCAAAGTAGTTGTTAGACTCATCAAGAAATACGTTGTTTTTTTCTCGGTTATATCCTTCGCCGGATAATTTCATTATGAGATACTTTGACAATGTACTAATTGCCGCTGATACCTTTGACGCTGACATGCTAAAAAATCCGAACATAATAATTCCTATCCTTTGTAATATTTATCAGGGCTTATTCAGCCCCGATATGTATTAATAATTTTGCCCAGCGACAAATCCGTACCAGGTAGTTCCGCCATCGTGAGTTACTAAGTTAAGAATATCAGTTTTACTGCCTGTAGTTGTTAATGTAGGAGCAGTTCCACTAGGCCATTTAACTGCTGCTGGCCAAGTAATTGTTCTACTACCAGTAGCATCCTGATTTAAGAATAATGTCATGTTATACGCACGACCAGCTACTGGTACATTACTGAATGCTAGAGTAGTAATACTAGCATTCATAGTAACGTTAAATATGTTGCCTGCTGAGCAATCTATTGTTGTACTTGACGCTGATGTTACATTGGTACGAGTTTCAGTGTAGTTAGTTCCGAATGTCGTTGAACCACTAACTGTTAGACTACTTAATGTACCTACGCTTGTTAGTGAACTACTGACAACATTACTTGCTAGAGTTGTTCCAGTTAGTGTTCCGGCGTCACTAGAACCACCGCCAGAGACTGCTGCCCAAGTAGGAACTCCACCAACAACTGTTAGCACTTGATTGGTAGTACCAATAGCTAATTTGCTTAGTGTATTTGAGTCACTAGCATATAGTAAGTCACCAGTAGTCCAAGTAGATTGTGCGGTACCACCGTTAGTAGCAGCAAGAGTTCCGGATAGAGTAATTGTACCGCTACTTGTTATTGGGCCATCACTAGTAGTTAAACCAGTTGTTCCGCCACTGACAGCGACGGATGTAACTCTGGACATTGTTTGCCAGGTAGGAGCAGCATTTCCGTTACTTGTCAATACTTGTCCGCTAGTACCAACGTCAGAACCAGTTGATCCTACGCTCCAAGCTCCACTGGAGGTAATTCTTAATCTTTCTACTAGTGAGGTAGAGTTAGAATATGTCTGTATAGCAACATATCCAGGGAAACTGCCGGCGCTGCCGCCGTTTAGAATAACATTACCGCCTGTTGTAACACCGCCGCCACTTGATGTGCCACCCTGTAACGTTACATCTCCGGCAGTTGAGTTTGTTAGACTTTGTGTTCCGCCCACAATAACAATATTTCCGGGGAAAGGAGTAGGAGTGGATACAGATGAATTTCCAGTAATTGTGGTGGTAGCTGCCGCATAGGTAGCTCCAACGGCTCCAATACTTATACTAGTTACTCCGCTTAGTAAGCTGTTTATTGCGACACTAGCGGTTGTACCTCCAGTACCACCAGCAGCGATGGGTAGAGTTCCAGCAGTAATAGCACTAGCACTGGTTGAATATAATGCTCTGTTAGCTGCTCCAAAAGTAGATAATCCTGTGCCACCAACTGATGTTGGAACGGCACTGATGATATCAGTTCCAGCGACTTCGCCCTGCATGTTAAAAGTCGTTACTGAAGCTCCGATTCCAGAGTTAGTTCCAGGAATATAGTAATTTCCGCCACGAACATATACCGCTCCAGCAGATCCATTTACTGCCTTTCCAGTTCCAGCGACTACATTATAGGTAACGGCAGTAGCTATTACTGTGGCGCCGGCGGCGATATTAATACCGTTTCCATTGGCTTTAGTGGTAGTGACGGCACTGTAACCTAAGCTAACGGTTCCGGTGGCAACATTTATTACATTGGTGGCACTAGTGGTTGCTATTTGAACTAAACTTAGTGTAATAGTACCAGATAGATTCACTGCGTTAGTTGTGCTACCTGAGCTTAGTGTCATATAACTAATAATACAGTTAGTTGTATTAGTGACATTTAACGTCACTGCTGTTCCAACTGTTGTAATATCTGTGTTATACAAACGAATTCTGTTTCCACCGCTAGCGGTGCTAGTAGTTGTAAATCCAGCGCCGGAATCGCTGTACAGATAGCAATTATTCACATCTAAACTACATTGTACTGTTCCAGCTAGAGTTAGTGCAGATGAAGCTCCTCCTGTAATAAACAGATTATTTAAACTGATATTAGTCTGAAAAATGCCCTGATATGACTGTGTAGGTTCAACCGTTACAGAGCCATTTAAGAATGTACTTTTTAATTTGCCCTCAGCGCCAAACAAATGCGTGGTTGCTCGGTTTATAGTAATGTTTTCTGCGTAGTTTCCTGGACCTATGAATATAGCTATGTGCGTGGCACTGCTGACAGTTACTGGGTATTGAGTATTTGCGTAACTTAGTGCTGCCCCGATGGTCAAGAATGGTTTCGAAATAGAGCCATCAGCGTTGCTATCATTACCGCCCTTAGTTACATACAAGCGATTAGCGATGTCTACTGTACTCCAGCTAGCACTGGTTCCATTGGTAACTAACACTTTACCATTATTATTAGCTTGACTTGGTAAAGAATCTAGAGTAGCCCAACTAGTATCTGTGCCGTCAGTAGTTAAAAATTTTCCAGTATTTCCGGTTTGACTTGGAGCAAGTGCGTTGAACGCAGAGTTTGCGGTGGTCTGTCCGGTTCCGCCGTTTGTAACCGCTAGTGTGCCAGCAAGTGTAATTGTACCGCTATCAGTGACTGGCCCACCCGTCGCTGATAATCCCGTTGTACCTCCACTAATATCTACACTAGTTACAGTGCCAGAATTTTGTCCTCCTATTACTATTCCACCGGCAGTGCTGCCGTCTCCAACATATAGTCGTTGAGTGTCTGTAGTAAATATTAATTCTCCCGCTGCTGGAGTTATATTTGTTCTATTTGCTGCTAAGCCTCTTCTTAATTGTAATGATGGCATTGTGTTCTCCTAATTAAAATGTTCCCATATCTAAATAAAAACCAGCGGGCTGTTCAAAAGTACCAAAATCAAGACCTCCGGCAGTAGCAATTGCGGCCCAAGTCAATACTCCTGCTCCGTCGGTCGTTAAATATTTTCCATTATTACCAGTTTGCGATGGTAATAAATTAGCGGCTGCTTCTGCTGCGCTTGTAGCTCCAGTACCACCATTTGCTACAGCTACTGTTCCTGTTACATTTGCTGCGCTACCTGATATGTTTCCACTTATATCTTCACCACTAACTGTAGCGCTACTACTTAACTCTGTGCCGTCACTCTTAAGATACCCGGAGCTAAAGCTTGTCTTACCAGTACCGCCGTTAGCTACTGCTAATGTTCCGTCAAGTGTTATTGTTCCGCTATCAGTAATTGGTCCACCAGTAGTAGTAAGTCCTGTAGTACCGCCGCTAATATCAATACTAGTGACAGTTCCATTTGTAGTAGTGATTGTAGTCCAAGTAGGAGAACTACCATTTCCATTACTAGTCAATACTTGACCGCTTGTTCCATAATTTGCTCCACTTAATCCCCAAGCGCCAGATGAAGTGAATCTAACTCTCTCTGTTTGTGAACTGCCAGTTGTTATTATTACTGATCCAACTCCATCCGGGCCGACACCACTCTGTAAATATACATTACCACCAGTACCATTGTTAATTCCACCTGGTCCGCCTCTTAGATATACATGCCCTGGGCTACCCCCTGAAATTGGATTACCAGAGATACCTCCAACGATAACTATACTAGCCCCAGAATTAGCACTACTTGCGGCGCCGGCACCAGAGATAGTAAATGTAGTATCACTTGATCCTATAGTTAAAGTAGATCCGCTATAACTAATACTACTGGTGGCAGAGTAAGCGCCGCTACTATTAAATAGTATTTGCCCATTGCTACCAGGAACACTGGTTAATCCAGTTCCACCCTGCGCTACGCTCAATGCGGTTGTTAATCCGCTAAGACTTGTTATGTCACTGTTGGACCCGCTTTTTGCTGCTCCGATGTTGACTAGAATATCTTCAATAGTGGTTGATCCAGTACCGCCATATTCTATAGCAAGAACGCCTTTTGTAATGTTGCTAGCATTTTCACTAAAGTTTTTAGTAGCAGCATCTTGAAGATTTACTGGCTCACCAACATTAATAATCGGAGCATCCGATAGGCTAATGCCAGTTGTTGTAACGAATGGAATTTGAACACTACTCATATATTTTCCTTGTCCATACTAGTATTTATGTTATTACACAACAATACAAGTGCGGATAGCACGAATAGTAGTTACTGAGTTAGTGGGTGTTACTCTTAGTTGAAGATTTCCAGACACATAATTGGCATCAAACGATGCTATTGTTGAGCCTGTTGCTATCATAGCAAACTCTGTATAGTAAGCGGTGGATCCATCGTGCGTGACTAACAACTCACTGGTTTGATATGAGCTTCCGCTAGTTACTTGAATTACATATTTCACTGTTCTATAAACAGAGCCGTCAACGCTATCAACTATTTGATCGCTGTTCGTGTTGGTCGTAATTAAGGTAACAGTTGAAATAGTACCTTGATTGATGTTTAATGTTCCGACAGATAAATTATCTGTGCCAGGATTATATTTTAGTCCACTAGCAGTGTTTATTGCCTGTGCGGTACTAGTATTGCTAGAAACAAACGGAATATAGTAATTGCTGTTAGTAGTGACAGAGCCGGTATTGGCCAATGTAGATGCTGCCCCTACAGATCCAGTAATATCTGCTGCATCTATAGTTCCGGTACTGCTTAGTGCTGTACCATTGCTCTTTAAATATCCACTAGTGAATGATGTTACTCCAGTACCGCCCTGCGCGACACTCAGTGCTGTAGTTAATCCGCTTAAGCTAGTAATGTCGCTATTAGCACCGCTCTTAGCGGCGCTTAAATTAGTTCTTGCTTCGGTAGCATCAGTCGCTCCAGTGCCGCCCTTAGCTACAGAAACTGTATTAAGACTCAGTGATATTGTTCCGCTTTGAGTAATCGGACTGTCTGTTACAGACAACGCTCCGTCAGTAGAAGAAATGGCTACACTGGTTACGGTACCGCTAGTGTTATTTCCTGTTAATTCGCCTACAGTGTTATCACTTTTTTTGTAGAATAATTTTCCGTCTGTATAGTTTATGGCTAGTTCGCCATAGTCTAAATCTTGCGCCTGTGGCATTTTTCCAGACACAGACGATCTTTTTAATTTAATGTTGCTGCTCATTTTTGTCCTAATAAGGTAAGAGGTGTTGAAGAATAAAAATTCTTCATAACATTATTTATCTATGAAAAACAAAACACAATAATAATTTATATACAAAAAAAGCGCGACTAGTCGCGCTTTTTTGATCAATATCTCACTACAATCAAGTAGTAATAGGAGAGAATGATGATATTGATGCGTTTCCGTAAGTGGTAATAGCAAAATTATTATCACTGCGATCAATAAATGTCCCATCACGGAAAGTCAACAATGATGTGTTTGATACCACAGCCAGTGCTGATGTGGACGGGGTAAAGTTACTCGTATAGAGAGCTGTTCCCTTTACTATACGAAGATTGGAAATGTATCCGTTCATCCAGTAACTGGCTCCGCCGCCAGCTATAAATCTACCAACTGTTAGTGGTGTAGAGTTTACAGCGGTGTAGTTAACCCCATTAGAAAGTGTAGTTCCTAGTTGAGTGCCGTTAACGAATGCTCTGAGACTTGTTCCACTTCTAGATATGACAATGTGATACCATTGATTGGCCGTTGGAGTCCAAGCCCACGTTGCTCCTGAAAACCCAGGAGTATATCTATTAAGATTGAGACCTCCGTCACCCAAGTACATAGCCCAAGAACACAAGCGTTGAACAGGAACGGCGTCTATACCATCTCCTAACATAGCTAGCATTTGATAGCCGCCAGTACTTCTGAAGTACGCCCAGCACTCAATAGTAAAGTCTCCTGTACCAAAGGCAAACGCAGAATTAGAGGGTACAGTTAAATAGTCTCCATTTCCATCAAAGAAAGCACTGTGTGAGCCACTTGGGCTGACAGTTATCATATTTGTTTTTACTTCAGTGTCAGATCCTCCAGAATTGGTTGCTATTAGCTTAACGCTATATGTTCCTGAAGTATTATATGTCGTGGTTGGATTCTGTGCTGTACTGTCAGTAGTTCCGTCATCGTTGAAATCCCACGCCCAGCTAGAAGGACTATTTGTTGATGTATCAGTAAAAGTAACAGTTAGCGGAGCAGTGCCGGACGTTAAATTCGCAGAAAAGTCGGCTACTGGAGCTGACTGTGCGACTGTTATCAAATTTAGCTTAATTACTTGACCTGATCCACCTGAATTTGTTGCTGTCAATTTGGCACTGTATGTTCCAGGAGTGCTATAAGAGTATGATGGACTTTGAACAGTGCTGTCAGTAGTTCCGTCATTATTGAAGTCCCATGCCCAGGATGTCGGTGAATTGGTTGAAGTGTCAGTAAAGTTTACTGTTAGTGGGGCCGGCCCGGATACAGTATCGGTGGAGAAGTCAGCGACCGGAACTGGTTGAGTGACAGTTATGACGCTGGTTTTTACTACTTCGCCAGAGCCACTTGAGTTTGTTGCTACTAGCTTAACAGTATATGTACCAGGTGTATTGTATGTGGTACTTGGATTTTGAACGGTGCTGTCAACAAACCCATTATTGTTGAAGTCCCACGCCCACTCAGTGGGTGAGTTGGTGGATGTATCAGTAAAGTTTACTGTTAGTGGAGCAGTTCCAGATACTACGTTAGTAGAGAAATCAGCCACTGGCGGCACAATGGTGGCCGCCGCTCTACTTCCACTAGTTCTGCCGCTGATGAAAACGTTTCTAAAAGATAGTTGTCCCATAATATTATTTTCCTAACTTGTGTTTAAAAGATGTTGATGATATTTATGAAAAAAATAGAGAAATTTATTAAATTTCTCTATTTTGTACAGTACATTACTACATTGTAAGCACTGAATTAATAAACACCTCCATCCAAGTCGGCATTTTGTACCCAGTTTGCTGTTACTAAATCATTATCAGCAAGATTGGTAGAGTACTGAGCCGGTGTTGGACCGCTTATTGAAACCTTAGATGTTGTTCCAGCAGGTAGAACCATACTAATACCGTTAGTAGTAGATTCTAGAATCAACCCGGCATCACCGCGAATAGTCATAGTATCGCCGGCTGCTGACTCAACTATGCCGTCACCGTCAGAATCAAAAATGATGCTGTTGGTAGAAAGAGTTACTGAACCAGTACCATTTGGAGCGATGACAATATCAGCGTTCGCTGTTGAAGTACTGAGTGTAACTGTTCCATCATTACCAGTGGCTAGTGTTGCTCCGCCTACGGTTAGAGTCTCAGTTCCAGAATTCCAACTTAGACCAGAATCAGTAGTAACTGGATCTGTTCCAGAACCAATTAGTAGATTTCCAGCAGTAAATGTAGTTGCTCCAGTACCACCATTGCTGACTGGTAGTGTACCTGTAACTGTATCAGTGTCTAGCTCAACTGATCCAGCTGCCATCTTGACAGCGGTTACAGCACCATCAGCAATCTTACTGGTTGTAACGGCACTGTTTGTTAGTGTTACTGCTAAGTCAACATTTCCAGAACCATTGAATGAAACAGCGCTAGCAGTAGTAACATCACCAGATACACTGAAGTCACGAGCAGTTTCAAGTGTAGTAGCAGTGTCAGCATTACCAGTTAGATCACCAGTTATGTTAGCTTCAACTTGCTTGTTGAATGCCCACTTGTCTCCCGAAGAAACATAAGTTAGTGTAGCACCAGCACCAGCAACTGTTAGACCGGCTCCATTTGCCTGAGCAGCAGTAGTTGCGTCCTTAGCTAGAGTTAGATTGATGTCACTGATAGCAACAGCGGTTGAATTTACAGTTGTTGTGGTGCCTTGTACTGTTAAATCACCAGTAATTACGGCGTTACCAGTTACAGTAACACTAGCAGCAGTAATATCGTCTGAACTTAGTGTTCCATTTACGGTTACATTGTTGAATGTTACGTTGTCGGTTGTGCCGACTGACTGACCGATAGCTACTACGCCGTCAGTGATTGATACGCCTGTACCACCACTGAAGTGAGCACGAACTTCACTAGCGCTTGGGCCAGTGTAGGTGAATACGCCAGTAGCAGAGTCGTATGAGAATGAACCATCACCGCCAGCATCTGTAGCGCTGAATAGACTTCTTACAGAAGATGTATCAGTTGTAGCAGCGATTGTTAATGTACCAGCTACATCATCGTATGTCTTGGTGATGTTTGAACCAGCTACGATTAAATCAGCAACACGGTCGTCTACACGCTCGTTTGTGAAATATAGATTTGTTGTGCCTTCAGAAACACTGTCTGTACCGAAACTAATATTTGAAGTTCCGTCAAAGCTTTCGCCGTTGATTGTACGAGCGGTTTCTAGAGCGGTTGCTGTACTAGCATTGCCGGTCAAAGCACCGACAAAACTTGAAGCTGATACTGTGCCTAAACCAGATATTCCATTGCTGGAATCCAGAATAACTGCCTTACTAGCAGTAGCTGTGCCTGCTGTAACTTTTAGTAGGTCAGCGTAATATGCTCCGCCGACTTCAGAAATGGTAACAGCAGTTCCGTCCGTGCTACTACCGAAATATAATTTACCAGAGCCAGATGAATATGCTAACTCACCGAACGCTAGATTGGTTGGGACGGCACTCCCAGTAGAACGTTTGATTTTAATTGTTGATGCCACGAATAATCTCCTTAATTTAGTCTAGCAAAGTTGCTAGATAGTCTATAGTCCTAGATATATTTATCCAATCAAGAAAAAAGAGAGAATTAATTTCTTAATTCTCTCTCGTTCTATTCACTCACGAGTGATTAGTATGTACCGCCATCTAGTAGATCAGGATCGATAGATACTACGCCGTCAACTACGTCAAAGTGATTTGCGTTGTAGCTGGCAACACCCTTTGTACCTGTGTCGGTTGCTACGGCAACACTTACGGTTACTTCGTTAGCAGTAACGGCAGTGCTGATAGCGCCTGTTCCGGAAATCGCTAGAGACTCGCCTAGAGCAACAGCGTCAGAACCAGAACCACCAGTTAGAGTGATTGAACTGTTAGCTAGCTTAGCGTTGGTAACAGCACCGTCAGCGATCTTGGCAGTTGTAACTGCGTCAGCAGCGATCTTGGCTTCTGTTACAGCGGCAGCAGCTAGTTCAGCAGTGTCAACTCCAGCAGCCTTGATGGCTACGGCGCCAGCGGTTACAGCGAAATTGCCAGAAGCGAAGCTAGCAACACCCTGAACGGTGTCAGAAGCTACATCAACACTTACGGTTACTGTGTTAGCAGTAACGGCAGCACTGATAGCGCCAGAACCAGCGAATGTTAGAGTTTCAGTAGCTAAGTCTACTGTGTCTGTGCCACTGTCACCAGCGATATCTAGTGAGGTGGTGATAGAAGCGGTTGTAACTGATGTTACACGACCCTTAGCGTCAACTGTTACTACTGGAATTTCTGAAGAAGAACCGTAGGCACCAGCTGTTACGCCAGAGTTTGCTAGTGTTAGAACTAGGTCAACGTTACCTGTGCCATCAAATGATACGGCAGAAGCAGTAGCATCGCCGCTAGCACTGAAGTCACGAGCTGTTTCTAGAGCAGTTGCTGTGTCAGCGTTACCAGTTAGATCACCAGTTACGTTAGCTTCTACTTGCTTGTTGAATACCCACTTGTCGCCAGCTGAAGCGTATGTCAATGTGGCTGAAGCACCAGCTACTGTTAGACCAGCGCCGTTAGCTTGAGCAGCAGTGGTAGCGTCTTTAGCTAGAGTGAGGTTGATGTCACTGATAGCAACAGCAGTTGAGTTAACTGTTGTGGTTGTACCCTGTACAGTTAGGTCGCCTGTGATTACAGCGTTACCAGTTACGGTTACGTTGGTAGCGGTGATGTCGTCAGAACTTAGTGTTCCGTCAACTGTTACGTTGTTGAATGTAACGTTGTCGGTTGTACCAACAGCCTGACCGATGGAAACTTGACCGTCGGTGATTGATACGCCTGTACCAGCACTGAAGTGAGCGCGAACTTCACTAGCGCTTGGGCCGGTGTAAGTTAGAACGCCAGTTACGTTGTCGTAAGATAGTGAGCCGTCACCGCCAGCGTCTGTTACGCTGATTGAATCACGAGCGCGAGTTTCTGTGAAGTATAGATTGGTAGAGCCTTCAGCGATGTCGTCTGTGGTTAGATCAGCAGCGATGTCGCCTGTGTCTAAAGAGAAAACGCCAGTAGCGCTGTCGTATGTTAGAGCACCTGATGGATCGCTAGCACTTACTGAACCACGAGCACGAGCTTGTGTGAAGTATTGATTGGTTGCGCCTTCTGCTAGAGCATCGGTGTCATGATTGCTGATGTCACTAACTTGACCAGTTAGATCGCCAACGAACTCGGTAGCAGTAACAGTGGCTAGATTGCCAATATTACGACTAGCGTCAACGACAAGAGACTTGCTGGCAGCAGCAGTACCTGGGGTAGCTGTTAGTAGATCAGCATAGTAAGCGCCACCGACTTCGGTGATGTTTACGGTAGTACCGTTTGTGCTACTACCAAAATATAGCTTGCCTGAGCCAGATGAATATGCTAACTCACCAAAAGCTAGATTGGTTGGGGCTGCTGAGCCCGTTGAACGTTTGATTTTGATTGTATTTGCCACTTTGTTTTTCTCCTAGGTTAAAGTGTATTATGTATCTTAGTATGGGTACTACGAAAGTACTCATACATATATTTATACAAGACGTTTATTTTTTGAATAAAAACTTGTATTTCCTTAAAATGCGCCGCCGTCTAACTCAGAAGACGCATCCCATTTTCCAGTAACACTATTGTACTTCAATAGTGCGTCCTGAGCAATTGGGTCGGCGGCATTTACATCTCCTATGTCTGATAATTTATCAATCTTTGCGCTGACGGTAAATTTAGTCCAATTTTCTTCCGCATTTGGCATTTCACCCGTGATGGAATCACGACTTTGCCCTGAAAGAAGAGAGTATTTATAGTATGAATCACCAGTTCTGGTGAACCCGCCCGCAGTGTATTCAGTTTTTACATAGACCAACATACCCTCAGTTAATCGTTGACCTGTGATATTGGTTAATCTATTTCCAAATGATCCAGTGACGCTTTGTAACGAGCCACGAATTTCCGTATCCAGTACGATTGGATGATTGCCAGTAGGGCTCCAAGTACCAGTCCAAGTGTTTCTTGTTAAACCATCGTAATTTGTGCTCATGATATACTCACATATGTTGTTCCAGGCTGTAAGGTTATTCCATACAGCGTGTATCCTTCAGCAACATATCCTGCTGGCGGCGTAGTTGGTTGTAAACTAACAGTGTTTCCAGTTGTCACGCTTACATCAGATAACAACGACGATGTTGGACCAGTTTTGAATGATGTTGGCTGACTAGCACTAGTGCGAACGGCGAACCAAAATGCTCTTGGAGTGCTTTCAGTATTGTTTACATTCCCGGCAAATACTTTAACTTGACTTCCAAGCGCGGTGACTCCCGCGGCAAAAGCAGTTTCGTTTACTATGTTAGAAGCTGTTGGTGGAACACTTGTAGCTGTAGTAAATAGCCAGAAACTAGGGTATGTAAATGTAGCACTGGCGCTAGCGGTAGTAGCACTTAGATTTGCCGTGTACGAAGTTCCAGTGACGCTTGCTGGTCGTGTAAATGTGGTAGAAACACTTACAGTTCTTGTTGTCGCCGTGTTATTTTTGTGTATAGGATCAGTAAATGTAAATGTTCCACTTGCTGTAGCACTACTTGTAGTACCACCCACTGCTGTAACACTATTAGCATAATTTGAAGTACTTGACATTCCAGTTACAGTAACTGTATATGCCACTGAATTGTAACTCTGTAAGAATGTGTTGCCAGTTAAACTGGAAAGTGCTACTCCAAGAGTAGGTGTCGCCCAGTTTACTGATATACTAGCCGTAGAGGTCATGTACTCAGCGGTACTAGTTCCATTATAGAAATTGAATGCTATTGTCCCAGCGGCATTTCCACCTGCTATTGTAGTACTTGTTGGTCTGATAAATGAATCGGCGTCTGTAGTAAACGTCTGAGTCCAATCTACAGTTCCTGCTGGAGTGGCAGATTGTACTCCAGCACTAAATGTATTCAATGCGCTTATTGAACCGCTTGTAGCAGTTATACTTCTAACGGCGGAAATATATTGATCAGTAATGTCATCTGGATTTACAACACTTACAGCAAATGATGTAATTGGTTGATCCCAGCTTGGAGATGCGGGAGATATAGTAGCACTGATTGTTGGTGTAAATGTGGCCAGTGTTAAACGAAGCTTGTTTCCAAAGAATTCAGCCACGCGAACTGGTGATGTGGACCCATTCTCTTGGTATCCAGTAAGAGTTCTATAAGAGCCACTAGTAGTAAATACCAGCGGGCCAGATTGCTCAGATATACTAGTCCAACTAACATTTCCAGCACCGTCTGTACTCAATACTTGTCCACTGGTTCCTCCACCAATGCTTATATTGTCTGTGCTTTCAAATGCTACTTTATCGGCAGTGGCAGTTACACCAGAAACGCCGGCAAAAGACCCATTGTTGTTATATTGTAGCTGCCCGTCAGTTCCACCAGGAATTCCAGCCGCGTCATCAACTGGAATCCACTTATCCATTACTGAGTTATAACCCAGTAACTGTCCATCGGTTGGTGGAACTGTAGTCAAGTCAACATTAACTAAATCATCAAGACTTCCAGTTGTAGCTACTGTGGCAAAATCTGGCTTGTCGGTGATGTTATTCCACGTTAGTGAAGTTGTTGTAATGTATCCAGCGGCGTTCCCAAAGATACCAACATCTGGAACGGTGCCGTTAAGATTTTCCCAAGTGAAGTTTGATTGAGTTACATACTGCGCGTCGTTCGTGAATTCACTTACGTTTGTTGGGCGATTAATTACGTTTTCCCACGTTATATCAGTTTTTAACGCATAATTTATATCGTTTTGAAAGTAACTAAGACCAGTTGGAGTACCGCTAATAGAACTCCATGCTAATTCTGAAAATTTTACAAATCCAACATCATTTGTAAAGTCACTTACTTTAGTTGGAGCATTAGTCAAGTCTGTGTAGTTTCCACCGAATGGAGCTGCTACACTTATAGTTCCATCCTCGGCGACTGTAACGTTATCACCTATCTTAACTCCACCCAAAATAGTGCTAGTTGCTACCGCTATTGGGGTAGTATTTGACCAAGATACGTCACTACCGTCAGTAATTAAAACTTTGTTTGCGTTTCCGTTCTGACTTGGTAATAGCGCTGCTCGTGCTGCCGCTGGGGTTTCTGCTCCTGTGCCGCCGCTCTCTACTGGTAGTACGCCGCTAAATCCAACTGTTATGTTTCCAGTTGATCCAGTAATTGATATGTTTTGTCCAGCAGTAGCAGATAAAACTCCGGTATTGCTGATAGTATTTTCTACTATACTGATTCCGTTGCCAGCAATGTAGTTACCTACGGATCCAAACTGAGACCACTCTATAGCACTTGTTCCCAGAGATATAGTTCCGGGAGTAATCATAATCCATTGAGTGCCAGCTAATGTAGTTCCATTCTGTATAAATGTGAAATCACCAGCAGACACTTCACCAGCAAAGCTGTTATCAAAATCAGTGGCTCGCATCAGTACCCAATTTGGGTTATTAGCTGATAGCACATATATGCCGTTTTGTTTCTTGTCGGTTTGATTCTTAAGTAAGATTCTATCGCCAACTATTAATGTGTGACCATCTAGTTGTGTAAGTTGTCCTACGCCAGTTAGGGTTGCTCCTATACCGTTTGATCCATTGTTATAAGTTCCGTTTAGATTAGCGGTAGAAGCAACCGCACAAGCAAGGTGTACGTTAAGACCACTAGCTAAATTATCTACGTATTGTTTTGTGGCAGCATCTAACGCACTTACTGGGTCCGCGTGTAGCGTTAGTGTGCCCTGCATAGTGTCGCCGGCTCGATTTACAGGAGTATATCCAAGACCACTGATTACATCAGACCCGCTGAACGCTTTCCAAACTATATTAGTTCCATCAGTTGATAGTACTCGACCAGAAAATGATGCCTGCGACGGCAATAAATTATTAATAGCATCAGTTGGATTACTTGCCCCAGTACCGCCGTTAAATACTCCTAAAGTTCCGCCTACTGTAAATGTGCCAGAAGTCGTTATTGGGTTTCCGTCTCCAGTAGTAAAGGTTAGTCCGGTACCACCCGGATCAATATTTACAGACTTTACCGAACCAAAATCAGGGTTAGCGTTAAAATATTTAATAGTAGAGGTGCCGTCTTTATAAAACAGACGACCGTCAGCATAGTTAATCGCAATTTCACCAAACGATAAGTCAGATATTAATGGACTTGTTCCAGTCGTACCCGAATTTTTAATAATAATCGTTGTTGCCATTTATTTTTCCTTGTTTAACCGAAACTTCCGCCGTTTATTATGCCTACTAAATTGTCAACGTAATACTTGTTAACTAGATCGTTATCAGCTAGACCTTGTGAGTACAGTTGAGCAGTGGGGCCTTGTACTGTAACTTTATTAGCATTATTGTTGGGTAGTATCATTGTAGTGTCTCCTGACTGAGACTCCAAAAATAAATTAGATGTTCTGGCGCGCAGTGTTAGAGTTTCACCTGAATTAGTCTGTATTACTGAATTTCCAGTTCCAGTTACAACTACACTTCCACTTCCATTTGGTAACAACACTAGATCAGAATTAGTTGCCGTGGCAGAAATACTTGAGTTGGCACCGTTTATTACAACTGGATAAGCTGATCCAACGCTCAGTGTGCTTTGTGTGTTATCAAAACTAAGTTTATCCGATTGAGCTACTGCGTCTGTGCCGTTTCCGTACAGTATTTGATTTGGCATTAACTCAGTGAGTCCAGTACCGCCGCTACTTACTGGTACTGTATCAAGTGATATAGTAAGCGTGTCGCCGTTTAACTCAACCGTAATCGGGCTATCGCCAGTAGTAGTTACTGTTTTTCCAACAACCTTCCAGGCAGCTCCGTCATAGTATTCCGCTACAGGGCTGGATCCGCTAGTGTTAATTCTCAACATTCCAACTGTCGGGGACTCTGGTCGTTCTTCAGTAGTACCAACTGGTATACTTACGGCTGAGGTTCCATCAAATTTAACGACACCCTGTTGTTGTAAACTAACTGTAGTTCCAGCAAAGCTTAATTTCCCAGTGTCGGAAGATATATTTACGTCGGTGTCTAATGCGGTAATAGACGAAGCCACCATTGGAATATGGGTGGATTCGTTTGTTGCTCTTACGCTAAAGGAATTAGTAATTACATCGTAATAAACTACGCCGCCATTTTTCCCGTACTGTACCGAGTTTGATGTTCCTGCTAATCCGTAATTTTTTGTAACCATATTTAATTCCTAACTTAAATATTTATATCACGATCATCATCAAACATATGTGATGATTATAGTGGCCGCACCTTGAGTTGATCCACCATCATTAAAAGTACCAGTTACTGTTACATCTCCATCAACATTAACTCCTGGTGTGCCACCAACTCCAAATTTAAGCCCAGTATCAGCGGTGTATATACCAACGGCATTTAAGTTGTTTAGATTTATCGCCATTAGTCCATTGATGGAAGTCACTGGAGTTTCTGAATTATTGATTAAGTAACCAAGCGCAAGTGTGGCCAATCCGTTAAATGGAACAGACACATTTACTGCTACCGATGCTATTCTGCGACCAGTTGTTAGTGTTCCAATATTAAATTCAAGCGGAGAATTATTGGTTAATGTGTAGGATAGTGTCTTGCTGTCTACACTTGCTGAACTTTGTCTAGCAATTAAGACCCAATCAGATCCGTCCCACAACCAATTACTCCATTGATTTACATAATTATTATTTCCATCATTGCTGTCAATTACATAGGCTTGATCTCCTATTAATGGAGTAAGTGAGTCTCTGAAGGCCAAGTCAGTTACTACCATTGCGCCTGCTTGACGCACTCCGCCCTGTATATAAAGACCAGCGGCCTTTGTTCCATTTTCAACACTTACTAAACCAAAGTCTAGAGTGACACTTCCCTGTACATCTAAGAAATTAATTGCTCTGGCATCAATGGCAGTAAATTTGACAATATTCTGTGTAGATGCTGAAGTACTTAACGAGATACCAGATCCTGAGTTTGGTCCAGCAAAGGGAACACCATTGGTATCACTGTTAACATTACTAATAGTAATTATTCCGCCGCTGTCATTAATAATTTTCAATCCTGTTCCAGAGTTTATTACCTCGGCAGATATATTGGGTATGTTCGCATTGTTAATATCCTTTGCCATTTGCGTTGGTAGTGAGTAATCTTCGTATCCAGGAACAGATGATCTGCTAGAAAACGTCACCAATACTCCATTTATGCTGGCGCTGACCGGATTAGAGGCGGCGAATAGCGCAGGCTCACCATAGATTGTTGATATATTAGATGATATCGTTTGCGCCGATGATGGACTTAAACTTAGCTCCGCATTTACTCCAGTGTCTTCAGTCGCCGAGTTAATAGCAGATACTAAATCCTCTGCGGACCCAGTTCCACCAACAGTGATATTTACTGAATTCAGAGAAATTATACTTCCAGAAGTTGTCGGGCCAGTAGAAGTCCCAGACACCTTAGATACGGTCTGATTTCTTAATTTAATGTAGATAGGAGACCCGGCTGAATCCAACGATAGTTCCCCTGGAACATCAGTTGAACTGTATATTTGATCGCCTACGTCACCTGGAAGAGAGTCTAGAAAATCAACTATCTTGTTGATGGGATTTATAGTAAACCATCCAGGGATAGCATCAGACACAGACGTTACTCGTCCAATTACAATTTTATAAAATTCATCGGCTAATACATATCTATGTGTTTCGTTATCTACGGCTATGACATCATTGATAGCAAACGTATTGTCTGCTTGATATAGTGCGTAATCGTACTGTAGATTATTGTACGTAAATCTACTAATTAAATTTTGAGTGAAGTTAGAAGAAATTCCTGATGGGGGAACTGGGTCTATTTGCGGTATTCCGTCTCCACTTAGATTAAAAATGACATATACACCGAGACTTAGACCACCATTTCCAACTTGAGAGGTATCTCTAAAGGTATTGTATCTATAAATATCCTGAACAGTGGCAACTACGCTATTTGCTGATTTGGACTCTATGGATATTATTTGCCACGCTTGCCCAGTAGTGGCGTTGGCAATCCACTGCCCTATAGTTACATCATATCCATTATACAATCCGGGATTTCTAGTCAGATAAGAGCTTTGATTTTGAGATGCCACTGACATCTCAATTTTCCAGCGATATGCTTTTGCCGACGGCGCTGGAGAGCCCGTAGATGGGAAATTTAAAGGATTGTACCAGGGTAAAAACTCTGTGCCCAATACGCTAGTAACGTTAGCCTCTAATGTTTTTACGGGTTTATTTAAAAATGACATTTATCTGCCCTCGGATGCGTTAGAATCCAAATACAACGACCAAATGCGCTCGTTGTCCTAAACCTGCGGATGCTCCAGCATCACTCATTCTAGTTTGTAGAGTTATTGTGCTATTAAATACACTAGAGGCAATATTAGAGACGAACGCCGGATTTGCTAAGTCAGTTCCTCCGTCCAAGCTGGCTTGACCTAAACTAGTAATATCTCTTACGGCAAATCTCTGTGCGCTACCGTTAGCGGCACAAATTTGTCCGTACACAGTTATTGACTTTGGAGGATTAGTTTTTCCTGTAAATGCGTAATTTACGATTGCGTTTGCTCCATCCGAAATAGTAGCTGATACTCCAGATGTTTGAGATACCTTTGAATCGGAGCCAGATAAATTTCCACCGCTTCCAGTGGTGTATTTAAATACTACTATTTCTGGAGAACTAGTTCCGCCACCTCCGCCACCTGAACTAGCAATAGTAATAGTATTAGCGTCAGTTCTAGTAATCGTAACATTAGATCCAGCAGCTAAAGTAACATTATCGGTAGAAGAATCGCTACCTGTAAGTCTTAAATTAGCACCGCCTGTTACTGTTTCTGCACTAATACTATAGGTTGTTCCTGCGCCACCGCCACCTGAATATTGTGGAATGTTCAATGTGCCATTTGTAAACGTAGCAGCCCCGCTAGTTCCAGTTGTTGTTAGAGTAATTGGTGCTTGATAATCTGTTCCAGCGGAAGCAGCTACAAACCCACTTCCGTTTCCTTTTAATAGACCGTTTAGTGTAGTAGTTACCGCTAGTGTTCCAGATGCTGTTACTGGACTTCCGGTTACCGTAAATCCAGTTGGCATTGTCAGTCCTACACTTGTTACTGTTCCAGAACCACCTCCACTTCCACCAGAAGCAGCAATAGTAATTTCGTTAGCTGCGGATCCCGTACCTTTAGTTAAAGTAACATTAGTTCCAGCTACTAGCGTAACAGATGTAGTTCCAGTTCCACTTCCTCCGGCAGTTAATGTAATATTTTTCTTTGTAGCTTGTCCAGATACATCTGCTGCGCTTATGCTGTATGTAGTATCTGTGTTTGCTACTACATCAGTAAGCTTTGCTATGGCATTCCAAGCTCCGCCCTGAGCAAAGTAGGGTCTTGTATCAGCATTACTAACTGCTAGAGCGCCTTGATAAGTAGTGGCATTAGGAAAAGCAGCTTGATTTGTAAAATAGAAAGGAATAACACTGCCCACCGCCGGAGCTGTAATTAGTCCAGTGTCGGAAATTGTTACTAAGCTGTTTTGAATTAGCTTGCCTGTGTTGGAGTCAAATCTAGCAATAGCGTTGTCAGTAGCGGACGCTGGTCCAACTACATCTCCGCTTCCTCCTCCGCTAGAAACAGTTGCCCATTCTAGACCGCTAGCTGCGGAATTCACACGCAATACTTGAAGAGCAGTTCCTATACTTGTTAAACCTGTGCCGCCGGCGGTTGTTGGAACAGTAGACTGTGTAAATCCAAGTGTTACAGCACCATTAGTTGTGGAAGCAGTAACTCCACCGCCACCAGTTACACTTAGTACTCCAGTATTAGCAATAGCATTGTTAGTTATTGATATACCAGTGCCGGCGGTCAATGAATTGGGTCCACCAAACTGCGTGAATACAATGTTTGTAGTCCCGAGAGTTATTGTGCCCGAGGTAGTCATTACCCACTGAGTGGTGGCAAGTGTTCCTTCACCAACGAAAAATGCGTCTCCGGAATTAATATTTGATGAACTATTAAAATCACTTACTCTAGTCAACACAAACGGATTTAACGTAGTAAGCTCATACATACCATTTTGCGTTTGTGTTGTCTGATTTTTAACTAATATACGATCACCTAGCGATAAAGTTACTCCATTTATTGACCCTAATGATCCAGATCCAGTTAACGTAGCTCCAGTTCCTGCTGTACCATTGTTGTATGTAGCAGTGATATTAGATGCAGTAGCGGTACGAGCTGACTCTTTTACTACTAATCCAGACGCTAAATTGTCCACGTATTGTTTAGTTGCGGCGTGAAGAGCAGTTGTGGGATTGCCACTAAGAGACAGCGCTCCAGTCATAGTACCGCCAGCAAGAGGAACAAATCCGACAGCACTGATAACGTCATTGTCAATAGTAATAGTTGTGCCGTCTACTTTTACTCCACCGCGGACCGTAGTAGACGCTGCTGGTAAAGTGTAACTACTACCCCCAGTAGAATCGGTGCCGTTTACCCAATTAGTACCATTATACTTTAGCACTTCTCCAGTGGTTGGAGTGGTAATAACTACGTCCGTTAGATCATCTAAATTAGTGGCGCCACCACCGCCACCACCACTCACAGCGCTTATTATTCCGTCTTCTATGGTAATTGTTGTTCCGTCTATCTTTACTAAACCCAAGACATTTACTGAAGCAGTGGGTATAGCTGCGTATTCTAGTGCGGTTCCAAGAGAGTTTACTTTTAGATAGCTGTTTGCTTCACCCTTAGAACTTAAACCAGTTCCGCCGTTATCGATGTCTAATGTTCCCGCTAGAGTAAATGTACCAGAGCTGGTTATAGGATTTTCAGAGGAAGAACTAACGGTTAGTCCAGTATTGCCAGTAGAAAAACCAATACTAGTTACAGTTCCAGTACCAGATGTGTTACCCCAGCTTAACTTGCCAGACCCGTCTGTAATCAACACTTGTCCAGTAGATCCGCCGCCTATGCTAAGTTTGTTTACATCGGTAAATGTGGCGCCCTGAGCTACTTCTATGGAATCAACTGATAGTATCTTGGTATTGGGATTGAAGGAAAATGAGCTTACTCCGTCCAAATCACCGCCGTTGTTAAACTGAACTTGATAGTTAGAACCACCGGGCTCATCGACATACACAAATTGCTGTACAGTGCTTTGATCTATTCCGGTAACGTATATATCTTTGTCCGTGTTTATAACACTAACGGCATCTGCGCCGGCAAACAATAGCGTATTGTTGGTGGCGTTGTTAAATGTTATTCTGCCATCAGTTAAAGAAGGTTGACGAGAAACTGATGTAATAGAACTTGAAGTAGTATTTCCAATAGCATCTACTTGTGTTATATTTGTTGCTATCGGTGGACCACTTAGGGCTGTTGATACAGTCTGCGCTACTACAGGATCGTCTCCTGAAATTATCGTTGCTGAGGGTGTTTTGATTGCCATTATAATTTCCTTTTAACCGCCTTTGTGCGAATTAATCTTTATAATGTATTTAGCACACCGTGTGTTTTTAATTCTATGAATATTGTAAAAGAAATAAAAAAGACCGCACGTGCGGTCTTTTTAGAGCGAGTCTATAGCTCAATCAAGCACTGGCGGTCTCAATCAATTGAATTTTTCCAGCGTTTTTCATAGCTTCCAGATAACTTTGTCCAAGAGAACTAATTAAAGCGTCTTGTAGTTGAGCAGAGTATGCGAAGTTGCCACGATGTGAGAGCATTACGCGCTTATCAACATAAACCTTGCCTCCCAATGAACGCCAATTATCGCAGAAAGTCCAATCATCATTGTTGAGTGAATTACCAACTACGCTTGAGTTAAAGTAAGTGCGTAGATACTTATCGTACTCAGTAGATGTTCCAGCATCAACAGAATATGGTGTAACGGCAGAGTGTTCATTCATCTTGGTGAATACTTCACGCTTGATGAGCATAAACCCAGTACCAGTACGTGCCACTTCGTGTAGTCCGTCATCGCCCTCTTCGGCATTTTCTAAGGTATTTATTACCCAGCGAATTGGAATAGTCTTAGTTGGGTACAGACCGCTGATAACATCAACTTTGCGATTTAGTAGCACTAGTAGATGCCAGGGTTCCCAGCCAATGTCACTATCAATAAACATTAGATGAGTCTTATCTTCTTGCGACAAGAATTTAGCTGCTAGCATATTTTTTGAACGGGCCTGCCAGGAATCGTTGGATGAGGTTTCCAGTGACCATTCAAAGCCAAACTGTCTGGCAGCGTTAGAGAACTTAATAAAGCTAATGAACGAACTTTCCGAGATAGATCCATTGACGCACGGCATAGCTAGATGTACTCTAGTTGAGCGTAGATAGTCCAAATCAATTTGAACTCCGTCGGTTTGTTCAGTTACTTCTTCTGTTCCCCCAGCACTGGCTTGCTGCGCTGACTTGTCTGCTAGTTCTTGTACTGCTTCTACGGGAATTTTTTGCTTCTTACTTGACTTTTTTGTTGCCATATTGTTACCTTTCTTAAGTATTAAAAAAACTATGATAACAATATTTACGACTCAAGTCAATAGATAAATTATTTTTCCTCTAGATAATCAGCAGTTTCGGACAAATGAACTCTGATCTGTTTTTTATTCTTTGCTGCGTTAATTGATTCTCTAATCAACTTTAATAGTTGAAGCTTCTGTTCAATGGTGGCGCCATTTAATAGTGGTCTGCTTTCTCGTATTAGTCTAAGTAGATTAGAGTTGTTCATATTAATAACTCACACTTACAAAGTGAACTGATCCTGCTGTCCAGTCAACTAATCTTGCTCTTAGCAGAACAAAGTTTCCAGTAAAATTTAAGAACCCACTTTTCTCTGTAATATCAATTTCATTGATAATGACCCAATCGGACTCCGTTGGGCTAGTTTCAAGTGTACCCTCTAATAAAACCGTAGCATTAAATTGCTGCTCAAATGACCACGCAAAAGTCTGCAGATTACTGGAGGCCGTATAATAGGAAGCAGCTTCTACTGATTCACCGATAAATGTTGCCTGTGGCTGAGTCGGTCCTGGATGAGCCATGGCAGTAATCAAATTTAACGTAGTCGTTTGAGCCATTATGCTAATTCCGCTTCTACAATTACTGAATTTCCAAGAAGCTCCTGTGCCACTTGTTCTATAGAGCTAATTATTTCTTCTGTTATTAAAGAAGAATTTTCCGAATCAGCTTTAATCAGCTTACTAATTTTTACTACAATGATTTCTTCTTGTATCTTGGCCACAAAAAACTCCTATTATGTTGTATTTATTCTTTTTTCAATATTGCTGACTTTGCGAATCAACTCAGGAAACTTTAACATCAAATAAGTAATATGTCGCTCATCATCAAGATCAATAAAAAAAGTAGAATTCATAAATCTAGAACGCGACGAATGTTGAAAGAATCTTCTTAGAGCATAACTACAATCTATGTCCAATACATTATCACGTACATAATTCCATAAATCAGTTTTATCTTGATCGCTAATTCTGAATGAAGAAAAATATGTTCTTATTTTTCTTTTTGGATTCATATGATAAATTACGTCGCGTTGAAACCCTGCGATTTTTTCAACCTTGAAAAATGTCACTGGCAACATTGTATCATTGTATTCATTTTCAGTGAACGAATCAATCAACTCCTTTATCGCATCATCACTATTGTAATACACACTAAATGTATCGCAGCAAAACATAAACTTTATGTCTGACTTGAGTGCTTTATGCTTATTTGTCCACAGTACTATGTTTCTAGCAATATTGTCACTTGATCCTATTACTTGTCTTACGGTCATATTTTTACCGTGACCCAAATAATAACTACACTTAGTGTCTAATCTATTAGAAAACTGATACTCGTTTTTTACTGACCTGAAAAAATGTATTCCAATAATATCAAATTTAACTTTGTACTGATATCGATCAAAGTAGTTATTAACGTGTGCTTTATCTAAAACAAAATTAGTGTAATGTAATGATTCCATCTGACCCAACCACTCCAGTAACATCAGTCATCTTACTAACTACGTTAAATTCAATTTTTTCGTTTATCAATGTTGCGCACATTGTAGAATTCTTCAACTTTTCAAAAAGTATTTTCTTGCTAAGAGGAACACGAATCAACTCATCAATTTTACGTGCCAATGGTCTAGCTCCCATCTTATCATCGTATCCAATTTTTCCTAGATGCTCTATTGCTTCTTCGCTAAAGTTTATAGTAATTCCGTGCTGATTAATCAATTGCTTCTTTAGTTCGTTCAAAAACTTAACCACGATTTTCTTTATCGCTAGCATATCTAGTTTTTTGAACTTACATATCATGTCAATACGATTGCGCAACTCGGGCTTAAAGAATTCTTTTAGAGCCTTTTCATCACTGTCTGTTTTTCGTTGATCGCCGAAGCCAATATTATTACGCTCACTGTCGGCAGCGCCCATATTACTGGTCATAATTACAATAGTATTTTTAGCACTGACCTTTTTACCGTTAGTTCCGGTAATAGTTCCCTCGTCCAACAGTTGTAGGAATAAGTTGTATACGTCTGGGTGTGCCTTTTCAACTTCGTCAAACAGCATTATTGAATATGGGTTTTTGCTTAGATCGCTAATTATTTTTCCGCCGCCCAGATTGCTGTCTTCGTAGCCTACATATCCAGGAGGAGCTCCAATCAACCCAGCGACACTATGTTTTTCCTGATATTCACTCATATCGTACTTAAGCAAAATCATATCCAAGTTTTCGCTTAATAGACGAGCTAGTTCTGTTTTTCCTGTTCCGGTTGGGCCTAAAAATAGAAAGCTTGCCATTGGCTTCTTTTCATTTGAAATGCCAGCATAGCTTACATAAATGCGATTTAGTACTTCATCAACCACGTGTTCTTGTCCGTATAGCTTTTCTTTGATCCCAGCTTCAAGATTAATCACGTGTTCAGTCTTGTTAACATCAAGCTTGCTTTCTGGAATGTTTGCCATTTTACTGATTTGTTCGCGCACGTTGGCATCAATAATAACAGCTCCGATATTATTTTCAACTCGTTGTTTAGCGCAGGCAGCATCCAATAAGTCTATGCTCTTATCTGGGTTTTTCTTATCGTGTATGTATCGTGCGCCATAATCAATGGCACTAGTAATAGCGCTTTCCTGAATAGTGACTTTATGAAATTCATTTAGTCTCTCGGACAATCCAGTTAAAATCTTTTTAGTAGTTTCTAAACTAGGTTCATCTACGCTTACACGATAGAATCTACGCATAAGCGCCCGATCCTTTTCAAAGCTTTCGTAATATTCTTCCCACGTAGTACTGGCAATAATCTTTAGTGTGCCCTTTGTAATAGCAGGTTTAATCATATTGGCGAAATCAACACTACTTGATGTGCTGCCGCCTGCTCCACGCATAGTATGAGCTTCGTCAATAAACAGAATTACATTCTTTTTGGTGTTTAATGCTTCAATAACATTTTTGACTTTTTCTTCAAAGTCACCACGATATTTACTACCAGCAAGTAAGCTTCCAATTTCTAAGGAATACAACTCGTGCTCCTTTAAGAATTCTGGAACATCTTCATTTACGATTTTATATGCCATGCCCTCTGCTATGGCAGTTTTTCCAGTACCAGGGTCTCCCACCATTAATACATTACTCTTGTACTTCTTGGCAAGAATATTGACAATATCATAAATTTCGGTATCCCTACCGATAACGGGATCAATCTTTCCTTCTCGTGCTAGTTGAGTTAAATTGGTAGTATGCTCATCCAATACTTCACTAGCTTGCTCCGCAGTCATCTTTGCCGACTTAGTGTTTTTAGCGTTCTTTTGCCAGAAAGCAATAAATTCGTTTCTAGTTACTCCCCACTTTAACAAAAAGTAATGTGCGTGACTATTGGTTTCAGTAATGATACTTAGATATAAGTCTACAATCTCAATTTGACGACGACCGGTAAATAGTACCTGAGTCACAGCACGATTAAACACACGCTCTAAGGCATTTGTGCGCTTTGGATGAAATTCGTCTGTAACATTTTTTTCTATTAGAATTGTTTGATTATCCAAAAACCCAGATAAGTCAACAATCATTGAATCAGCGTCAACTCCAAATGCGTCTAACTGACGCTTGAATGAGTCCTGAAGCACCATACTCAATAATGCGTGTTCAAGCGTAACGTATTTGTGATTTCTATCTTTAGCCAGCGACACCGCTCTTTCAATAATTTGCTCTACTTCTGGGTTGTTTATCATCTTTGAACCTTTCTTGTATTCTGTTCTTGTTGAATTGAGTTTAATAACTCGTCACTTATTGTATCAGGTATCTTTGCTTTTATCAATATGTATTGGTCACCAACTGCTCCGAATCTATTAGATAGACCCTGTCCTGATAATCTTAGTTGATGATCAGCCTTACTAAGTTTTGATAATGTGATTTCCAGTTCTCGCTTGTGTATAGTAGTGAATTTTATTACTGTACCCAGAATCAAATCAAATACATCAACGTCCACGGTTGAATATAAATCCAATCCGCGTCTGTTAAATCGCTGATCGTGATTTACAATAAACGTAACTTGAATCACGGCGTTTTCTATTAAGTTATCGTAACGATACACTTCACCGTTTTCTATTCCGCGTGGAACATTTATCTCTACGTATTTCGTTCCAGAGTGAGTATTTATTTGTAGTGCCTGTACACTGTCTGCTACAATTTGTTCCAGATTTAGATGAATTCCAAAATTATAAACTTGAAGTGCGTTGGCTCTATTATGCGAATTAAACATATTGAAAATATCATTAAAATTTCCAAAAGTAAATTCTGGGCTGTGTTGTCGTGGATTATCGTGTTGACTTCTTTTATCAGCATCGCTCAGTATATCGTAGGCACTTTGTATTTCCTGAAACTTCTTAGTATCGCCCTGACTTTTATCCGGGTGATGCTGACTTGCCAATTTTCTGTATGCTTTTTTTATATCGTCTAACGTGGAGTTTCTATCAACTCCTAGTATTTTATAAGGATCCATCAACTATATATGACTATGACTTACCCTCTATTTTTTCTTTAGTACGACCGTATACTGCTATCCCTAGTACCGCTCCCATAGCAATATGATAAAGCCCAGCTCCTTGTAGAGTTATGGGTTGCCATTGACTAGTTACTTGTCCGCCCTGTAGAGTTTGTAGTACGCTCCATAATACTGGAAAAATAACAAAGTCCGCTGTACAAGTGACAATATAGTGCCATCCCATAAGTGGTCTCCAACGTTTATTGATCCAGTCACTGTTAGTGTTTTCTACTAGAACATCGGCGCCGCTAGCAGCGTTGCTTGATGCTGAACCGGTTAATATAGTCGTGGATGGCGAAGGTGAGTACTGCTGAGATATTTGCTGAGTATTTAAGTTTGTAAATTGAGGTATTTCTGGATCAGCTATCAAAATTTCTTGTGTTTGATCGTCGGTGGCAACTGGATGATTCTGTGTTCTTTTTGCTAATAATGTTGGCATTTTATTTTATTCCTGCTTGACGTTGAATGCTTTTTATATACTCATCATCTTCCTCATAAACTTTAGAAGTTTTTATTCCTGCTATTTCTCTCCACTCATTTAATTCTGTTTCATTTTTACTCTTATAGTCACTAGAAGTTAATGGAATATGTCGCTGTATGTTTTCGCGTGTAGCCGGGTAACGGTCGTGTTTTATTTTTATACTCCAGTCCTCGGCCTTCACTCCGGTTAGCGTGTCCAGATCACTTAATAATTCCATAATTTTTCTAGGAGCACTTGGTCTGCGATTCATTTCGGCAAACACGTAATATTTGCCGCGCTCTACTTCTCCTGGACTAGTGTCGGCATCAATGATAAATTCATACCCGCGTTCTAACCAACCAGTCAAGTCTTCTGCCGCTTCTTTTGATTTAATAATAAAACTAAGAGTAATAATGTCGTGATCTTCGCCTATTCTTGACTTGAACTCATCAATTCCAAGCGTAGTTACTAGCTGATCTTCAAAATCTAAATGTGATAGACTTTCATTTAATTGTTTCATAATGGTAGTCCTGGTCCACCCATTGGCGGTACTCCTAACGGCGGTCCTCCCAAGGGAGGCAGACCGCCCATACCGCCCATACCGCCCATGGCGGTCTGCTCTTCTTGATTCTTGATACTTTCAGTATCATAGTCCTTGGCATAAGCGTCATCCAAATCTTCCAAGTCAATTGTTTGATTGGCTATGTCTATGCTACCTTCTTGTATATCGGATATTAGATCCTTAGGAATAGTAATTCTAATTAACCAAATTTCTCTATCAATTAATTTTGGATAGTGTGTGCCAGAATCATAATCACTGGGAGTTTTTATTTGAATTGGTACTTTTATTTTTGTTTTTCTAAACGCGATCTTACATCCAAGCGGCAGCAAACGCTTGGCTCCACGTGGGTCTGGCATCAACATTGCTGGCCACATAAATGTACACGTTACAGCGTACCTAGATACCACTGGACCATCGACTAATTCGCCCAGTTTCCAGTTTTTGAATGCGTATATATCGGCCTCATCCAAAACCCGCTCAAAATCCAACAATGTGCTCATTGTCCCATCACTGGTATATATACCCTTGATGTTACTGACTATTTCGGCCCACTGTGGGGAATCTATAAAAGTGTACTTTTTTCCCATAATATACTATTTATCATCAGCCGATAAATAGTATTAATCAACTGTAGGAACAACAATGACCGTTAATGAACTACTAAAAACTCTAACCGCTATTATGTATCGCGACGATACAGAAATCTCAACTGACGCCGAGAGCGAATCTTCTCAGGAGAATGCTGACAGTTCAGTTGGTGTTTTTATGCCGCCGCTTCAAGCAGAATTAGAACTATTCAAAAAATCAACAGGAGTTGATAATGTGTATGACGAGGAGCAACAAAACTCAGAAGAGCAACATTGCGACTACGAGAATGAAGAAGACGAGCTTGATAGTATAAAAAGAATGGCCGGACTTGAGCCAAGAGTAATAGTGGCCGCTCCAACACAAACAGAAATGTAACGTGAGCCGCATACAAAGAATATTCAGTAGCAGAGGACAAGCCGACGTTAATTCATATGTTGGTGATCGCGGACGACTTTTTTATGAAGAAAGTGATACTCCGGGTATTGCTCCCGTACTAAGATACAGTGATGGAACTACTCCAGGTGGATTACCTATAACTGGATCCAGTGATGGCGGAGGAGGTAGCGTCACTAGCGTCAGTGTAGACGGGGGAACAACAGGATTAACTACCAGTGGTGGGCCAATAGTATCAAGTGGTACAATAACACTAGAGGGAACACTTAATGTATCATCGGGTGGAACTGGAGCAGCAGACTCAGTAACGGCAAGAATAAATTTAGATGCCGCTAGAAGAGGAAGTAATAATGATATAACAAGTTTATCTGGACTTACAACTCCGCTTAGTGTAGCTCAGGGAGGAACGGGTGTAACTTCAATATCTGGATATCTTCGTGGAAACAATAATGACCCGTTTGACAGCGTTAATAATATACCATTTGATGATATAACAGGAATCGTGCCTATTAGTCAAGGAGGAACTGGTCAAACAGCCTTTTCGACTGGCATTTTAGTCAGTGATGGAACAACTCTTACTACTACTAACCTAATCTCAGGAAATGACATTGACGGTAACATAACCGGAAACTCTGCTAACGTTACCGGAATAGTTGGAATAAATCACGGTGGGACTGGAGCGATTACTCCAAGTACCGCTAGAGCAGCGTTAGAAGCAGCAAGAAGCGGAGCAAACGGTGACATTACTAGTCTAAGCGGTCTTACTACACCATTAAGCATAGCTCAGGGCGGAACAGGCGTTACGAATGCGTCCGATGCGCTAACAGCACTGCTGCCAAGTCAAGTAGCAAATGAAAATAAATTTTTAAAGACTGACGGAACCAACGTTAGTTGGGCATCAGTTACGACATCGCCCGCTAGAGTATTGACAGTTGGTATAGACGCGATCACCATTCAAGGATGTATTAATTTAGCGACCGATGCGACTTCAGTTACGCCATACATAGTTCAAATACCACCGGGAAGATATACCGAAAATTTAACACTAAAAGGGTCGGTAATGATTCAAGGAATGGGTAATCAGGAAGACACGACCAGTGTTGCTATTACTGGATATCACACTCTGTCTGGAACAGCAGCAAATGCTCTTAATAACAGAGTTTCTATTGCTAATATATTATTTGTTTCGGATGGGTCATTGAATCCTGTATTCGCTGTTAGCGGAACAACTGCGACTCAATTTAACATTCAGGGTTGTTATATTCAAAATACCACTGCTAATACAGCCGCGGTGACATTTCAGATCGGTGTAAACGCTTCACTATATCTAGATAACAGTACCGTTCAAATGGCTACCAACGGAGGAACTCAATTTAATATGGGCGGCGGATCCATTTATCTTAGAAACGTTCGCTCTGGAGGCGGTACTAAAATTATAAACATGTCTGCCGCAGCATATGCCGAAATCACATATAGCAGACTAAGCTGTACGGGAACATCAGAAGCAATTTCAATATATGGAAACGGAGCGCTGGGCGCTTTCCCACTCAGTGGTCTAGTGAGCGCTGGATGGACCTCATTTCAAAACACAGCAACAAATGGAAATGGAGTAAATCTAATCGCCAGCGGGGCCAGTATGTTGGCATACTCCTGTTCTTTTGATGTATTGAGTGGGGTCAGTAACTACGTAATAACGGGAGTCTCTGGAACTAGCTTTGTTCAATTGAACAATAACTACGCTAACATACCGGGAATTTTATCAAGAAACGTGAAAATTAAAAATACAGTGACTCTACTGACTTACAGTAGCGCATTGACCAGTACTGCGTAATTACGCACAGAATAATATTTATCAACTCAACGCGTGAAATAAGTGCTTAAGTGTTGATTAAGGTATCTTCTTAAATAGTTGTGTTGCTGTAAGAAAGCAACAAACTTAACCACTAGGAGATATAACTTGGGTAGAAGACGTAACAACGCACTGCGTAAAGAACAGGATCATCAATTCAATATGATTACTAACAAGCAAGCAAAGATTTTTTATCAAAAGCACGATAGTAGAGTGGAATCAAATACTATTCCGTTTAATCCAGCTAAGATAAAAAAACAGATTGAATTAGTACCAAAAACAATCAATCAGGAAAATTATATACTAGCACTCACTAATTCAAACGTTGACGTAGTGGTAGTCAGCGGGCCAGCAGGGACTGGAAAAACTTACTTAGCTATGTTGGCCGCAATTAAGGCTATGAAAAACAAAGAGTGCGAAAGAATAGTATTATGTAGACCGTCTGTTTCTATAGAAGATGAGAAACACGGCTTCTTGCCCGGAGACTTAAATTCAAAATTAGAGCCCTGGGTAAAACCTATGATTGACGTATTACGAGAATTCTATTCAATGAAAGAAGTAGAAGGTATGTTAGCAGAGCAAGTAATTGAATTTGCTCCTCTAGGAATGATGCGAGGCAGAACTTTTAAAAATACGTGGATATTCGCCGATGAGATGCAGAACGGCACTCCCACGCAATTCAAAATGCTACTAACTCGCATAGGTCAAGGAAGTAAAATTATTATAGGCGGGGACGTGGAGCAGACAGACAGAAAACAGCCCGACAACGGACTGTTAGACTTCAAGCAAAAAATTAAAAAACATCCAGTAGATGGAATTGAAGTTTGTGAATTTGATAGAAGAGACATTCAACGTCATCGTATAATTGATGACGTATTAAATCTTTACAAATAACTCACATTTTATGTTTAAAAAAGCCCGACTAGTCGGGCTTTTTACTAGATTCTTGATTTATTAGTATCAGTTGCTCTATTAGAGCTGGGTATATTTGTGAGTAGTACTCGTTCATTTTTTCAAATGATGTTGGCAATACCGACCCCTCTACCACGCACTTTACTACCTTTTTTTCTTTATAATCTAGTATGATGTTACACATTGATTGATCGCTAGCTTTTAGTCTTTTGCTAAATCCAACTTGTTCATCAATTTGATTATTTGGCTTTTTGTAAAAACTTACAAGTAAATAACGAATGATATTCTCCTTTATAAGGTGGTCAATTCAATTACGGTGGCCGCAAGTGAAATCTCGGGAATTCCCACTAAGCTTAAATTTGCCAGTCCGTTACGAATAACAATAATAGCAGCGTCTTTCTTTTCTTGCGTGTCTCCCCACAAATACAAATTCTGATAAAGAAATTTGTATAAATCTTCTACTCGTGTAGGATTAAAACTCAAAAACTGTAAGAGTAACTGTCTTCCGTCTAAGACTTTTCCTGCTTTAAACAGTTCAGTTATCTCTACAAGCATAGCATCTTGCTCACTAGCTCCGTTTTGTACTGCTAATAGCGCTCCAGTGCTGCTATTTACTTGAAGTAGATTCAAGCATTTGCGTAAATCTGGGTAAGTACTGGCAACATAATTATCAAGAGTATCTAAATCAAACTCAACGTTTTCATTAACTAGTACAGTGGCCGCTCTAGCAGTAAACTCAGTTCTGTCGGCCTTTGTAATCGTAAATACAGGACAACGAGACTTTAGCGCTGGAATAATTCTATGCTCGTAGTTACAAGTCAGTATGAATCTAACACTGCTACTATAAACTTCAATGTCTCCACGTAGCATTGCTTGTCCATTTGGCGTTAGATAATCAGCTTCGTCTAGTAGAACTACTTTGAATTTTCCAAATGGCAGTGTTTGTACGAAGCCTAACACTTTGTCGCGTATAACCTCTACTCCGTTCTCACGACTAGCATTTATTTCTAATACATCATAGTCGTTGATGTCCAGTTCTTTGATAAGAACTTTAGCTAAAGTGGTTTTTCCAGTTCCGGCGTCACCACTTAAAGTCATATTTGGTATACTACCCTGTTGGATCCAATTTTTTACTTGTTCTCGTAGTCTTTCGTCTACAAAAACGTAATCGTCAATCTTTTGTGGACGATATTTTTCCACCCATAGCTTATCTTTGAAATTCATTAATTCCTCAACATTTCAACTGTAATAATTTGTGCGATTGATTCACCTAAGTCTTGATCTTGCGTGACTATATGAAGATTACGATCATGTTCATCACGTTTACGATCATACGTGGAGAACTCCAAAATGTATCCTCCATTAGCACGATGAATCTGTAAGTTCATAGGATGATCTCCTAGTGATCGTTCTATCGGCTTACTTGATGATAACATAGCTCTCGTTCGTGGCTGATCTGGAGGGCATGCTTCTTCATCCCACGATTGTCTAACTTTTTTGCTAAACCATCTATCAAACCACTTCATTATATCACCTTATTACTTAGAGTATCGTCTGTTACGGGCTCATCGCTTACCATCAAAATGTCTTTTACATCCACTCTGCGTATAGTATGAACACCATCATCGTCTTGAATTTTGATTCCACGAGTCCAACGACCGTGATCAATCAATATCCACTGACCGATCTTTACATCTTGTTGAGTTGGGCCAATAGCATATACTTGTCCCCAGCGAGGTCTAATGCCGCTGTTCTTGGCATCGTCGCTTACCAACACTATTCCAGTGCTAGTTACTCGCTCGTCAAAGTTCATATCTTTTACTATTACGTTATTTCCCAACGGAATTAATCCGCTGATTTTATTAGGTTCGTAGCTGTATTTCATTTTACTTTTCCGGGTTGGGTTCGTTAAAAGCGTCTGCTTCCTTTAGCTCAGCCTCAGTATGCTGCGGCTCCGCTTGTTTTGGCTTACGAGAGCGTACTGTTTTAGATGGCTGACTAATAGTCAGTGACTCTGATACAGAAGCTTGTACTGGCGCTGAAGCTATTTCACTTCCTGGGGCTGGGGCGGTATTAGTACCAGCGACCGCACCTTTGTTTACAGTTGTACTATTGTAGTATGTGCTTACTCGTTTAGTAGCATCATTGATGACATTACCGTCGCTATCAATAGTATCTCCGCGAGCGTTTACATTCATATTACCTACTGCTCTAACTTTTTCATTTTTAAGTGCTAGAGCAGCCATATCAATGCTCTTGCCTAATGCTGATGTATATTTTCTACTCATATTTCATTCTCCTTTTAAGAATTCGTTGATGTCTAGTGAATAATAAATTGAATTTATTTTGTGTACTCCAATCAAATACAATACATAACTTGCTACACTGCTACCGCGGCCCACTCCCCAGACGATATTATTTGTTCTCATAGTATCTACTAAGTATTTTAGATACTGTAGTAGTGAGAAAGCATTGCGATCCAAATACATTAGTAGTTCTTCGCCAACTCGCTGACGCTCAGCATCAGTTTCACACTGTAGTAACACCCATTCGGCTATATCTAAATTTTTATATTCGTCTGGCATTTTCCAGTTAGACTGACATTGTTGATCATAATGATCTGTACTTAGTGAATTAGATTCCCACTGAGTTAGTGATATCATATCAGTTAAGTCCAACTCGTTGTAGAGTTGGACCACGTTGAAATCAACCACACACTGTTTTGGACGCCATTCAGGGTCAATCATTAACTGATTTACCACATCATCTTCGCTTAGTATTACTTGACCGTGAACATCTACTCTCATAGAGAGTATGATACTAGTATCTACAGAACATATCAAGATATTTGGTTATTTTATGTCTATTTTTTCGCCCAGTTGTTTAGATTTTTTATCTAGCATTTCCACTTGTCTTCTTCCATATTCTGCTTTGTAACTATTGAGTACCATAATCAACTGATTCATCATCGGCTGATTATGCGTTCTACTAGCAAATAAAATTTTGCTTGATAAATTGCTAATAGTCTCTTGTAGCTCTTCAAGTGATTTTTCAGATAAATCACCTACTAATGGATGTGTAATCATAATTTAAGAAGTGGGTGGGACATTGCCTATAATAATGTCGTTTGATCTTGCCACGCCAGTTCCAAACATATTCATTGACGCTTCCGATGTGTACAATCTTGTATAGAATCTTTCTCCTGTTTCTGGAGTCAAGCTGTCGGTGGCCAAAGTAATACTAAACGAAGCAGTATTATTATTGACTATAACACTTCCCCATGGAGGACTTGGAGACTGAGCATCTTGAGGGGATGCGCCATTTACGCCGAATGTAGTCCACCATAGTACAGTTCCATTACTAACATTAGTGGTAGTAATACTAAATGTAATGGTTTGTCCTTCATCTACTTGAGTCCCGTCAGCAGGAGCAGTAAATTGATATGTCGGATTTAATGGAACTGGCGGAGGAGTAGGAGCTGGAGGTGCTGGAGTTGTAGTGAACGATGCCAACTGTACTTTTTTCCAGATCGCTGTAGTCCCATCATAGTTACCCACGCACATATAAAGATAGTTTCCGTCAATTGCCATAGTTCCTATCTTATCTCCAAATCTACCCACACTTGATGTTGGAGCTAAAGCAGACACTTGAAATGTTTTGCGTGGGCGATTTACTGGAACTATGGTTAGCGTTTCACCGCAATTTTTAGTGTAGATTATATAGTGTAGTTCAGTAACAGTATCGGGAACAGTGACGCTAAAACCACCAGCAGTCTCGGTGTAATTTTCAATACTTAGTTTACTATCATCAAACTGAGCCGGAAAATTAATGACGCTTGAATTATTGGCAATCGGAACAGTTAATATCAAATGAGTGCTACATAATGGATATTCACCCGATATTGAACTCCACTTCATAAAGTTCAACGTTACATTTCCAGTAACAGTTCCGTAATGTACGTCTGCCTTTGATACGTCTACAGTTACTGTGCCACTCAGATTTGAACCTAAATTTTTTGCGGTTCTACTAAATCCTTGTGTTTGAGCATTACTTATCAATCCGTGATTCATATCATTATCAAGCACAGTGCCGGACAATGAACTCTTTAGTATTGCCTTTGATTGTAGATCGCTCAATTCACTTGCGGTGATATCCAAATTGGTTTTTATTCCACTGAAATTATCTCTAAATCCCTGAGTGTTATTGTTAACACCGGGGACAGGATAATTTATATCAATAGACCCTGTATTTATTGTACTCATAATTATTTCCCGTAACTATTTACTTCACAGTATTACTGCTTCTATTTTTTTAACTTCATCCAACTCGCTTGACTCAATGGCTATAGCAAAAACATTACTGTAATCAATTACGTCAATGATTTCATTTACAGCATTAATTGAGATAGCGTAGCCATTATTGTGTGCTATCAATCTATCTCCTTTATTGACTTTGCCAATTACCTTTACTGGGACTCTACCCTTTAGTGCTACGTATATTCCATTTATTAAAGCAGAATTCATCATATAAGCTGGATTTTTACTTATTACTCCAATAGCTTTATCTCTAAATGATGAAGCTGTTATTTCTGCTGCTCCGCCAATAGACACTACCGTTCCGTAATCATAGTTTTCATCGGACAAGTATTTCTCAGCTAAGTCGGCATACTGAGCGCTAGTAGCAACCCCGTTAAATTTTACAGCATTAAGCTCGCCGTTTGAATTTCTACAAGCAATACTATTTGCTGTTCCCACGCCGGCCGTATCTACTCTAGCTTCTCTCCAAGAATCAGTTGATATATCAACTACTTTAAGTTTTGTGACCGTGACGATTTGATTTGAATCTATCGTTAATCCATTTCCGATCTTGATTCCACCTAGAACACTATCCGTGGCAACTGGTAATTCATAAACAGATGAAGCAGCAACTGATATAACTCCGTTGGCATCTATAGTTACATTGCTTCCCTGCTTGACACCACCAAGTGTAGATGAAGTAGCTATCGGTAATTCATAAACAGATGAAGCAGCAACTGATATGACTCCATTGGCATCTATGGTCACATTACTTCCCTGCTTGACACCGCCCAGCACTGAGCTAGTAGCTATCGGTAATGAATAAGGAGCAGCAACTGATATAACTCCGTTGGCATCTATAGTTACATTGCTTCCTTGCTTGACTCCACCTAATATGGATGAAGTAGCTATCGGTAATTCGTAAACAGATGGAGCAGCAACTGATATAACTCCGTTGGCATCTATAGTTACATTACTTCCCTGTTTTACACCACCCAGTACTGAGCTAGTAGCTATCGGTAATTCGTAAACAGATGGAGCAGCAACTGATATAACTCCGTTGGCATCTATAGTTACATTACTTCCCTGAATAACTCCACCCAGTGTAGATGAAGTAGCTATCGGTAATGGGGGTGCTGACACCGCAGCAGAAACCCATTCTGTTCCATTCCATTTTAAATAATCATTAGTTTGTTTATTTCCGGTAGATACATTTAACAACTCATCTAGTGAATCGCGTTGACGTATTAAATAATTTGTCTGACTAATTATTGATCTAGCGTCAGTTTCCATCTTTGCTATTAATACTCTAGTAAAAGAACTAGGCAATTCTATATCGGACTTAAAAACGGTTACAGATGTTGTATCGTCATCATTTTTTAATACATAGATATAATTAATTGAATTAGCAGAAAGACTAATGCTCTGTGTTGGAATAGTAGTGTAGTACCCACCTATAAATAGTGGGCACGTTGTAACATACGCAATTAATCCAGTAGCACTTTCAGTAGACACATAAATCTGGTTTCTAGGTTTACTACCTGTTAGCCACTCTAGTTCTGTTAGTTCTGTTTTAACCCCAGTTACATCTTTGGACGACAGAAATACCATAGAGTCATAATTACCGCTTGAAGCGGCTCTATAGTATCCTAGAGCAGTACTATATCCAAAGGATCCGCCAGGATAACCATTGGTTGATGTGTATCCTCCTGAGCCAGTAGATGTTTCAGCAAAGCTAGACACGTGAGAAGTACTAACGATGTCCGAGCTAATTTCTATAGATGCCCAATAAAATGCTCTTCCGCCAACTACATTTATACCAAAATTTACTAATAACTTCCCGCTATTAGTTAATAACGTCGGGCCACTAAATTCAATTTGATTGATATTGTCACCGCGATTTGTTTTACCGTAATCAATTTCTGTTTGAAAGACGGAATTTGTGTTTAGCGTCCAAGTACCATTGGTACACTTGGCCAAATAGCACATGCCGACTGAATCTTTAACTATGGCATAGTATTTGGGAGTGATAGTATTTGCGTCCCAGCAAATATGAATCACAGTTATTCCAGATTTTCCATTAAGTGTGGTTGGTATTGATGGTACGATAATGTTTGTGTTTGTATAAGTTCTAGTGGCGCCCGTGCTGTTAATAGTGTAAATTGGTTCATTTCCTACTATCCAACAGTAGCTTGGTGTAGTTCCAACCACCGTAGTTGAGAAATTGGTAATAGACCCATTATTTTTTATTACAGCAGGAGCATTAGCTAAAGGATCTAAATTTATATCAGAATTACTTAATATCAACGTATCATTAGTTTGTCCCTGAGCCTTTGAGGCAAACTCAGTCTTGCTGAATGTAGTTTGTATAATTTTTGTTCCGTAAGTTACTGATCCTGCTGAAAAATACATATTATTGTCTATTACATAGACCGAATCGCTGTAAACATACTTGGACCAGGGAGACGCATCAATTATTCTTTCGGTAAAACTGGTATATCTAGCGGAATTGTTTATGCTTAATGTTTTGTAAGTGAACCCACTAGTGTGTGGCAAAACATATACATCTCCTATATCAGTTGAAGTCCACGTACTTCTAAATAATTGAAATATTGTTCCGCTATACTCATCTGTTACAAGAGAAGTGGAGTAGCCGGCGCCACCCAATCCCTGACTCATACCTCCGTTATCCGTATCCCACGTGGAGTCGCTTAACTGATTATATCTAAAAGTTCCAGATTTAATTGGAATTAAATTAACAGTAGTTCCGCTACCACTTTCTATCCAGGATTTTGGTATAGACCATGATATGTCAAGTGCTACACCCTGACCAACTGATGCTCCTGTGCTAGTGGTATATACATACCAGATATGAAATCTTTGATGAAAAGTTTCCGAAAATGAATTCCAGGTAAACCCATAAGAATTATTGGGCGCATATCCTAGTAAAGGCAAAACGTTTGGAGCAATTCTTCCTTGACCAGTGGTGTCGGAAGTGTTAACCATAGTGACTTTATCATACAACAGTTGAGAGCGTAGTAAAGAAAGATTAGCATCATACACTTTTAGAGTTACTGTATTAGTATCCGAACTTACGTCCGATACTAATATTCTATCGCCACTAGTAGTTGATACTAAAGAGAAATTGGTTCTGCTAGATAATGATGTTACGTCATAAGCAAGCGTCCAATCTCTCCACTTAGACGAACCGTATGTCTTTGCTATTACTATTCTAGTAATCGTTTCTGGTTTTTGAATTGTGGTTAGTTTTAAAACTATAAAATTAGTACCTAGATTTAAAACATCCTGAACCTTCTCATTAACATTTAAAAACGTGGCGCTTATGAGTTCATTATCAAAAATTAAACTATCAGTACTTTTTATTCTATAAGCTTTAGCTACATTTCGTGATCCTACTGGAGTTGACGTAGAAAAGTAAAATACTTGATTTCCAGTTTTATCAACAAACATAAAATTGGTGGCGTTAAATGAGCCCTGAGAAAAATTAAAACTTCCATATACCGGGATATAATTCTCTTTTAGATACCCAGCAAACGGAGAAAAATTCAAAAAGTCCTTTATATCAGCGCTAGATACGGAAATGGTTCCGGTCGTTTCGTCAGTTGTAATTCTTTCTCCAATTCTTACTCCGCCCAATGTAGAACTAGTAGCTTTCGGTAATTCGTAAACTGGCGGAGCAGCAACTGATATAACTCCGTTGGCATCTATAGTTACATTACTGCCCTGTTTTACACCACCCAGTACTGAGCTAGTAGCTATAGGTAATGAATAAGGAGCAGCAACTGATATAACTCCGTTGGCATCTATAGTTACATTACTGCCCTGTTTTACACCACCCAGTGTAGATGAAGTAGCTATAGGTAATGAATATGAATAGCTAGGAATGTTTAAAATATTTCCAGTAAGAGTGGATACTCCGCTACTTCCATTTGTAGTTAGAATAATTGGGCCTTGATAATCAGTACCCTCAACAGCAAAATCTATACTAGTTCCGTTACCTTTTAATAATCCGTTTACAGTGGTTGATATAGTTATTTCAGCAGTAGTTGAATTTTTACTCACAGTGCCAAAAAAACCGTTTTCATTTTTTATAGCTACAGTGTTAATATACCCAGCTGGATTAGATACAGAATAGCCGCCCAAGTTTGATAGTGCCGTTGATGGCGAAGTTGCTCCGGTGCCGCCGTTTTCTACAGATATAGGATAATCAACTGGTGAGGTGACAGATAATAATCCAAAGTCATCTACCGTTAATCCTTCACCAACTTTTATTGCCCCTAATGTGGTGGGACTCGCTATGCCAACAACACCGGTAGCACCACTGTGCTCAGTCAAAATTTCAGTAACATTAGGCCCATCTGAGGTTTCAGAATGAAGCGCGGGGTCATTTCCTATGTACAATCTTCTGGCATCGGTAGCATATCCAATCTCACCAACGTCCAGTTGAGGCAAATTTTCATTTGCGCCTGTTCTTAATAAAATTTTGCTTATCTGTTTTATAGGCATAGTATACTCATTGAATATACTTATTTATCACTACGTTAATGTGTAATACTGCTCTACTCTTTTCCACCATAATGAACGATATTTTTCAAATTCATCGCCCTCAAGTATAAATTCCTGATACACGGGTTCAGTTAATAGCTTTTGTTGTTGATCAACTTCGGGCTTAACACACATTAAAACAACGCCGCGTTTTATATTTGTTCCGTGTATTTCATTATGAGCCTCGGAATAAGCCGCTAGTTGTAGAAAGTAATCGTCAATCCACTCACGCTTTTTTGGCTTGTTTGTTTGTTTAAAATCCAATATCGATTCTTTATTTTCGTGTATACCAACACAATCGGTAGTACCAGCATATACTTCAGGAAAAAATAACGGAACCTCAATACCCCAATATTCAGTTACATTTAAAAGTCCCTGATTTATAACTACATTTGCCATAGCGTGACTAGCCCAAGAAAAGGGATTCTGGTCTCGCTCTTTTATTTCTCCAGTTTTAACATAGTGCTCTAGATAGGCATGCATGCGAGTGCCGCGACTAGCAGCCTCGGTAGTAATTTGCTGAGCACGATCATTACCAACACGATTGCGCCACTGTTGTAGTATTTTCTTTTTTTCCTCTGGCTTAGTTGCTTCTAAAATAGTAGTAACGCTTGCTAACTTGTTTCCGTCAGGAGTGGAATAACGTCTTTGCCCATTAATGGTCTGACGATCTAATGGTTGATAATTAAATTTTGGATTGTACATAGTAAAACAGCATAACATTTCTGCTATGCTGTTGTCAAGTAATTAATTTTATATTTCTCGCTTTTTGGTAGCCCGTTTGGCCATTTTTTCCAGAGTATCGGCTTGTTTTTCTTCCTCGTCTTGTTCCGAAGAAATATCGGTTGCTTGTTTTCCGTCCATGCCTTTGAAAACAATATCCCCGTCTTGTACACTATCAATAATATTGGACAATGGGGGTTTTTCAATCATCTTGACAAACATTTCTTCGTCAATGTCCAAGCCACGATCCTGTAATTGACCCAATACAGTTTGTAGACTGTATGTGTTTTTATACCCGGTATCCTTAATACGATTTAACACCAGTCCGACAACGCCAGACAGTATAGTTTCGTCGCTGGTACCAAAGTCAAACTCATACAGTTTCATATTATCTGCGCTCGCGACCTAAACTAGTTGGTCTTTCTGGCTCTTCTTCTGGTTCTTCGGGCAGTTCAGGTAGTTCAGGTAGTTCTTCACCCATATCTGGTTCTTCTCCTGGCATTCCTGGCATTTCGGGAGATTCTTCTCCTGGAGCAGCTGGCATCGCACCACCATCTCCGGTCAGACCGCCTAATGCTCCACTTACGGCTTCCTTCGCTGTCTTTACGGCTTCCTGTAAAGTAGTTAGAGCTTGACCAACGGCCGTATTGAACTGATCGGCGTCACTTGATTGAAAGTCTGGAGAGTTTTTTATGCCCTCTACTACAGCATTCAATTCTTCAACATTCATCTTACTAACTTGTTCCATCATTTTTTGAATGTCGTCAATCATACTTTGAGCCGCAAGCAATACTTGAGATTTTTGAATCTCTTCATTTTCTATTACTATGCGAGTTTGTGATCTCAAGTCGCGCAAGTGACCACTTAGCGCTTGTTCCATCATTAATAGTTTTAAATAAGCAGGATCGCGATGACTAGAATGTATTCTTGAACTTGCTTTAGACTCATTTATAAGAGAACGTACTTTAGTAAGCATTGAATGAGTTTTTCTAATATCAAGCTGTTCTAAGTTCATATCGTATTTGAAATTTTCACGCAGCACTTTAGTTGCTAATTTGCTCTTTTTGTTTTCGCGCAGGTCGGTTAAGTTCATTTTGAAATCCTCGTTCTTGGCACATTTTTGCCATTATTATGTATTTATCTATTTCTCTTTGAAATTTGTTTTGTCTTTCAATGTCCTGTTCGTACTTTACACTATAAAGTAAAAAGTCAAAATTCTTATTTTTTTTGAGCTTTGAATGTATCAACTTATCTACCGCAACGCTCTCTAGCTTTAGATCCAGTTCTAATATTCTAGCAGTCTCATAAAACTTATTGCTTCTGTCTAAAATTGTCCAAGCAATCGCGTGCTTCATTTTATGAAACACAAATGTTTTTTCATCGCGATATCTATAAACAGTAATCTTGTGTTTGTCTTGACGAATTTCATACTGCTCAAAAATTGTATGGGTCCCGTCGTCGTTTTTAAAGAACATACAGTTTAGTAACGACGGGCTGATTAAATTTTGTATATGATGTAAAGTATTATTCATCTTCTACTATCTCAAACTCAACATTTTTTAAATTTGATGAAGTATTTAGCTGACTTACGTTTGTTACTGACTCGTCCAAATTTAAAAGCATAGGAACTCCATCGCAATCGGTTAGAAGTTTTCCTAAATTAGAGTTTTCATCAGCAAATACTCCACTGTGACTAATAGTAAAAGAAAATGACCACATTATTACATCGTCTGTCTTAAACTGTATTTTGTCTCCCCATCGCAAATCTTTCTTAGAAACACTGAGTTGTTTTGGGGTAGTTATATTTTCTGGTTGACTACGCATACTTATTACTTGTAGCATAGTTTCAAAATTGGCTTGTTGATTTCTTTGCTTTACGTATTCAGCTTGATTCGTAACAACAGAATGATTTTGTCGGTGACTGATATTAGTATTGGTAATATCAAATAGAGTGTAGCATCTAATCTTCATAGTATTAGTATTTACCGACCAATAAAAAACCCAGGAATATTCCTGGGTTTTTTGAGTGCTTACTGTACTATTAAGCTAGTCCGCCAGCAGTAACTACTGCGCCAGCCAAGTTATAGCCATTTACTGTTCCTAGTGCTTGTATCGCAGACTGTAGAGAGGCAGCAGCGTCTCCGCCTGTTGGGTACATAGCAACGCGGAATACTCCATTATTGTTGAATTGATACATGTGAATGGTACTCATTTGAGCCATTACACGTAGAACTGCTTCAACGGCGCCGCCTGTGCCAAACTGTCCGCTAACACCATCAGCGCCCAAGTCGCCGGTGTAAAAGTCTAGCTTTGGACCCTGAGGTTGAATTGGGATGCCAGCAGAACCACTTGTGGCCCCGTTTACATAAGTACCTACGTCATATACGGCTACGCCACTTGCGTCACCATTTGTTCTTGTAAAACTTGCCATTTTTAAATCTCCTTGTTGTTATGAGGTTAAAATCCTCTATACTTATTTATCATTTTGATAAAAAAAATAGTCATAGACGATAATAAGCGTGAAACAGCTTATTTAGCTTGTCTATCGTTGCGGTCGTAGTAACTTTCATATCACCAACAACTGGAGTCAGTGAGCGACCGGTGACATCTATCCAAACGCTGTTTACGAAATCGTATCTAAAATCTCTGTTCTCAGTAATAACTCGTGGCTCTGGAGTTATGTCGCTACCAGGAGGATTAAAAGAGTCAAATTTAGATTTAGACATAGGATTACTAACTGGTAATTTTCCACCCGCTCCTATTCTGTTGTAGAAAATTGTCCATACCGTTTTATCAGGAGGTTGATCATTTCCTAGCGGTGTTGCTCCTGCGGGCGCAGATTGTTCCTGTGATGAATATACTATATTCCACACGGCATTAGATAAAATCTCTGCTATTTTAGGGTTTAGTCTGCTTCCGGCAGCGGTGTAAGCAGTAACAAATTCATTAATAGCATTATCTATAGACGTCAATTGTTGCTGAGTTGGACGCAATTTATTATTAACAGTGATCTCGTACATTAAAAACTCTTTAACTACCTGATCAACAGATCCAACGGCTTCATTGGCAATAATAGACTCAACCAAATGATTAAAAGACGAGTATGACTGATTCTGTCTAGTTTCGGCCAACCCGTTAGATTTAAATTTCTGTTGAAGTCTACTGTAGAAACCGGTAAACCACTTTTTATTGGCAATTTCCATATCTCTTTTATCGTAGGCTACCGCTTGTCTTGTTTGACCTAACCAGCCGCGCCTTGCCGCCCAGTCCGTTACGGCATTCTCATCAACAAATTCACTACTTTTCATTTGAATCCTCTGATCGCTTTAAGCTACGAACAAACTTTCCTTGATCGCGATTTTTGATAGCAATCAATAATTTTTTTTCTAAAACGGCAGCTTGCTCAGCAGTATAGTTACGCTGTATTACTTCAAGTAAATGTATAGCACTGGAAATAACATTCACCGCACGATTTTCAATTATGTGCTTAGTGTCATGGCTTCTGCTGATGCTTTCAAGCTCTTCTAACAATGTTTTAGTTTGTCGTTTCATATTAAATATTTATCTTGTATTACGATAATTAATTAGTCTTCTTTAAATTACTAAGCATTGATTTAAGCTTGGCACTTTGTACGTCTGCCTGTACTGCTTTCACAGGAGTGGACAATATCTCTCCAGTTTCAGTATCAATCTTGGGTGCCACTACTGTTCCAACAGTACTACTGGTTTTAATCTTATTCAATAGTGTGCTAGCACTATTACTGCTGGCAACATAACCAGTACTATCTCCGTCATCAAAGATTCTTAGCGTATCAACATTGAATGACAGATCAATCTTTTGCCCTACGCCGCTGCTGCTACGAGTTTTCATCAATTGAATTTGATACTGACCCTTTTCACGCATATGACGACTAGTAAAAATACCAAACACATTATCAGCGGTATTGATTTTAGAAATGCCACCGCTAATATGACTGTGATCAAATTCAATTTCTTCTACCGCACTACGATTAAGCTGACTGGCAGTTACTAACAACACATTTAATTCTTTGGCAAGATTACGTATCTCTTCACTAACGTACTTGTCTTTAATAAACAAATCACTAGGGCTAACTTTAGCACTTACTGGCATCAACAAGTCCAAATAGTCAATACACACAAAATCTATTCTGATTCCGGTTTCAATACTAAGAGTCTTAATGTAAGCACGTATATCATTAATGTTACTTTGTGCTGGCATATACTTGATGTAAAACTTTCCAGCTTTCTTGGCTGTCATTTTAACTTTAAGTTCAACATCATCTAGATTCTTAAACACATCCTTTGTTGATGTGTCTGTCATCATACTATCAATACGCCAAGCACACAGTTCTTCGCTAAGTTCTAGCGTTACATAGACTCCGTTCAATCCAGCTAATGCCCAATTCACACTTAAGTTCTGCATGAACAGTGACTTGCCGCTGCCACTACCCCCAGCAAATATCTGTAACTCACCACGATTAAACCCACCGTACAATTTATTATCAAGACAGGGCCAGCCAGTGCTAATTTGCCCGTTGTTGTTTTTAATCTTATTCAATCTAGCACGTGGATCGGCAAAGTAATCAGTGCCCATATCTTTAGTCAGTGATATTTGTACAGCGTCCTTAATTAGCTTTTCTACTGGATCATAATTGCCTTTTTCAAGTAAGTCAGCACTCTTTAGAATTGCTCGTTCTAGTTCTTGTCTGCGAGTGAATACTTCAAAAGAATCTAGAAACCAATCTATGTCGCTTTTTCTTAGGTCGTCAATAACCGTTAAGCTAACTTTAGTAACCGCATGAATTTGATCACTGTCCGGGACACTGGTATATTTCTCAGCAAATTCTTTAATGAATTTGACCGCTGGACGCAGCGATTTATCAAAGTTTTCTGTATTCAGAATGTTACTGATTCTAGTGTATAACTGCGGATCACTAATCATCATTCTTAGAAACAGTTCTTGAATTTCTATTCCGTATTCTGTGCTCATTTAATTCTCTTTTTTGCCATTTCTACTTTAATTTTACTTGTAGTAGCTGATTGAAATATGCTTAATAGTGTTGGAATTTTTCCATATCTACGAACAGCGTCATTAACATCCTTTACGTCACTGTGCCACTCAGGAATACTTATCTTATATCCTAACTCTAAAGCACGATCACAAATTTGTAATCCACTTTTATCCTGATCAGGCACAACTATTATTGTTCTGTTCAATCTGTTGATTAATTGTGCTTGCTCATCACTGATATTGCTACCCATATAAGCACATCCACCAATGCTAATAGCATCAAATTGGCCCTCAACCATAATACACGATGACCAATTATCGTTTTTGAACTGAGCATCTATATTGAACACGTATCCAGACGGCTGATCAGATAGATACTTAGGTTTTCTGCCATCTAAAAATCTACAGGTATTTCCCACAATGTCGCCATTGTAAAAATATGGGATTATGATTCCTGGTCTAGTAGCATCACTATCTACATAATATGAATAGGAATGTTCAGACAGTCCACGACTACGCAGATACTCAATATATAGTTGATGTTCAGAATAGCTAGCATTCAATCTAACGCACGTATCACTTAATTGTTTTACTGGAAAGTTTATAACTACTGCTTTTGACTTTTTAGTTCTTAAATCCAATACATCACGCTGGCTGAAGCTTTCAAAGCTTATCTTATTGATAACGTATTCGTCCAATCCGCACCAACTTAACAACAATCTAGTGTTTTTAGTTAATTGTTTTCCAAGTCTAAATCCAGCTTTGTAGTGACAATTGAAACAGTGATAGGTCCAATTTTGATTATCATCAAATATTATTCCGCCACGCATTCTGCGATCAGCACTATGACCACGATTAACGCAGCAAGGAGCGTTGAAACTGTACCATCCACTTTGAGTACGTTTCTTTTTACCCGGAACAACAGACAATATATCTAACATATACTACTAGTATACGCTACTGCGGCGAAGTATTCAAGTTTATAGACTTATCTGACCAGTATTTTGGTCACACTGCCGATGGCGTCATCAGTCTCAAACTTTACTCGTATGAATGGATGAAATCCCTCTATATTATAGAATCTATTTTCCGTTACGTTTGTAAAAGAAATTGAATCAGTAATGTCGTAAGCATGAGCAAAGTTGGACAGTGTACTTCCTTGAAAAATTATTCTGCCAGTATAGTTTTTAAAATACAACTGAAACGTGTAAAAATTTTGTTGTTTGGTGTAAAAGCTACTACTATAGTGAATGGTCGGAGCGGTTAACACTGTGTAGTCGGGTATAGTTAATTCATAAGATGGCACATAAGAACTTAACACGCTATCCATTATTCTTACCACACCACGAGCCCCGCCTTGAGCGTCTACGAATACTGGATAATCAAATTCATCCACTGGTATTTCAATACTGTAATAGCATAGTTGACGATCTAGTTTATCCAATTCTTCGGAGCTAACTCTTAGACCAGCTATTCCGGTCACTGGGAAAATATACACTAATGTTTTTTGTAGTAATATTTTTTTGCCGTCTGGATTAATAATTCTAGCTGTTATTTCTTTATTGGAAATATCAACTGGCTTTTGCTCCTGATTTACAAAAGCAAACTCAATCAAATTGTCCACTCCGCGATGTAGTATTAGTTCTTTTGCGTACACTTTGTTATACCTTATCTTTCCAGATGAGGCTGCCTCTAATAAAACCACTTGCGTTCTTTGATTGTATAAATAAACTTGAGTCTGGGCTGCCACTTTTCTGTCCTCTTAACTATTTATGACCAATGATTTTTTTCAAAAACTGAGCGATTCTCACCCGTTCATAACCGTTTGTAGCTATGCCGGACAAGAATACGTGGGTGTAATTCAAAATCGTGATGATTTTATAACTACATTCTATGATTACGGTTCTATAGTAGATCAGAAATTAAAACAGCTATATTTGTCGTTGGGAGATCAATGGTGGTGGGAGAGCAACAGATTAATTCCCATCAACATCTTTCTACGCGATGATTGGGCTATTTTTAAGCCATATCTTAGAACGTTTAACAATAAAGGTCTGAATATTCTTCACGGGCCTGCCACGTGTATGAGCGATCTTGCTAAAAAACGAGTTAAGCGTCGTAGCATTACTCTTGTGAAGAAAATGCTATAGCATTTTCTGTCAAAAGATTCATATTTACAACTATCAAATTACTGTATGCAACGGCGTGGGCTTTTTTGAACATATAACCGTCATCCTTATTTTTGTCCCATACTGTTTTTGCCACCTCCGCCCAAGATTTACCAATTAGATTCCGCTTTCCAGGTCTTATAACAGCCAGAAACATTGCCATTCTAGTAATACTATTGATTGATTCTGGCATTTTCAGCATACTATCGTAGTGATTTCCAATGTGAATCAATTTACTAAAGTAATCGCGATTCTGTAATAGTGACCAATCTGGTTCTTTCATTAACTCAACCAAATGCTGTTCATCTTTTACATATTTGTAAATCCATACGTTCAATAAATCTAATTTAATATACCCACGTTGCTCAGCCATCTCATAATCTAGGGCGGCCGTTTTATGAATCGGATCATAGGGTATGTCGGTCGGATAAACTCCAGTGTTGTGCTTTTTTACTACATTATCTTTGCGTATAGAAGCCGAAGTAACATCTACGATTTTTAATATCGCATCCCGATCAGCAAAATCTATATCAATATCACTATTTAATTTCATTTGAACGCCATATCAATTACGGTTTTAATCTCATTCATTAACACCAAATCTCTTTTGAATTTTATGTTCCAACGCTCAGTATCAATATATTCCCATATCACGGCACGTTGATCCATATTCAACTCAGACAAAAATGTGTTACCACTGTCACTCAGATAAAGCACCCAGGGGCTAATATGACCAGTACTAATCAAATGACACAACTTATTTTTGTTATAGTAGTTTAACACATCTTGAAGACGAATATTTTCTGCGTCGGCTATCTCTAGCATAGTTTTTATGCTACGTTTCACGGCATCGTAAGCGTCTTCTGTTCTAAGATACTGTGTTAAATACTTAGTATATACTGAGTCACTACTCCAATTATCAATTGACACGTTATTACTTAGCAAGTGATTTAAGTACTCAGCTACATTTACAACTTTAACATTCACGCAATATGTCCCGAATCTTAGAAAGGCCGAGTAGTAAGCACTTTCAGCAAACGCTTTATAGTCTTTTTTCTTTTTCCCAGGTTGTATTCTGGAATAAAACGTGAGCCAGGAATCATAAGCAATGCGATTTTGAGGCCTGTCTCTTTCTTGCCAGCGAAGTTTCTGCTCACATAAATGCTTAATCAATGTAGACTCACGAACAAAACTTCTATTACAATGTTGACAAGTGTTTGATTCCTGTACGTCAATTGCCTGAGAGATTTTCATATTCATTCAATTCTTGCTCAGTGACTAAAGAAGATAAAACTTCTATGTCTTCTAATTTTAGAGTTTGGTACTGTGTTGCTATTTTGTATTTGTGATTTAATGACCGTTCTAGCGCGACAGATATTTGCTTTATATCATCAGCGCTGCTGTTCTTGTATATTTTGCTAAAGTAATCCGATAATTCTTTGCGTTTTACTGGCTCTTTTAACTGACTTATCTTGGAGCTGAGATGAGGAATCCATTGATGAAACTGCTTTCCAAGCCCAGGACTGGTCGCACACAGCATCATCCATTGAAGTTCTGGATGATTTTGAACGTGCTCATTAAACAGATGCTTGTTAGCACAAATATCAGTGCTCATTACGTAGTAATTACTAATTTCAGTCTTGCCCTTTACAGTGCTGATCCAGTGTAGCATCATATAGGGAACAAATTTTTTCCTCTGCTCTTCACTTAAAGAACTATAGTAATCGTAATTCTTGCGATCTATTTGCTCAATCGCCGAGAATAGATCAAAGTCCTGACGTTCAAACTTTTCGTCTGAGCCAGTTTTATTCTTTGCTGCTGTCATTGTACTCTACCAATTTTACCGTTGCTTCCGGCAACACATCAAATAAAGCATCACGAATTAATTGCGTTACCTCATCGCACCCAGATTTTCCATAAAGTTGTTCCCAGAACTCATCATATCCTTCTGTTACTGTTAACACAAATTTATAAGTCTTCATATTTAAAAAGCCTGACTGTAATCCACAATCTCACAATTCTTACTTACTTCTTTTACAAAGTAAATACATCGCGGTTTTGTATCGGTGTCAATCGGTACACACAAAAATTGTCCATTTCGCAATCTAGGGGCGTACCAAGTAACGTCATGATACACATCAACAATCTCTATGTCAAGAAATGATGGCCGAAAAGCGCTCAATGGATTAAATTGAAATGCCTTAAACCCGCGATCATTAATGCTTGTCAACGGAACAATCTCTAAATCACCGAAATCTGGCTCTCCAATAAGTATCTGCCAGTCTAGAGGCATCTTAATTATTTTATCACCAACGCGTAGAACTAGAGCAGGGCTATTAAAGCTCTCTAGAAAAATAAGAGGTATGTAGTGATAATCTACAGCGTGTGGGTTGCTATTGTCCATAATAGCAAACCTTAAATCATCCACTTCTTCTGGTAGATTTTCAAGGTTATACGAAGTGTCTTCTAGTGTTAGTATTTTCATTTTTTTATGATATCATTTATATTCTAGTTTCTCAAGCGTATAGGGATAATTTGCTTCCCTATAGAACTCTTTTCGTTTAGTTAGATGACGTTTTGCAAATTTACAACTACTGGTTATGTCCCAGATTTGAACGAAGTCTTTGTCCTCTGCTTTTCTAATGCCTCGCCCAATGCTTTGTATAACTCTGACAAAGCTTTTTCCGGGTTCCACAAGAACCAGATTAAAAATACGAGGAATATTAATACCCACAGCGGCCACACCATAAGTCGCCACAATAATCTTGTCATCACTAGTCGCAACTTCATCATATTCTTCTTTGCGTTCTTTTAGTTTTGTTTTGCCACGAATAAACACACTATTTGGTAATCTAGCAATCAACTCTTCTCCGGCAGCAACACGATCAACCAATATTAATGTGTTGCCACTTTCTACAATTTTTTCAACCAAACTGCTGATAGTGTCTAGTCGTTTTCCATCAGTAAGTAAGTGAGTCAACTCACTTTGATAATCACGAAACTCAACGTGATCCTGCATCTGAACGATATTCACATGACACTGTGACAACACACCGGCATTTTGTAATTCGTTGGCACTTAGTTTACCAATTACTGAGCCTATACAAGTGAATAGCGCTTGACTGGCAAACTTATCTTTTGGTATGGTGCCAGTTAGCCCCCAACGAATCGGAATTTTAGACATCGTTCCGCTTAGCAATTGCTTTAGTGCGTCTGCTTTTACCGAATGGCATTCATCAATCATCAAGCATACTACACCCTCAATAAACTCATCAATAGTTATGTCTGCTTCGCCATTCTTGGTGTTCTTTAGTAGATTGTTTAGACTTTGCCAAGTACAAATTGTATGCGTGTGACCTACTTCTTTGCGATCACCAAAATAGACTCCAACGTCTAACCCAAGATTTCTGTAGTCTGCTTCAGTCTGTGTTACAAGCGATTTGTTTGGCACAATCACTAAAGTTCTTCCGGAATTTTCGCAACAATACGATAGTGCGGCCGTAATCAGTGTCTTTCCCGCGCCCGTAGCGACCTCTTGTATTGATTGTGGATTACTTAAGAAATTGTTTACAATGTCAACCTGATAGTCGCGCAACACTACAGGCTGCCCAACAAGTGGATGCCCCACAGGCCAAGTCTTGTTGGAAAAAGTGGCTTCTGTTATTTGATTAAAACTAAAATTGGTCTGATAGTCTCTTGTATCGTCTAGTTCAATATCATAATTGTGTTCTTCTAGATAAGGAAGAATTTCTTCTAACAGATTTATATAAGTGCTACCGCCTAATTGAAAGTAAGATGTTTTACCATTCCAACGTCCAAGTCTGACACTAGGTAGATATTTGGCACCTGGAATTTCATATTCAAATTTCTTTACCAAAGCACGACGAGTATCTAAATCCAAGCCCTCTAGCTTGACGTTGACCTCATCGCGTATGATTATTTTACATTTCTTCATTAAAGTAGTATACACAATTCACGTGTGAATTGTCAAACACATAGTAGCCAATTTATTTGTGTTTTGCTTTTTGTACTACGATCCAATCGTTACGAGAAGTTATTTCTGTGTCGTTATCCAGCACTATAGTAGTGCCTTCAACCGCGGTTACTGTTCTTTGTTCGCCGGTTTCTTTGTGTTTGATAACATCACCACGCATAATGCCGCGACCATATGGGTACTTGTATTCACTTCCGCCATAACTTTCGGTCAGCAATTCGACTATCTTCATAGTATTATTTATACAGAAAGCAAAAAGCCCGCGCTAGATAAATAAAAGTGTAGTTCGCGAGCCTCGGAAACTCCAACTACTCTAACGCTTATAAGGAGCAATCAGCAATGTTATTTAGTAAAAATAAACGAGATATTTCATATATAAAAATTTGGGTTGAACATCATGGTCCAATTCCATTAGATAAAAATGGAAGAAGAATGGAAATTCATCACATAGACGGTGATAAAACCAACAATAACATAAACAATCTTCAACTACTGACAATTGAAGAACATTTTGATATTCATTACAAACAACAGGACTATGGATCTTGCTATCTAATTGCTATTAGAATGAAAAAATCACCAGAAGAAATTTCTGATCTTGCTCGTCAAGCACAATTAAAAAGAGTGACAGACGGAACTCATCATTTTTTAGGCCCTGCTATGAATGCTAAAAGAGTGACAGCCGGAACTCATCACTGGCTTGATGGAACAAAGTCCAGAGAGACTCAAAACAATCTTGTGAAAAGCGGAGTACACAGATTTGTCAATTCTGATTGGCAGAAAAATAATCAACTCAGTCTAGTTGAGTCAGGAAAGCATAACTTTCTCGGCGGACATTTACAAAAATCATTGGTAAAATCAGGAAAGCATCATTTCGTGACATCCAATCCAGGAAAGATTCAGTGGGTGTGCGAGAAATGCGGGAAAGAGGGAAAGGGAAAAACCAATTACGCTCGTTGGCATGGAGAAAATTGCGTAGTAAAAAAATAGGGAGCAATTGCTCCCTATAACGTGTGATGAATTTCAGTTCTTAACGCAGCATGTCTCCAGCGCAAGCATCTTCCAGTCAGTGGGATCAATTCTATACAGATCAGCAATCTTGAGAGCCATACGCAAACTCAACTCGCGAAGAATTTCTTTATTAGCCCACATGAACTCCAGAATTTCTTCGGATTGATTGTCCAGAAATTCGTAATCAGCAAACAGACCGCCAACCACATCTTGACTGGCATCGGTGTGTACCTGACGAATTCTCAACATTTTGTCACGCGAGGTATTGATCGTGAGATCCAGATAGTGACACCGAGATTGCAGAGCGGACAAGTGAGCAGCAATCTTCTTAGAGCGACGGTCGCTAAGATCCAGATTCGTCACAAAGATGCACGCCCCGTTGAACTCAAAATCGGTGGGAATGCCTTCCTTACGAAGAAAAGACGAATCACTATTCCACCAAATACGACGGCGCTTACCCGAATCAAGTGCGGCCTTCAGAATGTTCAGCGCATCTGGGTCATCAAAAACGTCTACGTCATCAAAGACCAAAACATTCTTACTGTCGCTATACTTGTACAGCAGTGCGTACAAACCGATGGCAGTAATAGCGCCCTTGACAATCTCAAAGCGAACACGCTTGCCTGCCAGCTTGTCAAACAGACTTGCCTTTTCCAGTTGAGTCTCAATACCAAACGACTTGCCAACGCCAGGAGGGCCAGTAACGATCATAGCACGACAGTCGCCGTTGATCGTAGCCTTGGTCATGGTGTCAAGAATACGAAACCGGCGACGGATGCGATCCATGGCCTGCTCGTCAGTTTCATTGGATTCGGTCATAACTTCTGGCGAGAATGCTACAATTTGAGTGGGACGCGAGTTACCGTTGACGAATTCAACATCAGCAGAATCGGTGATTTCAATATAAACCTGCTTGGAATCTCCAGGCAGTTGACCGTCATTCTTAACTTGAACACGACCAGGAGTAGAATCCAGAGGACGAGCCAGCGTGAACATCATGTTCTCAACAGCAAAGTTCATCTTGCGATACACGCCGCGCTTGACAAGAATTTGAGCCATTTCGTTGATTCCTTATCTAACTGTCTAGAGAATGATTATAGTTGATTTTTGATTTATTGTCAAAAAATTTCGGAAGAAATTTATTGAAAAAATCAGCGAGTCAGTGTTGTTCGGAACTGTCTCTATCAACTCAACAACAATAGTATATCACTGCGTTGATTTATTGTCAAATTTCAGACAAAAATCTTGACGCGGTTAAATTGAGTCTTACCGTCGGTATGATGAGCCTTGACAGTACCCTGAGCGGCAATCTTGCTTCCAACTTCAGGGTTAGACTTGTTGGAGAAGAAAACAACCTGATCATTGTCAGTAATCATAGTGACGAAATAGCAAGCCCATTGCTGACTATACACTGTACGAACGACTTCGCCCTTGAACGAAACCTTATCACCAACTTGTCCGACATGTCCACCTCGGGCATCGGCAATACGATCCTCTACCGATTGGCGAACTGTAGCACGTTCGTAACCTTGGGGCAGATACGCAACCGTACCCAGATCACGTTCGCTCACAGTTTCACTGTTGGCAAGAGCAAGAGCCTTGGCATCAAATTCATTCAACACCTTGCCACCAAGAATCTTGAACATCAGACCCTTGTAATGTGTGCGGATCTTCTCGCCCATTTCACGGTCAAAGTCCGTAAGGGTAGATTGATCGGCAAGCATACGAACCATCAGTTCACGATTACTTTGCTTGGGAACAGCAACGCCATCAGCATCAAGAGTGTAGGCACCAGCCTTGATATACTCATTTCCGACCGCACGATAGGCAGCGTAAGCAGCAGCAAACACCGTGCTGGTATCGTACATCATGGGTTGAGAACGCACGTAACGTTGGCTGCGTGTCGGCTTATAGCCTTCATCTGCTTGACACAGGGCCTTGACTTGAGAATTGGTCATACCAGAAACATCAACAAAACCAGCCATTTCGTACTCCGTTGTCTAACTCAGTGAATACAGTATATCAAAATCCGTATTATTTGTCAAATATTGCCGCAGGCTACATCAACCCGCAGATCGTGAATGCTGCCAAAGTATTCATTGACCAGCGTCTTCTTGCTCTCAGTGACCTTGTAGCGACCATAACGGTTCTTCTTGGCATTGATCACTCGTCCCTTGAACAAGAGCGTAGTGCTGGCATCATTACGAACCATTTCGACTTGTCGCATCGTTTCCAACCGCAGAGCACCCTGCTCTGCTCGGGCTAGGGCAAGGTCCTTTTCCAAAGAATCAATACGCTGTTGGATCTGTTCGAACTTGCTCATTTCGTTTACTCCGTTATCTAACTCAACAAATACAGTATATCACCAAACCGATTTACTGTCAAATTTTGAAACAAAGCCTAGATTTGATTTCTATGAAAAACTGATGGTACTTTGCCATACGGGCAATGTCCTTTTCACTGACCCCCTTCAGTCGGCGAATGTCGGTGTTGTGTCGAAGGTCTGCCATCTTGACACGCATAGCATCCTCACTAGCAAAGACACCTTCCTTGTATTCTTCGTAGGTCTGACCAGGGACTTTTGTCAGTGCGCGGATACCACTGATTACTCTCTCACTGATGCCCGCGTCACGAAGGTCCTTGTATGTGACACTAGTGTCCTCGATAACATCGTGACCTAGTGCGATACACATCAGTTCCTCATCATCGGTCTTGAGATAATGCATGACCTTAAGAGGGTGAAGAATGTAGGGATTGCCACCTTTGTCAAATTGATCGGCATGAGCATTAGTCGCAATGACTAGCATCTTGCCTAACATTTCACCTTTTCTCATTTTTCGGTCCTTTCTTTTACTGTAGTTACAGTATACTACCGAACCGATTATTTGTCAAGCAGTCTCTAGCATGTTGGCAGGAACACGCCAACGAGTCATTCCTGTATCAACAACTACATTCTTGGTCATGATCTTGGATACCTTACCAACTTCAGTCTGTCCCGTACGGCTATTGACGAACTTCACCATAGAACCAATCGTTACGGAACGACGAGTCTGCTTTGCCAAATTACCACGTGCGAACTTCACCGCAGAAATAATAGAATTCAACTGTTCATTGGTCAAGGACCCGAACATGATGCTAGAATTGATTTCTTGAATAGTAGCCATTTCGTTTACTCCTGTTTTCTAACTCAGTGAATACAGTATATCAAAAATCGGATTTATTGTCAAACCCCGAGAACTTCGCGTTCCTCTTCGGACAACTTATTCAGTGCTGCCCTGCGAAGCATAGCCCTACGCTCGGCTTCGGCAGCCTGTGCTTCCTCACGGTCCAGAACGAATTCCAGATCGTAGAGTACTTCATCGGTTACTCCGTCGTATTCCAACGCAAGGATGAAACCCTCATTATTCAGAGTTGCATCGAACATTCCGCGTCGAACGAAAACATCACCGCCCAACTTGTTCAAGCGTTCCAGAGCAGCCATCAATCGTGCAGGGTACGTCGCCCGGGCTTCTGCGATCTGCGCGTTCCGCAGTGCGTCACGTTCTGCCATCAGTTCTGCTTTAGTCTTACGTGCCATTTTGTGCTCCTGTTTTCTAACTTGAATACAGTATATCAAAAAACGGATTTATTGTCAAATTACTGAGACTCAACGCTACATTCGCATTCATAATCAGTCGACTTACGATTAGGATTTTTCTCCCACTCGGCCCAGGCAGCTTCCTCAATTTCATCTTCGCTTGCTTCATTCAAAACATCAAAGACAACACGATAGGTTACAGTCTCGGTAAAAATAGCAACGCGGCGCATTTGTTTGTCCTTTACAGAGTATTCAGTGTCGCTTGTAGTTCAGTAAAAGTCTTATAGACTTGAGAGCCATCACGACTAGTACGCAAGATCATAAAGTTACGATTGTAGATTTCTACAGTGGCATCTAATGTGCGAGCGCGACCAAAAGTGATGGCAAGATACTTGCGTCCATTCTTACTGGTCTGCTCACTGGTAAGAATGCCGTATGGCGCATTGAAATTTCTAGACTTGACAAACGTTTCAATCGCCGAAAGTATTGCTTGACTGTTCATTCTTCAACCAAATTCATTGTAAATTTGAATATCTTGCTCGTATTGTTCAACAAAAGCGAGAAAAGCAGCATCTTCATCGTGCTGTTGATCCGTCAACTCTGGCTGTGTAGTGTTCATCAACATCTCCAACTGATTCAATACTGGTAGTATAGCAGGACCATGATTTATTGTCAAATTGTGAAACTAAAAGTAAATCATCTCCAGGAAACAATTATGTTCGAGGAAGACTTTCGCGTCACAACTCATAGCCATCAAGGCCAGCTGCCTTCAACTTGATCAAGTGGCCAAGCATGAAGTTCTTAGACTCTAACGCTTTGAGAACTCCCAAGTAGCGATTTCTAATGAGTGCCACCTCATTTATTAGTATCTCAAAATCAATCACTTCATTTTCACCGTCCACGTATTTCTCAGCATCTCGACTTGTCAACGCACGATTGTACCCTTCTAAGTACTTCTGAAAGTACTTGCGTCGGAGAGCCCGCAACTTGATGTTGAGATAGTTTAGTACTGCCTCAATATCCTGTAGACTGGCAAAATAGGACTCTGTTAGTCCTGGCATCATAAAGACATTCTTCTCTACTCTGCCAGAAATCTTGACATCCTGTTTTGCCGTCTCCAACTGTTGCTCATAATAAGCAACAAAGTCAGGCAGAACACCTAGGTCAGCAGTAATTCTACTGTACCAATTCATTTAATTACTCATCGTAATCTTCTTCGTCACCAAAGCCTAATTCTTCATAGTTATCATCGTAGTCATCCAAATTTTCCGACGTATCTTCGCTATAGAACTTTACAGCGTCAAGTACGTCCCGATCACCGTCAAATTCATGACGAATGTCCTCTAAATCAAAATCATACTCCATAAGTAGCGTCACCATACTATCTGCTAGTTGCGTCTTATCATCTGGTGTTACATACTCGCTCATCATATTCCAAATATCAGCAATTGCGGCTAGGGCTGATTTACTCATCTTCTACTTCCTCCGTTACTTGAATGTTGATTTCTTGATCGCGTAAAGAAAATTCTTTCATTACTAGATCCATGATTCCATTTTCATTTTTATTCCACTCTTTGCGAAAGTATTTATGTACTTCTCCATTCAAATCTGTATATGAATAACGATTTCCCTCTTTCTTAATAAGTTGTCGCTTTTCAATCAAATCAAAAAATCCACTGTAAGGATTCATACCCGTGCTATATGGAATTTGAATTTGAATGTCTTCAAATGGCTTAGCGTATCGGGTCTTCATAATTTTACAACCAGCACGAATTCCAAGTACATCGCTTACTTTGTTGCCATCCTCGTCTTCTTTTAGTTTCAACTTCTTCATTGCTACCAGAATAGAACTGGCATACACGAATCCCTGACCACCGCTAACTACTGGGTCTGGATTATATGGGTCCTGACTAGCATAGCTATGATTGGTAGCTACTAATCCAACATTATGATTACCAAACATATTTACGCAATTGGTAACTAATGCCTTAAGAGCCTTTGCTTTTCGCCCCATATCTCCCTTCATGTCACCCGCTTCAAACTGATTGAGTTCAGTAGGCGACATCAGCATTCCAAGGCTATCAATTACAAATAAAACTTTGAGACGAGCTTCTGCTGGCATTTCCTTGTAGTCGCTCATGAACTTTGAAATTGTCTTAGCAACATCGTCAATCATTGCCATAGATAACTTGAGTAATTTTTCTTCGCTAGTATCAACGCCCAATGCTTTTAGCCAACTTTCGTCAAGAGCATTTTCGGTATCAATTAATACTACAAAAATGCCCTGTTCTTGAGCATGTCGCACTAGATTGCCACTACAAATGTAGCTTTTTCCGCTACCGCTTTCTCCAGCAAATACAGTTACTTTTCCTAGAGGAACGCCCTTGTTAAAGTCCCCGCTAATCAGATAATTCAGTGCGTAATTGCCTGTGTTGACCCAATCAGTGGGATCATTAAATCCGATACTAAGACCATCAATACTCTTGGTCAGTTCTCGTCTAAATTTTGAAATGTCGAACGGTTTTGTCATATTTACTTTCCATTAACTACTTGTTTATTACTATACACGCTAAACGGCTGCGTGTCTAATAATTCCGGGCACTTTTCTGCCAATCTTTCAAATTCATAGTCATTTGGGTAGTGACGCAAAATAGCACGAACTCGCTGACGCACAATGCTTGGAACACGTGGTGTTTTTCCTGGGTCAGTTAGTTCTTGTAGTAATTTTTTACCCTGAACCAAAGACCGATATCTTTCATCCGGCAGTGTCATATTAAACCTCCATTGTATAGAATAGTACCCAGAATATTCTGGGTACTATAAACACTATAAGCTTTTAAGCTACTTTGTTTTGCCTTGAGCGAATCATCGCCAAAATGTCTTGAGTTTTTTCGCTAGTTTGCTTCGGTGGAACCTTTACCTCAACTGCTGGCGCTGGTTCTTCCCAAGGAGCTGATTCCTCAACTGTCGCCTTTACTGCTGGCTTAGAAACAAAAGTAGCGGTACGCGTTGACTTGCTTGATTCGTCAAATTCGGGAACATCAGCATCTTCAGATGAAGATCCAGAGGTCTGAAGGCCCCAAGGCTTGTAGTAAGACGCCCACTTATCCGGATCGTACATACGTCCATCAACGCTAGCCTCAAACATATCCTTGATGATGCGAACTTCACTTTCGCTGGGCTTCTTAGGCAAGAATTCCTTTAGATTGTACAACCCATAAGCATCAATCGCCGCACGTTCTGCTTCAGTAAGAGCGGTAGGACCCTTCATAAATGACCAGTCGCTAGTACTCCAGTCCGCGTATCCACCTGGATTCTTGGAGCGAATAACCTTGAAGTCTAGACCTTGATTGAAGTCGCTAGGCATAACATCAAACTCTGGATCAAGCAAACTCTTCTTAATGTTCTTAAAGATTTGAGGGGTAATGATAAAGCGACGAATCGGATTCTCTGGTTGTTCATCGTCTGGTAAGCCATTTGTACGAACAAAGCCCTGTAGTAAATAACTACGCTTCTTCCAGTACTTGTTGGCGGTTTCCTTTAGACTTTCATCCTTGTACCAAGTGCGAACTTCTGCCAGAACTGGGCACTTTTCGCTTTCGCCGTACATTTCAATACACGGCACTTGAACCACGACTTCCTTGTTTTCATTTTGACCCTTAATGCCAGCAAATGGCAGTTTGATCATTTGACGCTCAATCCAAAAATATACGTTATCGGTATCGCCGTCCGGTAGAAAACGAAGCGAAGAGCTTGCTCCTTCAGGCAAATTCCAGTGAGCGTAGATGGACTTATCTCCACCGATCTTCTGTGATTGTTGTTGATTTTGTTGTGAACGATTTTCTTGTGCCTGTAGTTTGGCACGCAATGCTGCTAGTGACATTTTTATCTCCTTCTAAATTGTAAAAAGTGTACTATAAACCAAGATATAAAGTGTTGTTGTCGGAGACAACGTGACTTATGAATCAAGTATAAACTACTTTCTTCATTCGTCAAGTATATTTATCACCGTTTCGGTAAAATTGATAAAATATGTGAGAAATTTAAGCGCCGCGTCTCATCCATTTTTTTAATTTTGACATCTCGCGGTTGTAGTGAACGTCGGATTTTGATGTGCGTGATTGATTGACTCCAGAAAATGGACTTAAGCTACTGCCACCAAAATAATCCGGATTATCGGATTCTGTTATGCCGCCAAGCACACTATCCAAAATGTGTTTGATTTTCTTTGGAGCTTTGCCCAGCGGGTATAAGTCGTGTATTATGTCTTTTCGTTCTTCATCATCGGCTGATGTATACATATTTCGGATTTTGCTAGCACTATCAATAACTTGTCCGTTTATTTCAAAGTCAATTTTTGGAACGATGTAGATGTAACCGTGCTTGCTCATTGGTTGATCAGCCGCATCTGAATATGGTTGAAAGTACGCTGGGCTTCCATCTTTCTTTGGTGCGAAACTAAATCTATCACTGTCTTTTTCACTGACAGCAAACACTAGCACTGTGTTTTCTGGATCATAATTTGTGGTAATTTCATTTGCTTTGTAGGGACTTTTAACTTGTACGAATCTGTCTTTTGGAACACCGCTTTGATTTGCTAGAAATTTTTTATCATCAAACCCAAATGGACGTTCTGTTTTGGAATCGGTTGCTGCTACAAATACCTCACCGTCTGGAAATTTGTGAGCCAGATGATCAAACACACTTGCGTGTCCAAGATGAAATGGATGAAATCCGCCTGGGTAAATAACTAATTCTTGCTTACCGTTAATATTTTCTTTAAGAGTCGGTTGCGCTGATTGTGGTCGTTGTTTGGCTAATCTTGCTTGTGCGTTTTGTCTGCTAAATCCAAGACGATCTACTATTTTTATTCCTCCACTTACGAATCCTTCTTGACTGGCAGTCATTTCACCACCAGGCGTAGTAGATCGTAAATAGCCCTGTAATGGACTTTGTTGTGCCGCTTTTTCTAGCGATGGAATCAAACTCATTTTGTATCTATAAACTTTTATCCAATTATCCCATATTTTGCTAATAATGCTGCGATTTTGTTCGTAGTATTCAATTAAGGCTTCATATTTTCTACGTGATATTGGAAGTTTTGGTTTTGCCAATTCCGAATCCAATCTCAATTTGTAAGCAGCATCAAATCCAGAATCTAGTGTTTTTAGATCAAGTTTCCCAACATTGATTAATCCATTTACGTAAGTAGTAAATCTGTTGGCAAAATTAGTAGCAGATTCGGGAGCACCTGTAATAAACTTTTTAATCGCTGAGTCATCCGATATAGTTGATTCTGCGACAGATTTTATTTGTTCATTTACGTTTATAGTTGGAGTCACTGGCATACGAACAGGCAACAGTGCTACGTTTCCACGACGACGTAATTTTCCTAATCCTGATAGCCAAGTGATATTACTTTCTGTGGTTGCCGCATTTGGTGGCAAGTATCTGTGTATAGCTATTCCGGCAATTTTATCACGTAAATATTCTCCAAGATCGCTATCAACCGGAACACGATACATTAGTCCTTCTGGGTTAGCTTGAAACTGATAAACCTGATTTGAATTTATATTTTGTACGGTCAGTGGCTTGCTAGGATAAAATATTAAGTCTCCCATATACCAACCAGTATTACCACTATAAGAGGCCTCCAATGATTTCCAAAGTGATGCGACGGTTCTGGACAAATCTGTTCTTGCCTTTTCTCCACGAGCCGCTTCTCGTTGTGCGAATTCTTCTGGGCTATAAACGGCACGATTTTCGCGATTGGAGCTATTAAACATATGCTTGTCTAGTATAGCAAATCTTCCGTCTGGCCCACTACCGAATACTAGTGCTGGCCATCCATCTATTTTTATAGTTACCGCTTGTGGACGCTCTATAGTCGCATTTAGTCCAGCTATTGCTTGAGGTAGCGGAGTATATACTTGTCCTTTTCCAGCTTCTAGTCCGCCCCAGATCACCATGTCTTCTGGGTGATCCATATGTCCAGCGGCCTCTAATAGAAGCGTTTTATTTTCTAATATAAGTTCTCTGGACAACATATCATTTAATCCACTTTGCTACCTGTTCTCCAACAATCGTGTCTACCATTTTATCAATTGATTCTCTAAAAAGCTCAGCAGGTGGTAGCGTTGACGGCTCATCTGGCTCATCATGTAACTTTTGAAAGTCGCGTGTCGGCGCTCCACGAGTGTTTAATGGGCTCGGTTTCTTATCAGATGTTGACTTTTCTAAAAACTCTAATACATTAACAAGCTTGTCTAATTGTACTATAGAGTGTTTTAAAATAACTTTAGCAAATCCCAAATCTGTAGCCCATCTGTTTAGATCATCATCGTCGCGTTCAGCTCCTACCGCGATTAATACGTGTAGTATTACTGGTTCAATCACCTCAGTTAATGCTGCGTATTTCTTATTACTTTTTAGTGCTAAAATATCATTTTTTAAGAAATGTAAAACTTCAGTGAACAAATATAAAAGCGTATCGGCGTGAACGTTATCACTTTCGCTATCGGAATCCAGTAGTTTATTTAAAGTGTATACACTTTTAATATATTTTTCTACCGATGATCTAGGAAGTCCAGTGGTGCTCCAAATTTCATATGGATCGGCCATCTCATTTAATTGATAGGTTGTGTTTTCTTTGAGTTCAGTATCACTCATTTCAGGCTCTCTTGTTTTTTTTGTTTGTCCAACTCCAAATCTTCCTAGCATTGAAGATGTCTGTTTTCCCGCTACTTGTGCTTGTGGACTAGTAAAATCTTCATCATCAGTGTCAATCGTTGAAGCAGTTGATTGAGCGAGTTTAATTGATTTAAGTTTATTGTTTATTGCCGCAAGTTCATTATTAACAAGATCAATAGATCGCGTGGTTGCGTCAGCAAACTCGGGAAATTTTTCATCAGTTACTTTGTAAATGTCTGGCAAATCTCTATTTAAAAAATTCTTAATAAGAGTACTTGCTTGTTTGCTTCTCTTACTAACCGCCTTGCGATATTTTTGCGTTCTATCGGAAGAAGTTGCTTGTTTTACTTTATCTTCTATTTCTTTTCCAATTTGTTTTTCTCGTTGCTCTAATTCTTGTTGTCTTTTTTCCAATTGAGAAAGCTTACTCATCACATCTGTTTTCTGAGCAGCTACATCCTGTTGCTGAGTGGTTAATTTTGCCGCTAAATTACCTAATTGTGCTAGTCTCTCTTTTTCTATAGTTTGTTCGCCACTGAGTGTTTTAATTTTGTCAGTAAGATCACTAAACTGTTCTGGATTAATTTTACTTATGTTTTGTTTTGCTGTTTCTAAATCCTGCTTTAACTCAGTATATTTCTTTTCATCCATACCTGGTTTATTTTTTAGTTCTTCTACTTGAGCTAGCATACGTGCGACATCAGCAGAACTAACTTGACGCTGTTGAACGTCTGTAGATAATTTTCCACTTAAAGACTTTAATCGTTGAATTTCAGCATCGGAATCTTTTCCAGAATCTTCTACTGACTGTAGCGTTCGTTGTAATTGATTTAAATTTGCGGTTAATTTAGCATTTTCTTTACGCTGAGCATTTATAACGGCATTTTGATCCATATCGCGACGATCAAAATCTTTTAATTTATCGTCTAGATATAGACCAAGAGCCTGTTCCTTGTTTAAGTCAGGATAATCACGCGATGCCTGATATACTATATCTCTTTCACGTGATATTTGTTTTTCTGTTGGCTTCTCAATAGCAGCTTCATATATGCCATTTGCCCAAGACTCAAATTCCTTTAAGTGCTTCATCTTAATACCTCTTTAATAATCCACTTAATTTGCGAATTCGAGCTAACTCGTTTTCGGCAAGTGGTGGTGCTGATGGCATAGAGTCCAAATCACGCGGTGGTTGCTGAGGGAGTTCTTTTGACTGCGCCGGTGATTTATTATTGCTTGATGGTTTAAGTTTTTCTGTATTTGGTTTTGCTGTAGGCTCTGGTTTAGCTGGTGTGTCTAAACCTTCTTTGTCTAGATCGTCCAACTTATTCAGTACTTTACTAAAGTGCTCGTTGTCTGGCTGTTCTCTCATCCAAGCAATAATTATTGTTTTTGCGTCTGCGTTTGGATCGCCGGCGGCATTCTCAAGTCTATTGAATAAGGTGTCATCATCAATATAATCTTTAATTTGCCCTATTGCGTTGGTTGCGTCTGGACCCAAAAATAATTCTTCACTATCAGTCGATAGTAATTCAACTAATGCATCTATGTCGCCAGTCTGCGTTGGCTCTAAATCTTCTTCAACGCTAGCAGGATTCATATCAGCGACTATGCTTGAATTATTAGAGCTTGTGGAACTTGAATTACTGCCGCCTGTAAGCCCACTAACTGCTCCGCTAACTGCTCCTCTTGCCACTCCACTGGCTACTGCGCCAGCTACTCGACCAACTGCTCCTATCGCTAGCCCAAGATTTTCCAATACCGGTATAGCAGCCTCTATTCTTGGGTCTAGATGTTGGTGAGTAAACATTTCAGCCACCATACCCTCTGAGGGTTGAACTTCTCTTAGAGTTGGAGTCCAGTTTTCAAAGTACTGTCTAAATCCTCTGCTGCTACGTAGTTTTTTCATTGTCTCGCGCAGATTTAAATAGTGTTCAGCTGCCTCTGTTATAAGAACGTTTACGCTTTCATTGAACTGTTTTTTATGTGTGGCTCTTATAAATCCACCTAACTTTTTGATATCGTCGCACAACTGAGCTATATGTTTGCCGCGCTCATCATATGGATTTCCGCCTTCTGCTATCAATCTAGCAAACACATAACCCTCAGAGGGTTTCTTTGTGGGTAGAACAAATCTTTCGCCGAATTGATTTTCAACAAATATTTTGTCCACGTGTCTAAATCGTTGATCGTTTTCTTCTAATGCCTTATTGTGACGTATAAACATTTTAACTTGCGCCGGCGTGGAATCGCTAGTACTGGTATATTTGGTGCCGTGATAACCCTCGCTTATAGAGTGCTTTTTTTGTCTCTTCATCCAATCGTTAAAGCTTCCTGGGTCTGTATCGTATCGCAGTCCATGTCTTGTTGCCCAATTACTCATATCTTTTAAAAAGTCAGTCCAATCAGCGGTTGCGTTTTTTACAGCATTTTTATTAAAAAAGATTATTAACTCATTAAGATTGTTTATCGCTATAATAAAAGTTCCGACTTTTTTGTTTTTTCTTTTAAAAGTAAAATTAAAAGCAGTGGCATTTTCTGCGTCAAGCGCCGGTTTACCATCGTTAATAGCTACGGGATCAAAATTCAGTGTATCCAACTTATCATAAAGTTTAACGTTTAATGGTTCTTTTGTTTTAGGCATATTTAAAGTCCGATTATCTAGTATTTATCACTGACTCACTCTATTGAATCGTATCGGATCTGCTATCAAATTTTTTTCTTACATCACCGACGGTAAAGTATCCACGTTTTGCTACTTCAGGAAGCTCGCGAAATGCTGGGTTTTGATCCCACACACTACCGCGATTTAATTTGTTAGCTGAAATACTTTTAAAAATTGGAACGTTATATTGCTTTCTAGCACCCAACACAAAGTCATCTGGCTTGTTGTGTGTTACCACCGCTGGCATAAACGTTGATAGATAGATATCACTAGCCTTTGATCCGGGCGGTAATTTTTTAATCTTGTAGTATCTTAATACCCAATCAAGTTGCTCTACTGCCGACATTCCTCTTAACTTGTCGGTAGTTGTTCCAATATACTCAGCAGTTTTTGGCATAAACTGAATAAGTCCAGTTGCTCCAATTCTGTTTGTTATACTTGGATCAATAGTTTGTTTTGTTTCAAAAGACATCACCTTTAATAAATCTAGCGGATTTACCTGTAATGAGTTAGATATCTGCCTTAATTTTTGAGTGAATGGACCAATTTCATTTCTGGGCATTTTTGTCTTATTAGTAAGAATTTTCTCAATGTTATCTTGTTCAGGATATCTCTGTTGTAATTTAGTGACTTCTTGACCTGTCATTGCACTATGATCTTGTGCTGGTTCGCGATCTTGATAATACTTATATCCGCCGCCGAGAGCAAACCCAGTCGCTAACGCAGCAGCTCCGAGTTTATCTCGCCATCCCTCTTCTAGTTCAGTATTTTCTAGTATGATTTCATTAACGCGCATCTAGTATTTATGACATGACCATTATAAACGGCATCGGTTGAATTTCTTCGCTATGATCGCGTATGTGTGAGTCAAGATCAACGTGATAGTTTTGTAGATGCTGTAGCATTCTTACTATCAACACTAAAGCCATTACCAAGTCATCAGTTTCGCCCAACTTAGCGGCATAACTACCACCACTACTGACAAAAGTTTTTAGTTCGCTTATCAATGATTGACTCTTAATCTTTAACTTTTTACTCTCTATTAGATTTTTTAACTTACTACAAGCGTTTAGTTTTGATTTATTAGTAGTATTGAATCCTCGTCTGTATCTTCGTGATGCTCCGACGGATTTTGGTTCACTAATCATAGTGCCTGGTATATTTTCTTCACCGTATTCTGCTAGAGATATGAGTGCCGCTTCTCCAATAGTATTGTTCTCTAAACTGTAGTACAAATTGTTTGGCTGTTTTGTGTGTTCAACTATTTCTTTATTAATAGTAGCTATCAACTTAATTTGTTCTGGTATAGTGGTGCGATTGTGAGTCCATTCTGCTACTTGCTCGGTAGTATCAGCTTCAAATACTTGTATAGCAGCAGGGTCTCCTCCAGTTCCTAAGCTAGGGTCCAGTGATACTACGTATATATGATCTCTACTAGGTTTTTTGAACCAACGAACTTGTCCAGTCTTATACAGTGGAGCGGACGCCTCTAATCCAGCAAGAACTATACTGTCTATTAATGTCTCCTCGTCAATGATGAATTCGCAATTGTGTTCGCGGCGGAATCTTTCATCACCTATTTTACTGCGTTCTTCTTCAGCCCATATTTGATCACGATCTGGGTGTTCATCCCACAATGCCATAAATGGACTGAACCCATTTTTACCCAACTTAGTTGGGTTACCATATGCGTCAACTTTTTTGTTGGCATCTTTCCATATTTGCGCAAATTGATCTTCATCGCTATTTGGAGTACTTGTGATAATACACTTACCGCCTGTTGCTAGAGTCGGCGATATAGATGTCCAGAATTCTTTAGCAATTGTTGGTCTTACGAATGCGAACTCGTCAAGATATAGCAGTGACAATGCCATGCCTCGTCCGGTTTTTTCGGTAGTTGCTCGTGCTACTATGCGACTTTTGTTCTCCAGGTCTATATTTCCCTGATTGTATGATTCTACGCCCGGTTTTAACCACATTGGGCACATTTCATACGCATAGCGTATACGCTGCATGATTTCTTGAGCTCCGCTGTACTGATGCGCTGCTATCAATATAGTTTTATCATAGTTGAACATAGCAAACCATAACAAGTAACCAGCAGCACTAGTGGTTTTACCCAACTGTCTACCAAGCAAAGAAACTGAAAACCGATTCTCGTGATAATTTTTAATTAAATCAACTTGATAGGCGTATGGATCATATAGCACTTGGCCCTTAGTAGGATGCTGGATATAAAAGTAGTTTCTCATCCAGTACTCGTAACCAGTATCAGGGTCAGCGCATTTTAGAACCTCAAGTATTTGTTCATCAGTAAGACTTATTACTGCGCCTTTAGAACGAATAAATTGATTATCGCTCATACTGGTCGCTCCCCAGTAAGATATGGTTTTGAGAACCAAAGTTTAAACCACTCATCAGTGCCAGGTCTGATATTGTTCTCACGCATTAATCGTGCCTTTTCGGCAGCAGTAATGCTTATATTACTACCTGCGGTTGATTCTCCCGATTGTGGTTTAATGCCGGCGATTGCTCGCCATCTATCCAATTCGTCCATATACTATTTATGAGCAAAATAATAGATTACTTATAACCCTTAAATGGCGTTATTGGGCTGCTCTTATCAATATGCGAGGGCTCAACACTTTTCTTGCTGCTAGTTTTTATTTTTTTACTAAGCCCCATAGTACTCATAGCAGCATCTATATATCCATCCAATTCTACGCCGTATCCAATTACTATTTCGTTCTCACCCCATTCGGATTCCGCAGACAATGAAGACACCCCGTCTTTCTTTCTTTGTTCTTTACCACGATGACCTGCTACTAGTACCCCAAATCTATATTGACGATAGGCATCTTGATTTTTTAATTCAGGAAGAGCATATGAGTGCGGAAGAGTATCATAAATGTCAGGATGTGGCTCCCGTTCGTGCTTAGACTCGTTTATAAATTCACGTGCTCTCATAATAGTTTAGTTCAAGTCTTGCCACGCAGCAGCAACACCATTGAATCCACGAAATTTTCCAGTAGTAGTGTTGTAATAGAATTGACCTGGTATTGGATTTGTTGGATCCATATCAGCCAGAGGAGCAATAAAAACGCCAGTAGCTCCACTCTGTGTATATAATTCAGTAAAGTTACTGTTGATTTTTTGAAACGCAGTACGTAACGGATCGCCCTGTCTATCATTTGCTTGAGTTCCAACGTTAATTGATTGCTGAGCCATATGCTATTCCAATTGTGTATAAGTATTTATCACTTATGCTATATAAAGAAATCTCAAAGCACACATATGATTTTGATAATTTATAGGTGTGGGCGAGCCCTGCCAGGTGGAGCTGGGAGAAATAGTATTATAGCCATATAGAACAATCGTGCTATTGTCAATTTTTTCAGCAAACGAAAATTTATTAACGCACCCGAGTGATATACCACCTGAAGAAAAACTAATTGTCGGCGGCGTGAAAGTTGGAGACGTACATTGAAGATTTTTATAATTAATAATTCTAACGCGAATCGTATGACTATTTACCCAGTTCCAGCCATCGCCGGATGCGTTGCTCGGGAACGGTCCAAAAATAATAGCGTTATCATTTGATAGCGAAAATGCGTTACTACAAACTACGCTCGACGTACTAGCTCCAGTAAAAGGTATTACTGTCGGGTTGGTGACGGCCCCGTACTGATAGAAATTCAATCTGCCGCCGTCAAGATTAGCAATATATGTTGACTCTCCGTTTATGTTATTTAATATTGCCGATGATCCCGCGGTACACGCCGTTGGAACTGTACTATTCCCGGGAACAGTTGTAAGTGTGTCAATATTGGCAATATTTGTAGTGGTTAGCACGCTGTATGCCTTCAAGGCAACAGAGTTAAGGCCACTGACAGAACTATAGTGAAGCATCGCTATTCCGCTTCCATCTTCGGCATCCAAAAATCTAGTAAATCCTAAGTCACCGCGTTGGCCGCCAGTTAGATAAGCACCAAAATTAGTACTGGTTATTACTTTTGTTGTATTATTCCAATTTATTTTTAAAATGTTCAGTGTAGCGGCATTATTATAATTAGGTATAGAAATTAAAACATTAGATTGATTAACTCTTTTATAAGTCACTATGGGTAAATATGTAGCTGATCCAAGTAATGGTCCCCAAGCTGCTTGAGAAGTAAAGTTACCAGTATTCGAACCCATATTAATTGTAACACTGTTAGAATTTACTCTTGTGATTACATTTGTAGATGAATTTATTTCTAATACGCTTACATCTAATATATAATTTGGACTAACAAACGAGCCTCTTAATACCATAACCTGAGTATCACTTAATTTTACTAAACGATAAACAGCATTATTTACGGTAGATGGTGATTGTAAATCTAATAAAACTTGATTACGCAATATAGTGGTAGTAGGACTAGCAGTTTTAATGTTACTGACTGTAAAAATACAAGCGTAAGTTCTATTTGGACTGTTTTGTTCGTATATACATATAAATCTATTAGAGCTTAGCCATATAACATCTCTGGACCACACGTGTGTGAAGCTAGCGGAAGAACCACTAGCCGTAATTGGTATATTTACTGTTGTATCTGGCATATTTTTCCTTTATGTTATTTATAGAACTAACTTATTAGAACAATAATCACTAATATTTGATATATCACACATCATATTATAAGAATGGGTTAAGCGTCGATGTAAACGCGTTGCCGACGTTAGTGATAGTAACATTATTAATACTTTTGTCAACAATTGATTCGCTTTGACATGTCAACAATGCTGTGTTTGTTATAGCAGTTAATGGTGATGTGGGCACACTAACACCACTAGGATAAACTCCGGATCCTCTTACTATTCTAAAATTACTTATAAAAGATTTACTGAGATATTGACTACCATATCCTCCCCCAATAGCAAAGTTTCCACCATAACTTATATAGTCGCCCCCCACTGATACATTATCCTCACCATTTATTGTTAATTTAGTTGATCCGTTAATTCTACTGATTACTAAGTGATACCAGGTATTTGTCGTCACTATAGCCATTGTCCCTCCGCCACCTTCGCCAACACCTCCAGCGACCATAAACAATGAATTGTTTTGTACTCTAAGCAGTAATCCATTGGGGTTGGCGGGGTATTTCAATCCTCCAGTTGTAGTGCTGATCTGCCATACCACTCTATTTTCTGTAGCATCAGTAAAAAGTACCCAACACTCTACAGTGAAATCCCCCGTACCTAGCGCAGGTATTACGCCATTCAAATAACTACTTCCGTCAAAGTTGACACTGTTATAACCAGAACCATCAGAACCACCACCGGTACCTCCGCCTCCGCCTCCGCCGCCTCCTCCAGATGCTAGAGAAATTTCAACTCCACACCATCCAGTAGTCCAGTTTGTGGTTGTTACTCCATTGGCTGTGGTGCCTGAATAATTTTGTAAGTACCCAACAAAATTTTTAGTTATCGTAGCAGTAGCTCCAGGGGCAACTAACCCGGCGTGAACGGCAGCTACGGCAAAATCCGAATCCTGTGTGTAAGGATTTGAGCCCCACACTGTGGTGCCAGTTAATGACCCAGTTACTGTTTGAGTTGCTGATGTTGCTTCGTTACAAATCGTAACGCTGTCGGCGTTTATTTCTATAGCTGTCGATGGCATATTAATATTTATAGAACTTACTTGATCGACAGACCAATAATCCCAACTATTAGATATATATCCATCACTTTCTATAGTCGCTGTCGTCGGCATACTTCTATTAGTTGATCCAATAAAATTATTATCCCAAAAATTCCAACTATTAGGTATATATCCATTGCTTTCTAATACGGCAGTAGTCGGCATATTCAAGTTAGTAGAACTAACCATACCGCTTGTCCATGTACTCCAATCAACATTTAACTCAATTCTATATACATAAGCACTGCCAGCATCAGTAAATCCGCTATGATCGTCAAGATATGCGCCAACTACAATAAGATCACCACTTATACTTATTGAAACTCCAAAACTGTCAATTCCAGCAGCATCACTAGCTGTTAATTTTTGTTCTTGTACCCAACTAGTTCCGTTATATCTATATACATACGCACTACCAGCATCAGTAAA